GCAATGGGGCGTGTGTTCGGGTGGGATTGGACCGAACCTGTTCGGTGGGTGTTCTGCGAAGGGATCGGGGAGCAAGGGCGCAGCGTGTGGGTGCCGACGCCCAACACCACAAGCGAGAAGGACGATGGGCTGATCGCGCGTTCAGGTTCGCCCGATCTCCCGTGACCCGCCGCGGAGGGCTCCCGTACCCTCCGGCCATGCGGTTGCCGCTCTCCTGCCTCTTCCTCGCCCTCACGCTCGCCGCCTGTTCGTCCGATCCCGCCGCGCCCCCGCCGCTCACCGACGCGGGCCCCGAGGTCGGCGGCGATGTGCAACGCCTGCCCGACGTGGGGACGGACACGGGCACGGACACCGGGGCGGACCTCGGCGACGTCGACGCGGGCCTCGTGGACGTGGCGACCGATCAGAAGCTCCCGCTCGACGCAGGCCCCGAGACGAGCACCCCCGACGCGGGCGGTGAGGATCGGGTGGACGCCGGCGGCCCGCTCGACGTGCCCGAGGACCGGCCGCAGCTCCCGACGGACACCGGCACGGACACGGGCGGGGTCGACGTCGTCGCCGATCGACCGACGTGCGCCGAGGGAACGACCGAGTGCTCGAACGCGACGACGATGCGGGTGTGCCGGGGCGGGAGCTGGACGGCGATCGCGTGCGGGCGCTCGACGAGCGGTACGCAGGAGGTGTGCACCGCGAGCTCGCGCGCGTGCGGCCTCGCGTCGCCCCCCTGCACGGCCGACGCGCAGTGCGGCTACGGGTACGTGGCCTGTGTCGCCGCGGTGTGCCTCTGGCGGGGGGCGGTGGCCTGCACCGACGACCTCGCGTGCGAAGACGTGTACGGGGCGGGGGCGCCCTTCCGGTGCGTCGCCGCGACGTTCCACGGCCAGGCCGTGCGGGTCTGCCAGGAGATGAGCTACCTGCCGCGGCCGTGCGTGCTCGATCGCCAGTGCCCGACCGGCAGGCGGTGCGAGGTCGCGACGGGCTTGTGCGTGCGGTGAGCTACGGCAGGAGGAGGTCGTTGGCGCCCTCGGTGATCGTCCCGTCGCACTGGACGGGCGCGGTCGTGGTGAGGGTGGCGGGGCTTCCGCCGACGGTGCCCGTGAAGGTGGTGCCGATGGGGATCGTGACGCGGACGGCGTGACCCTCGCGCGCCGCGCGGTGCGAGCCGCCCTTGATCGTCACCACCTTCGCGTCGAGCGTGAGGTCGTCGAGGTCGAGCGTGACGGGCTTCTCCGTCGAGACCTCGAGGTCGCCGTGCGCCTTCTCCAGCACCTTCACGCTGCGGCCGCGCACGAGAAGGCTCTTGGCCGGGTAGCGGTCGCGCGTCGCGCGGGCCGAGGACTTCACGTCGGGATCGACCTCGGCGGCGAGCATCGGTCCCGCCAACCACACGGGCCGCTCCGGGTCGCCGTCGAGGAACATCACCGCGACCGTGGCGCCGATCGCGGGCACGAGGAAGGTGCCGCGCGCGACGCGGGCGTCCTTCCCGTACGACTGCCCGATCGCGGGCACCCACGCGGGGAGCGGGCGCGTCTGGTGGATCGCCGGGACGAGGATCTTCAGGCGCCCGCGCTGTTCGGGGTCGTTGTGGTCGCGCACCGTCCCGAGCGTCACGCCGAACCGACGGGGGCCGTCATCCATGGTGTTCGTCCTTCTGCCCCTTCGGACGGCCGTCGACCGCCCGCACGGGCCCCGGGCGGCCGAGGAGCGGGCGGAGCGTGCGGATCGCGGCCCAGACGACCTTGTGAATGGCCTGCCGCGAGACGCCGCGGCGCTCGCCGATCTCCTTGCGGCTCCTGCCGCTCAGGAACATCTTCAGGACCTCGCGCTGCGGCTCGGTGAGGAGCCCCGGCGTCTCGACGAGTGCGAGGAGCCGCCGGCCGCCGCACGTCTTGAGGAGCGACCGCCACCGATCGTCCGTCTCGGTGCCCGCGAAGGGGTTCTCGGGCTCGTCGGCCCACTCCGCCGGGATGGTCAAAAAGGCTTCGTCGTGGCCGCCGCCGTTCATCAGCGCGGGGGACGAGACCTCGTTGTAGGCGCGCACCTCTTCGGGCGGCAGGAGCCGCGTGAGGAGCTGGCAGGGTGCGCGGCAGGTGGGGCGCTCGCGGCACCCCTCGCAGGGCTTCAGCGGGTCGGGGCCGCCGCGCTCGCGGCGCCACGCGAGGAGGTCGCCCTGTTCGGGGACACGGTGCGCGTCGAGGTAGTCCTTCAGCCACGCACCGAGGCCGAGGACGACGACCGTCCGCACGACCTCCCGGCGCTTCGAGCGGCGAAGGGGGCGTGCGGCCGTCTCGACCGCCTCGGGCGCGGCGACGAACCACCCGAAGTACGCCTGACTCGTTGTGGGCGCGCGTCGCATCGGCGTCATCTCCCCTCCAGAAACGGCACGAGGTACGCGGGGCCTCGGGCGGGCCACGCGGCGAGCTCCTTCGGGCCGACCGAAGGCGGGCCGCCGCGCACCGAGGTCCAGAGCGTGTCGAGCACCGTCCAGGGGACGGCGAAGCGGAGCGGGCCCGCGGCGCGCTCGAACTCGACCACCACGAGGACGAGGGCCGCGGCGCACTGCGCGTAGCGCGTGAGCGCGTCGCGTTGGTGGCGCGCGATCCCCGCGCGGTCGATCGTGCCGTCGGGGCGCTCGCGGTCGCGGTGCAGGCGCCCGGCGCGGTGCTTGGCCTCGATCACGAGCATGCGCTCGCGGGTCGCGCCGAGGTAGTCCGGGGGGGCGGTGCCCGAGATCGCCGCGAGGAGTCGCCCCCGGCCGTCGAACTGCGCGCGCCCACCCTCGACGTGGGGCTCCGACGGGGCGCCGATCTTCTCGATGACCAGGGCGTGCCCGTGCTCGATCGCGTACCGATGCTGCGCGGCGCACCACGCCTCGAAGGACTCGCCCGCGGCGTGCGCCGCCGCCCCGTGCGCCGCGTGCTCGGCACGGGCCGCGAGCGCGCGGTCGAGCGCGGGGAGCTCGGAGGGCGGCACGGCCGCGCGGCGGAGCGTGTCGAGCGGGTCGCGGCGCGCGGGCACCTGGGTGAGGTGGGCGTTGCGCTCGCGGAGGGAGGGCGGCAGGCTTTCGAAGAGCTCCCGCGGCTTCATCGGTTACCTCGGGGGGAGGCGACGGCCGGGACGCACGCGCGGGCGCGCGCAACCGACGCGGGGCGCGCGGGCAGAGAAGGGTGGTGTCGGTCCTCGGGAAGCATCAGGGGAGGGTCTCGGGCACCTCCTTTCGGGCGCGGGCGACGCGCTCCTCGCGGAGCCGCACGTCGAGCGCCGCGCCGTCGTCGATGCGCCGACGCACCTCGACACGGTCGACGCCGAGCGCGCGCGCGAGCTGGCCCTCGCTCACCGCCGCCACGTCGGTCACGCGGAAGAGGAGCCAGTCCAGGGCCTCGCGCTCGGTGAGGGCGCCGCTCACGCCGCCGCCTCGCGATCCGCCTTCGGCGCCGTGGCCGCCACGCCGAGGAGCGAGAGCTGATTCTTCTGCACCTTGAGCTCGTCGCCGACGTTCCGCGCCGCGGTGAGGTGGTACTCGGGCTTGAGCTCGGTGCCGACGTACCGCCGACCGCGCTTCGCGCAGACGACGCCGGTCGAGCCGACGCCGCCGAAGGGGTCGAACACGAGGTCGCCGGGGTTCGACCAGAGCACCACGCAGCGGTCGATGGGCCACCGTTGGAGGGCGCAGATGTGCTTCGTGTCGTCGGGTGCGCCGGTCCCCCGCGTCTGGAGCACGTCCGTCTCCGGACCCCGCCACGTCCCGCGCGCCCACTCGATCCACTGCTCCTCGGTGATCTCCCCACGCTCGAAGGAGGTCACGGGCGGCGCCTCGCCCTCCTTCTGAAACACGTAGAGGTAGTCGTTGCGGATCGGGAAGCACTTCCCCGTGTCCGTGTGCAGCGTCTTGAACTGGATCGAATGGAGGTGCATCCTCGACGCGACGGCCTGCGCGTCCTTCTCGATCGCGACCTTCGCCCGCAGGTGGAACCCCGCGGCCTCCATCGCGTCGTGGAGCCTGCCGCCGAAGTCCTTCAGACCCTGGAAGCCGTCCTTCACGCCCCACGCGATGAGGTCCGTCCAGTGCAGCACCACGACGCCCCCGGGCGCCATCACGCGGAAGAGTTGCTCGGTGAAGAACCGCCACGCGAGGTTGAAGCCCTCGGGGCGGTTGTTGCCCATGTCGGCTTCGTCGTTACTGTACGTGAAGAAGTCCGCGAACGGGGGGCTCGTCACCACGAGGCGGACGCAGCCCTCGGGCATTGCGGCCATGGCCTCGATGTTGTCGGCGTGGACGAGCGTGTGATCTTCGTTCGTCACGGGGTCATGCAGCGTGCTCACGGATCGTCTCCTCGATGGGGCGGTAGGGGCGCAGACCTGCAAGCGCCGTGCGATCGGCGGGCGAGAGCTGGTGGCGGGTGCGGTGCTTGCTCGGCGAGGGCGCGCCCCGCCACGCGTCGAGGTCGGCGCGCATCGCCGCGCAGTAGGCGCGCTCCATCTCCGCGGCGTCCGTGAGCCAGCGCCCGCGCTTCTCGCGCACGTTCGCCAGCATGGACGCTTCGAGGGGCGTCACGACGTAGTAGCAGTGGACGGTGTTCTCCTGGCCGTCGCGCCACACGCGGCTGAACGCCTGGTGGTCCTGCTCGAAGGAGTCGTTGATCCCGCTGAAAACACAGACCGACGCGCCCTGGAGGTTCACGCCGAACCCCAGGGCCGTGACCTTCGCGACGAGCGCGTCGATGCGCCCCGCGTTCAGGTCCTCAACGGCCGCGTACTGCGCGGCATCGGACGTCTCGGCCGTCACCTCGACGACCTTCACGCCGCGCGCGCGCAGGGCCTGGGTGATGAGCGCGGACTCCTCGTTGTACTGGACCCAGACCACCGACCGCTCGCCCGCGAGCGCGTGGCGGGCGACGATGTCGGCCACCGCGGCGGGCTTGCGCGAGGGGATGTGGAGGGTGCGGCGCGTCTTCTTCGACTTCCCCTTCGCCCCCTCGACCGTCTCGTTCGCGTAGAGGAACCCGCGCGCGACCTGGGAGAGGCGCTGCTGGAGCGAGACCCCGACGGCCTCGTGGTAGAGCGACATCTGCCCCTTGCGGGAGGACGCCGCGCGCAGCTCGCGCGACACCCGCTCCTGCTCGGGGGTGAGCGCGACCTCCACGTCCTCGAACACGGGCGGGGGGATGGGCTTGAGGCGCGGGGCGAACCCGTACACCGCGGGGTCGCGGATCCAGATCGACCAGGAGGCCATGAAGGCGTAGTAGGCGTCCCGCGCGTGCGGGCGCAGGACCCAACCGCACTCCTCGGTCGAGTCGAAGAAGTCCGCGAAGAACTCCTTGTGGGAGCTCACCGCCCGCACGAGCAGGGCCTGCGCGGCGTACTCGCGCTCCTCGTTCGGCGCCGGGGTCGCGGTGCATCCGAGCACGTACTCCACCGGCTTGAACGACGCGAGCACGTTCTTCCAAAGCACGCCCCCGGCCTGCTTGATCTTCGAAGCCTCGTCGAGGATCGCGCCGCCAAGGGACTTGAGGTCCCGTGGCTTGCGGAAGAGGTCGACGTTCACGATCCCGAGCGCGGGCGCCGTGGGGTCGCGGACCCAGGCGTCAAAGCCCCCCTTCCACTCCATCACGTTCGCGGGGGTCGGCGCGTCGGGCCAGAACTTCTTGTACTCGCCGAGCAGGGGGTACACGACGCCCTTCGGCGCGACCACGAGGACTTTCTTCCCGGTGCGCTTCACGGCCTGGCGCGCGAAGGTCCAGAGGCAGGGGCTCTTGCCGAAGCCGCAGCGGCCGAAGAGGTCGAAGCAGCGGCGGCGCAGGGCGACGTCGACCACGTAGCGCTGGTCGGGGTAGAGGAAGGGGGCCTCGTCGTCGTCGAGGCCCCCCGCGAGCGCGCGCACGTCCACGCCGAGGCGGGCGAGGTCGGCGACGTGGCAGGTGAGCGTGCGGGCCCGCGCGTCCACCTCGACGCGCGGGAGCGCCGCCTTGATCGACACGAAGGTCCGGTAGCTCTCGATCGACCAGTCGGGGAGCGCGAAGGTCGCGCGCGTGTCCGTGGTCGTGAGCGTCGCGTTGCCGAAGGTGGGGAGCGTCACGCCTCACCTCCGGGGGCGGTCGTCGTGGGGGTCGCGACCGAGTGTTCGAACGGCTCCTCCACCAGCATCCGGTGATGTGGGATCGGGATGTAGAGCCACACGTGACCGGGCTTCGGGGGGTGCGCGAGCGTCGCCCGCGCTTCCGCGCACTCAGGCGCGTCGTCGGGCGCGATCACGTCCTCGCGCGCCACGAAGTCGATGGCGATCACCATCTGATCCGAACCCGCGGGGATGCGGGGGTTGGGGCAGACGAGGAGCACGTGCGTGCGGTCGTAGCCCGCGGCGGCCATCGTCCGCTTCGCGGTGAGGATCTCCGCGTCGAGCTCCTTCCGCAGGGACGCGAAGATGGCGTAGGGGTTCTCGATCGCGGCGTCGCGGTACGCCCGCTCCTTCGCGCGGCGTCCCTCGATGCGCGCGCGGAGCGCCCCGTGCACGCCGCCGCGTCCTCGGATGGGGACCTTGGGGCGGCTCACGGCAGGCCCTCGAAGGTCTGGAGGTAGCCGCGCACCTTCTCTGCGTCGAGCACGTCGTGGCCGGGGAGGTGGAAGTCGTGGCTCGCCGGGACGCGGAGGTTCGACTCGGCGTCGAAAGAGAGCCGCGCGAAGACGGCCTCGTCGAGGATGCCGTGCAGCACGCCGAGGACGGGCCGCGCGTCGGGGCCGAGTCCGCCCGCGACGCCGAGGCCCACGTGGCGCGTGTCGGCCTGAAGCTCGTGCAGGCGGATCTCGTCGGCGGTGGCCTCCACCGGGAGGGGGCGACCCGTGCCGCGCGAGAGGTCGAGGAGGAGGTGATCGACCACGCGGCCGTAGTCCGCGAGGACCGCCCACGGGTTCAACCCCGCGCCCGCGTACTGCGCGCGGGTCTCGCCCGACACCTGGAGCACGATCTCCACCCACGGGTGCAGCCGCCGGAACTCCTCGACGACCTCGACCGCGGGGCAGATGATGTTGAGCTGGAGCATCCGCATCGCCGGGACGGCGTTCGCCAGCGCGACGAGCTCGGCCAGGAGGTCGCCGCCGTTCGTGCGGCTGTTGTAGTGGACGGCCGGGGTCACGACCGACTGTGCGAGCGCGGCGCAGAGGACCTGTGCGTCTGCGAGTGAGGGGTAGCGCAGGCTCTCGACGCGCTGGCCGCCGAGCGTCTTGCGGCTCACGAGGACGGCGCCGACGAGGCGCCGCGTGAGTGCGGGGAACTCCTTGGCGAGGCTCAACAGAAGCGCCACGTCGGTCGGCGACGCGACCCCCGAGACGGCGATGTAGGGGCGTGCTTTCATGACTCATCCTCCCAGGCAGTTTCAATGCCATCGTGGGTCGGTTCTTCCGGCGGCACTTCCTTGAAGGAATTCCCGTCGAACATCTCCGACTGAAGATCCATGAAGCGCGTGATGTGCCTGGCGAAGCGGAGGCGCACGGTGTCGGTGGGTCCGCTCCGCTGCTTCGCGACGATGACCTCGGCGATGCCCTTGTCCTCGGTGTCCTTGTTGTAGACCTCGTCGCGGTAGATGAACATCACCACGTCGCTGTCTTGCTCCAGGCTCCCCGACTCGCGGAGGTCGGCGAGCATGGGGCGCTTGTTCTTGCCGGGACGTGTCTCGCACCCGCGGTTGAGCTGCGCGAGGGCGAGGAAGGGGCATTTGAACTCCTTCGCGAAGCTTTTGATGGAGCGCGAGACCTCCGCCACCTCTTGCTCGCGGTTCGACTCCTTGCGGTCGAGCTTCGCGCGCATGAGCTGAAGGTAGTCGATCACGACCAGGCGCAGGCGCTTGTGCTTGAGGCGCATCCGGTAGAGGAGCGATTTGAGGTCGTGCAGCCAATAGGTCGCGTCGTGGATGTAGATCGGGAGGTGCGCGAGCTCGTTGGCTACCGCACTAACGCGATCAATCGTCTCTGAGGGAAGGGAACCCGGGCTCTTGAGTTCAGCCTCAGTCACGCCGGTAAGTTGCGAGGTGAGGCGTCGAACAATTTCGACCCTCGGCATTTCGATGGACACGAAAAGGCAAACGCCTTCTTCGTTGCGCGCGACGAGATCCTTCCCCGCGGCCACGAGCATCCCGAGACCGAGGCTCGTTTTTCCCATCGCCGGACGCGCGGCGAGGGTGATCATCTGTCCGTCGCTGTACCCACCGAGAAGTTCATCCAGGGACTTGAAACCCGTCGTGCGCCCAATCGTTTCGAGCGACGAACCATCCACGATGAGATTCATCAGCTCCGTCACGCCGTCGCTCATGGACACCGCATCTTCGATCGTCGCACGCTCCGCGATGACCGTCTCCATCGACGAAGCTTCCTTCACCACGTCTTCGTAGGAGCCTTGCGCGGAGGCCATCAACGTACGGAGCGCGGCGCGCTGGATGCGACGAACGGCGGCGGCGCGAAGGAGATCCTCCATCCACTGCTCCGCCCACACACTCGCGGCCGCGTGCGCGATGAGTTCGTGCAGGAACCGAGCACCGCCGACCGCATCGTGAGCGCCCGCCTCGCGCAGGGCGCGCGCCATCGTCCCGATCGTGAGCGTAATGTTGGCGCTCAGAAGTCCCGTGGCGACCTCCCAGACCTTCGCGACGCGAGGGTCGTGGAAGTCCTCGGGAAGCACCCGGCCCACGACCCTCGGCCAGACTTCTTCAGGTTTGTCGAGAAGCGCCCCCGCGAGGGCTTCCTCCACCTCTTGATCCCAGCGAGGCGGGATGATGTCCGCGATCGACTCGATCGTTTGCATGTTGCTCACTTCTTGCCCTTTCTCTGCTGAATCTCTTCAATGACTTTCAATGCGCGTGCTCGGATCTCTTCAGGGGGGAGACGCGGCTTGGCGGATTTCTCCACAGTCTTCACGGCGGGCTTGTGCGCGACGGTGGCCGGTCGGGTCTGCGCGCACCGCTCGCACGTCTGCGCCTCGTCGTAGAGCGAGAGAAGCGTCGTCCACGAACCGTCACGCCCCCGCAGGTGAGCGATCGAGGGACGCCACCCGTCGCGCAGGTGCCCCGCTTTGATGTGCCGCGCGAGGTGCCGCGTCCCGTCGAGCGTCCAGACCGGGGTCACGCCCTGCAGCACGCCATCGAGTTCGTTCTCTTGAACCGGACCCGCGGAGAGGCGCAGTCCGCCGTCCGTGCGCAGCGTGAACAGCACCTCCGTCGCGCTCACACGTGCGCCCGTACGCTCCCAGGAGGAAAGGCGGGGAGTGGGGGAAACCTCAGTTGCTCCCGTGGTTGCTCCCGGTGCGGAAGCAACTGGTTGCTCCCGGTTGCTCGCGTTTGGTTCGGCTTCTTTCTTTGTCTCTATCTCTCCGGAAGGGGGAGTGGGGGAAACCTCAGTTGCTCCCGTGGTTGCTCCCGGTGCGGAAGCAACTGGTTGCTCCCGGTTGCTCTGGGAATGAGCAACGGTTGCTCCGCGAGTTGCGGCCGGTCGCTCGTGCCCGAACCGACCCTTGTGTTGCCCCGCGCCCTCGGCCATCACCAGGGCCTCGTCCCGCGTGAGACCGAGACGGTCGATCGCCCTTTGACCGTGCTCACTGTCGAGCCACCGGACACGAGCGTCACATGTCTTCAGCCGCAGCTTGGAGAACCATGCGCGAAGTGCAGCCGCCCGCGCAGGCCGTGGCGACTCTTCTGCGGTGTTTGGAAGAGGCCGTGCCCCGTCATCGCCCGCGTCGACGGCCGGGAGATCGAGCGCGATCACGCCACCCTCGACGTACGCAAGGCGGACGCGGTGCAGCTCCAGCCACGCCGCGCGCACGGGTTCCTCGGGGTCGCGGCCAGAGACCGCCAGGAGCACCTCGTCGAGCGTCATCGCGCCGAGCGGCACCGCGCCTCGACCGTCCGCGACGTCCGAAAGGGACCACAGAAGTCCGCGCGCGGCGAGCGAGAGCTTCGCGCACCGAGGATCGTTGAGTTGCCCCGAGGGCGAGCGCCACCAGCCCTTCACTCTGCCTCCTTCTCGTGAATGTTTTCGTCGTCGAGCGCACCGACGTGGTGGGTCTGACCGAGGGGCTTCGGAGGGGCTTCGGAGGGGCTGTGGAGGTCCTCATCCTCCACGAGGAAGTTGAGCTGCCCGCCCTCCTCGAAGGGGTCCGTCGCGAGCGGCTCGCGGCCCGTCCACCCGTCCGGCCAAGTGCCGTGTCCGTCGTTTGCCGCGAGGAGTTCGCGGATGCGCGACTCCTCCTCCGCGTTGAGAATGTCCAGCGCACCCCACGGGAGACGATCCGCGCGCGCGGCCGCGTCGTTCACGCGGCGCTGCACGTCGATCACCTTCTCCAGGGCCTCGTAGCGCGCGGCGACGGTGATCGGCCCGATGCGGTGCTGCTTCTTGACGAGGTCGCCGTCCGCGCGTCGCTCCCCCGCAGGTTGGCGGAGCCGCACGTCGTGTTGACGGAGCCGCCGCCAGAGGCGCTTGAGTTCCAACACCGGGGCGAGGTGTGACCAGTCCGCGAGCTTCACGACGCGGGCCGTGGCGCGATCCTCCTCGACGCAGAAGCAGCTCATGCACCCCGTCCTGGCCGTAAGGTCGAGCCCTTCGAGGTCGTCCTTCTCGTCGGGCGTGTCCACGCCGTAGACGTGCGCGACGAGTCGCGTGCACCACCGCATCGTCATGTTCGTCGCGGGCGGCGGGCCCTTGCCGAGCATGTACACGAGGATGCGCTCGTCGAGCGGGGCCATCGCGACGTGCGTGGTGACCTCGACGCCGCGCTCCTCGCCCTTCTCCTGCGCCTCTTCGAGGAGCCGCAGCGCCGCGCGCAGGAGCGGCGGGAGTTCGAGGCGCGTGTCGGCCAGGATCACGCGAATGGACTTCGGCCGCGGGACACGGCCCGTGAGGACGGCCCACAGGAAGAAGGTGAGCGTGGCGGTGGAGTCTTTGCCGCCCGAGAACATCACGACCACGTGTTCGTGCCGTTCGAGGTACTGCTTGAGCGACGCGAGCGAGAGCTCAATCGAGGCGTGCATGTTCATGCGCGGCGAGGCGACGGCCGGGAGCGCGTTCTGCCCGCGGCCAACCTTTGGGCGCCGACCGCGCAGGTGTGCGCGGAGGTCCTCGGGGGAGATCGTGGCGGCGTTCGCGAGCGCGGTGATCGCTTCGACGTTGAGGACGGGGAGGGCCCTGCGCTTCATGCCCGTTCCGCCTCTCGCGCCAGCGCCTCGAACACTTCTTTCGCCAGGACCGTGCACGCCGACCGCGCCGTCTCGGAGACGCGCACGGCGTACAGCCCCGGGACCGCCCGCAGTTGCACGCAGAGCCACGGGGCGATCAGTTCGCTCGTAGGGTTTTGAAGGCCCTCGATGGCATGGAGGGGCTTGTGGTCGAGCGTCTGGATGACGGGCTTCGCCACCGCGTCGATCTCCGCGAAGTCCGCCACCATCCCATCGGCGCGGATCGGTCCGAGGACAAACACCGTGACGGTGTAGCTGTGCCCGTGCAGCGTCCCGCACTTGTGCCCCGGCGCCACGAGGGGAAGCTGGTGCGCAGCCTCGAACGTGTAGATCCGCTCCAGAAGCGCGGGGAGCCCCACGAAGTTCATGACCGCACCCCCACCGACGTCGCCGGGTCCGTGACCCCCGCGGCCTCGAACCCCTTCGCCCGCGTCACGCACGCGCCACACAACCCGCAGGGTGCCGCCGTGGCCGCGTAGCAGGAGCGTGTCGCTGCGATGTCCACACCCAGCGCCAGGCCGAGGTGGATGACCTCCGCCTTCGTCCGCGCGGACAGCGGGGCGACGAGTTCCGGCGCGCGCGCCATCCCGAGGCGTGCCGCCGTCTGCACCGCGTCGAGGTACGCGGGGCGGCAGTCGGGAAAGCCGAGGGCGTCCTCGGCCGTCGCCCCGATCACGACACACGCCGCGCCTTTCGTCTCCGCGACCGAGAAGGCCAGCGCGAGGAGGATGCCGTTGCGGCCCGGCACATAGTGTGGCGACACGCCCACGCCCCCGGTTTGCGCGAGACGAAGCCGGGACAGGTCGAGCGGCACGACCTCGGCGTTGCAACGCCCCGCCTGCACCCGAGCGCAGGTGAGTTCGAAGTCGCCGTGCGGCTGGCCGTAGTCCACGAGGACGGCGACACAGCGATAGGTCTCGGCGGCGTGCGCGAGGGCGACGGCCGAGTCGAGGCCCCCCGAAAGGAGAACGACGGCCACAGGGCGGGTGTCTTCCGACGGGACGAGTGAGCGTGGCTTCATGCGCGGACTCCGGCGGCAAAGAGGTTGAGTTGTCGGCGCGGGCGCGCGGCGACCTTCTCCGCGGCGCGCGCGAGGGCGACGCGGTTCCGCTCACACCCGAGGTGACGTGGCACGAGGAAGGCGCGCCCGCGCGTTGCCGCGTCGAGTTGCGCGAGGCGAAGCGCGCGGACGTGCAATGCGTAGGTCAAGCAAGAGGCGCAGTTCTGATGCCCCTTGTTCGTCGTGCGCAGCCGCGCCGCGCACGTGGGGTGCAGGAGTTTTTGGCTCCGAGCGGCGAGGAGATCGGCCTGCGTGTCGTATGAAGCGACGCGGCCGACGCCGTAGACGCGCGGCGCGAGGTCGGTTTCGTATACATCCCCGAGGAGGTCGGCGAAGCGCGCGAGGCCCTCGACCTTGAAGCCGAGCAGGTGCAGCGAGAGCCCTTTGCCAACGAGCTCGCGGACGAGACCCTCCGCCATCCGCGTGTTCTGTCGGCGGCAAACGGAGCCAAGCCCGACAAGCCCCTCCGCGAGAAGGTCCACGCCCGCCTCGGCATACATCGCAAGGTGGTCGAAATACTCCTCGTGCTCCCACCCCTGGAGGGCAGGCATCCACGGCACCTCGGGCGCGAGTTCTCGGAGCGCCTTGAGGTTGTGCACGGTCTCCTGCTGGTGGCGGCGTACGCCCTCGCGCCGCGAAAGACCCTTCGCCCACCTGGACATCGCGAGGATCGGTGGCTCGCACATGAGGTCGAGGGCCGCGACACGCACGACCCCTCCGATCTCCGCGCAGACCCGCCGCGCGAGGGCTGCGTACGCCTCCAACGTGAACGGGAGTTCGCCGCGCGACGACATCGTGTGAAACACCCCGCCGTCGATCGCGAGCGGAGCGGGGGTGCCGTCCTCGCGTTGGATGCGGCGCGGCATGGTGACGCGATCGGCGAGCGTCGTCATCGCGACGAACTGCGGCTCTGTGGCACGCGTGAGCCACGCTGGGTTTGGAGCGCCGAAGAAGAAGATCACGCGGCCTCCCGTTGCGGGTCGTTGCCCCACACGCGCGCACACCACAGCACGTGCGCCTCACCCGGCGGCGCGAGGCAGGTGCAGGGCGGGAGCTCGCGGCCCTTGCCGACGACGCGGAAGACGCACTCGCACGGCCGCGCGTCGCGGCTGTCCTCGGCGAGCACCGGGAGCGCGCGCACACGCTTCTTCGCGTCGGCCCAGAACGCCTGATGCGGCACGCGCTCGGTCGGCACGACGCCCGCGCGCACCATCTCCGCGAAGATGGGCTCCAGCTCCTCCAGCGAGATCCCGTTGAGGATCGTGTACCCGATGTCGGCCTCGGCCTCTTTCGCGCGCGCCCACACGTCCGGTCGCGTCACGTACACGACGAACCAGTGCTGGCGCCCCGCCTTCAAGCACCCCGTGCAGTTGGCGTGCTTGAAGGTGCTGTACGAGAGCGGCGGCTCGATGCCGACCTCGCGCGTCGAGAGGATCGTGCGCGGCCAGAGCGCGAGCGGGTAGTCCGTGCGCCACCCGTCCGCGCCGAGGATCGACGCGCGGCGACGGATGCGGTCGGTCTCGTGCGCGTCGAAGCCGTAGTAGATCGTCGTGACCGCGCGGTCGGCGTGCGCGTCGAGCCACGCGCGGAAGGGCTCCGTCTTGAGGAAGTATGTGCAGAGCACGTGACCGTTCGCACCCTTGAACGCCCCCGCGGCGCGCACCACGTCGAACTGGTCCATCGTGTCCCATGCGGGGTGATTCGCGTAGGTGATCGGGAGCCCGAGGTGCGCGGCCACGTCGCGCTTGAAGCGCTTCACGTCGGCGTCTTCGGAGCGCTCGTGAATGTCGTGGTTGAGGAGCACCACGCTGTTGCGCCCATAGCGCCGCACGACTTCGAAAGCGACGAGGGCCGAGGAGTGGCCGCCCGAGAAGCACACCACGTGGGCCGGGGCTGTGAGGCTGAAGAGAGTGAGCGGCGTCACACGCGCCTCCCGAGGAGTGCGTTCCATCGCGGCTTCGGGGGCGGAGGGAGCGACGGGGCCGCGAGGCAGGTGGCGGCGTGCGCGAGGTCCTCGGCGCGCTCCGACCACCGCCCGCAGTCCGCGCAGCGGAAGCCGTCACGCACGCCGCCCTTGTCGCACGGGTTGTCCGTGACAAGGGCGGCCACGGTCGTGCAGCCCGCGGGGCCGGGACACGCCTCGCCGCGATGTTCGTAGAGGCAGTCGTGCCCTTTCGACGCGAGGACTCTCATGCCGCCTGCTCCTCGGTGGCGTCCTCGGCCTGGTCGTCACGCGACCGCGGCGCGGCGGGGTCGCGCTGCTGAAGGAGCGGCCACAGGCCCGCCGCGCGGACGGCGCGGAGAAGGGCGCGGTGCAGCGCGCCGTGCTTCTCCATCGGCGCGGTCTCGGCGCGGTCGCCCTCGATCGCCCACGCGGCGTCATGGCCCTTGAGTGGCGACTGGAGGCTCTGGCGCTGGTCGAGCTTGAGCGACGTGTAGAGCGTCGCGTCGAGCGCGAGGATCACCTGCGGGCGGGACGGGACGAAGTTCGTGTCGGTGATCGGGTCGAGCGCGGTGAAGAGGTGCCGCGGGGCGATCATCAGGAACTCTTCGAAGAGCTCCCCGCCGCGCGCGATCGGCCCCACCCACACCACCCTGTCCGTGCGCGTCCACGCGAGCGTGTGGCGGCGCGTCGAGAGCACCCACTCCGCCGTGTCCTCGTGAGACTTCACCCAGGGGTCGAGACGCTGGCGGTACTCGTGGACGGCCCGCTCCAGCCGCTCGCGCACGCGCGTGGGGAGACGGTCCCAGGTCTCGGCGCGGGTGTAGAGCACGGCCTGCGGAAGACCCGACGGGAGGCGCGAGCGGAGCGGGATGCGCACCGTCGTCACGGACGGCTCTCCAGCGCGAGCCGCACGCCCGTGACCTCGACCTCACCGGGGCCGACGAGCGTGCCCCAGACCGGGACGCCGCCGAGCATCACCTGCGTCATCCCGCCCACGACGTCCGCGGTCGATCCCGGCGCGAGCTGCACCGCGGTCGTCGGGTAGACCTCGGGTGTCGTCGGGGTCTCGGGCTCCACCATCTCATCAAGCGACTCCGCGACCGAAGGGAGCTCGACCGCCACGTCGGGCGGGGGGACGGGCGGGAGCTCGATCACACGCGAGGGGGGCGCGTCGGCGAGGGCCGTGATGGCCGCGACGGCCGCCTCGGGCGTGAGCCCGCCCTGCGACCGGAGCACCTGCGCGCGCGTCCGGTGCCTCTTGCAGAGCGGCCGCAGGGCCTCGGGGAGCGTCGGCCGGTAGCGCTGCGGGACGTCGCCGCAGACCTTGCAGACGCCCTCGGGCTGAAGGAACGCGAGACCGTGCGCCGGGGCCTCGGGCTCCTCGGCCAAGGCCTCGACCGCTGCGCGCGTGTCGGGCGCCGCGGCAGGCGGCGCGTCCTCGACCTCGCCGAGCGGGACGGGCGGGTCGCGTCGCACGAGCCACGCCTCGACGGCCCGACGCGCTTCGCGCGGCACGTCGGGGTGCCACTCGGACACCGCGCGGTTCCGAACGATCGCGTCCCAGGTGCGCCCCGCGCGCGCGCGGGCCTCGGCGACCGTGGCGCAGGAGTTCCGCACCTCGACCGCGCCCTTCTTCACCTGCACGACTTCGTACGGCCAGACCTTCATGCGAAATCCCTCCCGCGCGCGGCCCGTCTCGTGGGCCGGTGCGTGTTGCGTGTTCACCGCGCGCCCCGCAGCCGCGCGATCTCCGCGGCGAAGAGGCGCCACTTCGCGGCCTCGTCCTTCGGCGCCTGCGCCCGCACGGCCGCGAGCGCCTGCATGGCGAGGGCGCGGCGCTCCGCCGCCACCGCGCGGCTCTGCCAGCACCACCGCCATGGCGTGCTCTCCTCGGGCACGTCCTCCATCCGCACGAGCGTGCAGCGCTCCGTGGCGATGAGCAGCCGCACGGGGCGCGGGTCGCCGCGCCGACGCCAGCACCGCGCGATCACCCCGCGCAGCTCCTCGCCCGTCTCCTTGTTGTGCACGCACACGGGCCACCCCACGTAGGGCGCGCGCTGCTGGGCCTCGATCGCGTCCATCTCGTCCGCGACGCTCGGCGGCGCGCGAAACACCGTGTGGTTCCGAAAGATCACCGGGACCTCCGCACGCCCGCCCACAGGGCGAGGCCACCGACCGCGGCGAAGGCCGCGAGGTCGACCAGGAAGGCGCTCATCGCCGCACCCACACCGAGGCGTCGCAGCGGTCGAGCACCGCGCGCGTCGCGACGTTGCAGGGCGCGGGCCGCGCCCACGGCGCCTCGCACGCGACCGGGTGGTGCACGCACGTCGCGAGGTGGTCGGTGCCGTGGATGCGCCCGCACGGGCACGGGCCCGACTCGACGTGCGTCGAGAAGAATCCCCGCGTGCGGTGTCCCGCGCGCCTCACGGCCGCGCCTCGACGTCGAGGCGCCAGGCCACCCGCGCGATCACCGCGTATGCGAGCGCGCCCGCGAGGGCGTACGGGCTCCGGTGGGCCGCTGCGGCGACGAGGAGCGCGACCCCGAGGGCCGCGGCGGCGACGATCGCGCAGGCGTCGAGGAGCCGCGCGCAGCCGCGCGCGACCGTTCGCTCCAGCTTTTCGATTCGTACGCGCCGCGTCGAAACCTCGCTTGACGCAGACACGTTGAGAGGCGACGTTCGGCGTGCGACGAATGTCGTCGCACCAGGGACGAATGGAAGGAACCTCACGGGCACCTCGCGGTGCGGCGTGCGCGGCGCGGACGCGTCGTTTGCGTCGCGGCGCGCGACACGGCGGCGAGGATGCGCTCGGCGGGCGGGGGCTCCCCCTCGCCGCGCACGAGCCAGTCGAGCGAGACGCCCGCGACGGTGGCGATCGAGGTGAGCGTGTGCGCGCCGAGGTTGCCGCGCTTCCCCTGGAGGATCACGCGGACGTGCGAGCGGTCGAGGCCCGCGAGGACCGAGAGGCGGGTGGCCGTGATCTTCGCGGCCTTGAGGATCAGGCGGACGTTTCGCGCCAGGGTGCGACCGATGTCGCGGAAGGTCGGCGTCTTTGGCGGACAGCACATGCGACCTTTGTAGCCAAGCGGACAAAGATCGTCAAGAAAAACGGAGAGCGGTAATGATGACAGCGGTGATTCCCGCGGATAACGTGGCGGGCGTGGAGCTTTTTGAGCGAATCATGATCGCGGTGCGACGGGCCGAGGAGAGGGGCCTCAGCGTCTCGGCCCTGAGCCAGAAGATCGGCTCCAAAGACAAGATCCGGGCGTGGATCGTCCGCGCCGGGCAGGGGAAGCCCGTGCAGAAGGTCGCGATCGAGGACCTCCGCACGCTCGCGCGCGAGACGGGCGTGAACGAGAAGTGGCTGATCCACGAGCTCGGCGAGCCCTTCGCGAAGGACGCCCCGACGCCGAAGGTCGTGTCGACCGTGTACGTGCCCGACGTGGAGTCGGGGATGCGGCCGAAGCTCACGGGGGAGGTCGAGGCGGCGCTCGCCGAGGGCGCGGCGCACGCCACCCAGGCGCCCGCGCTGCGATACTACGCCGACCTCCCGAACATCCACACTCTACTCCGCGAGGCGCAGAAGCGGCGGCCCGACATCGAGCGGTGGGTCTGGGAGCGCATCCCGACGACCCCGATCGTCACGCAGGGGCGGGTCGCGCCGACCGTCCACTCCATCCTCGGCCTGGCCGAGTATCTCGCGGAGAACGACGCGCCCCCGGCCGACGAGACGCGCGTCGACCTCGCGCCGGTCGCCTCCCCCGTGAAGCGCAGGGCGCGCTAAGGCTTCTTCTTGGGCCTGCCCGGTCCCCGCGGCGCCCGCGACGCCGGGGCTTCGAAGAGCTCCTGAAGGGTCGCGCAGCCGAGGGCGTTGGCGATCGCGACGAGCCGAGTGACGCCGACCGCGGGGAGGGCCGCACCCTCGATCTTGCGCAGGTGCGTCACGTCCATCCCGACCCGCTCGGCGAGCTCGTCCTGCGTGAGCCCGCGCGCCTCGCGAAGCTCGGCGATCCGACGACCCAGGTCTGCGAGCACGTCTGCGGCGTCCACGTCCGCGATGTCGGCGGTTCGCGGGGCAGCAAAACAGCGCAGCGCTTGCGCTGTTTCTCGCTCGCACCTGATGCACCCTAGACCTTTTCCTGAACATCTGTAGAGTACCGCCCCATGCTCAGACCAGCCATGGGGCGACCGGAGCGGACGCAGGGCGTGGGCGCCCGCAGGCTCGCGGGAATCCCGGTGCCGCGCTTCGAGGCGTTGGCCTCGCGCGTGCGCGCGGCGCGCGTCGGGCCGGGCGTGGAGGGCCTGGCCGCCGGGCAGGGCCTCGCGATCTACGTCCGCCCCCTGCCTCCCGACCTCGGGAGCTCCGAAGGCTTGCTCCTCGCGAGCGGCCTGCACGTCCGCCACGACCCCGACCCCGCCGTCGTCGCGCGCCGCGCGTACGTCCTCCTCGCGAGCCACCTCCTGCGCGACACGCAGCCGACCGAGCGCGACGTGTGGTCGCTCGCCGCGCGCCTCGCTGCTGAAAAAGACCGCGGAAACTCCCCCGTTTTACGGCGTGCGCGACAAAAGTAGCAAAAGGCTCTTGACGACATTTGTCGCAGAGCGTACATAGGTCCTCGTTCCTGCCGCTCTTGCGCGGTGGGGACGGAGACCACGCCGTGCAAACCACCCCCTGTCCCTTCTGCGAAACCCCCCACGTCGTCACCGACCGTGACCGTCGCGATGACCACGGAAACCCGGTCTCGGACGAGATCGCGGTCATGACGGCGCACTTCCGCTTCGAGCTCGACGAGAAGCTCAAGCGGCCCTTCGAACTCTTCGAGAAGCGCACGCCCCTCCGTCGCGTCCGCCGTGCCGCGAAGGCGGGTGCGCGATGAGCGCCCCGTCGCCCCTCTTCGCGCGGCGCGACCCGAACCTCGCGGCGCGTCTCCAGGCTGCGGCGGTGCTCGCGGCGTCGTCGAACGCCGAGGCGTGGGTGGAGTGCTTCGGTGAGGAGCCGTTCGCCCACGGCGACGAAGCGCGCCACGACAGCATCCACGTCGATGCGATCGCGTGCTTCCTCGGGCGCGACGAGGGGAGCGTGGACGCGCTCACCGACGACGAGCACGCGGCGCTCTGGCCCGTGTACCTCCCGATGCTCCGCGCGGAGATCGCGCGCCTCCAGCTCTCGAAGAGGGGTGCGTGATGCACGAGGACGCAGAGCAGCTCGTCCGCTTCGACCTCCTCGACACCGCCACGCGCGCGGGTCTGCGCTGTGCGGCGCTGCTGATCCCCACGGCCACCACGCCCGCGCAGTGGGAGGCCATCGCCGCGGACTTCCGTAGCGCCGGGATGCGGTGGGGGTCGCACGTGCCCGGCCTCTCGGACGCGCACGATGCCGCGGAAGCCCTCGCGCGCGGCCGCCTCGACCGCGCCCTCGCGCACCTCGCCGACTCGTGCGGGACGACGCCCGAGGTGTGGCTGGCCACCACGCGCGAAGAAGCAAGGGCGCGCGCATGAAGACGACGCACTGCGAAGCCTGCGGCGCGGAGGGCAAGGTCGGCGCGCTCTCGGGACTCTGCGCGGTCTGCGAAGACGACGTCGCGCTGCACGCGGCGGCGCTCGAACTCGTCGATCTCGAACTCCCCGCCGCGCGCCTCTGCCCCATCTGCGAGCGCGAGGTCGGCTCGGACCTCGGCGGGTGGAGCCCCTGCGCGGCGTGTCGCCAGCACGAGACCCGCATCGCGGCGCTCGCGCGCCTCGGCGGGTTCGCGGTGCCGGTGATGGACCGCGACCTCGGCGTCGCCGACCGGCTCACGGGAGCGGCGTCGTGAGCCCCGCGATCGTCCACGCCCTGCGGCACCGCCCCATCCTCACGAAGGGCGGGCCGGTGCACCTCTACGTCTTCGTGCCCGGGAAGGACCGGGCGAAGATCCTCTGCCGCGAGGCCACCGACGCGATCGTCGCGAAGATCGACGGCGCCTCCGTGGTCACGCGCCTCGCGCGCTGCAAGGGGTCGCTCACGAAGCCGCAGGGCTACGCGCGGCAGGTGCGGGTGCCCGACACGCGGGTGGTCGGGGGGATGCACGCCGCGGCGTCGGTGCTCCTGCGCCGCGGGGGGTGCGTCGAGGTCGAGCGCGACGCCGACGTGGCGCCCGACGGCGTGGCGCGCAAGTTCGTGATCGGGACGGCGTGGCGCGCGGTCGTGGCGTGCGAGGACCCGTCGCACGTCCGCCGCGTCGTCGCCGCGGGGCACGCGCCCTGCGTCCGGTGCGAGGTCGAGAGCCTCTACCCGGTGCCGGTCGCGGACGAGATGAGCCGCGTGGAGTCGCTCGTCTCGGAGGCCGTCTGTTCGTGGCTCCCGCTGGTGCTCCGCGGGACGCCCGTCGCGGGGCGCTTCCTGAGCCGCAACGTTTACGTCGAGGACGCGCGCGACTATGCCGGGCACCTCGTCACGCTGCGCGACGCGCTCCCGGCGGGTGATGACGAGAGCGACTGGCAGGACGCGCATACGGCCCTGCACGAGGCCGCGCACGCCTGCTACGCGCTCGCGACGTGCGAGTTCGCCAACGCGGGCCGCACGCGGCTCCTCGCTGAAACGATCCGACGCGCGAACGCCGTGGGGGCGCTCGCGAAGAAGCTCCACGGGGAGCACTACCGCAGGGCGGTGCGCGAGGCCCGCGGCATGGGCGTGCTGTGAAAGGAACCACGATGAAGACGACGAAGGTTGCGCCGATCCCGCTCTACAAGGTGCTCGTGAACGGCGAGAGCCGCCACTACGTGCCCCTCGAACTCAGGAACTTGAAGGAGTTCTACAAGTGGTCACTCCCCGTGCAGAACGAGGACGGCACGTGGACGCCGGGCGCGTGGCACGAGGTCGCGGGCGAGGTGGTGCTCTGCAAGAACGGGCTGCACCTCACGCCCGACCCGCTCGCGTGGTGGCTTGACGGCGCGGTGGTGTACCGCGTCGAGGCCGAGGGCGTCGTCGGCGATCCGGCGAACTGCAAGGGCCCGGAGGGGCTGCCGAAGGTCGCCGCGAAGCGCGTGCGGCTCCTCGAACCCGTGGACATGACCGCGCTCCTCGACGCGCGTCACGCGGAATGGCTCGCCGAAGCTGCGAAGGAGCGGCGCGAGAGTGAGAAGGCGCGGCTCCTGTGGGACGCGAATGCGCCGCTCCGCGAGGCGCAGGAAGCCGAGGGCAGGAAGAAGGAAGAGGCCGAACGAGCGGCGTGGGCGAAGAAACAGGCTCGCGATGAGAAGGAGTCCGAGGAGAGGCGGAAGGCCGACCGGGCGGAGCACGCCCGCGTGCTCGCGCTCACGCCCGCGCAGCGCGCCGCCGAGCGGAAGGCCGGAACCGTGGCCCTCTCTCCCGTGCTGTCGGCCGCCATGGTGTTCTGGCACAACATCCCGCGCGGCTCCTGGCAGAAGCTCAACGAGGGGATGGCGCGGCTCGTCCGCCTCGCGATCGAGACCGGGATGGCGTTCGACGAGTCCGACGTCGAAGACCTCTGCGCGAAGTTTCGGGGTTCGTACTGGCTGCTTCCCGAGCACCTCTACAACCACGCCGTCGAGGCGCGGAACGTCTCGGCGTGTCGCTCGATTGAGCGTCACCTCGGGCGCACGCCCTGGATCGTGAACGGCCAACGCCTCGCGGTGGGGAGCGGGCTCACGTGGGAGGGCAAGGCGTGCAAGGTGACCTCGTTTAACGACGGGAACGACACCTTCATCGCGTGCTCGTACAAGTCCGCGCCGCGTGGACGCGACACCGACCGAGTGCTCGATAAGCGCTTCACGGTCACGCGCGAGGCGTTCAAGCAGGCGTTCGGCGCGAAGAAGAAGACCGAGGACAAGGCCGCCTGATGTCTACCGAGAGCGAAAGCGCAACGGCCTGGACGGAGCCGCGCACGATCGACGAGGCCGAGGCCCGTCGCGCGGACGCCATCGGCAAGGTCGCCCGCATCGAGGAGCAGCTCGCCGACGAGGACCGTTGCGCGCAACCGGACTACGACGCGTGGCGGAAGAAGGCCCGCGGTGCGCTCCGCCACGCGCAGGAGGAGCTCACGCGGATCAACGCGTGGCTGCGGAAGGCCCGCGCCGCGCGTCGCCAGGACCTTCACCGGGAGCTCCTCGACGCGTCCGCGCGCGCCGCCGCCGAACTCCAGCGCTGGCGCCTCGGGGCGCCGTGGGACGCGCACGCCGACGCCGCCGCGCGCCACCTCGACCGGACGCTCGACGCGCTCCGCACGAGGGACCGGGACCGATGAGCCCCTACGGCTTCGCCCTCGCCGGGTTCGTGCTCGCGACCGCCTACGTGCTCCCGGCGCACATCGTCCGCGGGCCGTGGACGCGCGGCGACCTCGGGGCGCACGTCGTCGCGGTCCTGATGGTCGTCGCCGCGATGCTCGCCGAGTGGTCGCGCGGCGACCTCCGCGTCGCAGGGTTCTTCGCGGGGATCGCCGCCCCGCTCGGCTTCTCGCTCTTTCTCCTCATGCTCGAAGGGACCGAACCATGACCGCACAGCCGCTCCTCTTCCCCGCCAACGACACGACGCCCGTCCCGCGCCCGCGCCGCCGCCTCGACATCTACCCGCGCGCGCGCCGCCCGTACGTCCGCACGCCGCGGAGCGTGCTCGACCCGAACGGCGTCGAGGAGGAGGCCGCGCTCGTCGAACTCGCCGTGCGCACCGACCTCGCGTGCAGGCTCGTGGTGGGCGCGCGCGGGGAGGCCCGCGTCGACGTCCTGCCGACGCTCTGGGAGGGCGAGGCCACCGTGACCGTCGTCGGGAAGTCCCCCGCGACCGAGGACGACGGCGCGGCGTGGTGGTGCGAGTCCTTCGTCGCGGCGGGCCCTCGCACGCTCGCGCGTCGGGCGTCGGCCTGGCTCTCGACCTTCGACGACGCGGACGTGCGCGTCGCCCGCGCCGAGGCCCTGGAGATCGACGCCGAGGGGCGCACCGTGCTCCGCTTGCGTCGCGACGCGGCGGGCGCGTGGTGTGTCGCGTCCGAGGCCCCGCGCGGGGTCGCCCCCCCGGTCGTGGTGGTGCGCGCGCACGCGGGGTGCAGCGAGCTCGCGCATGGAGCGTGACCTCGACATGGACCGCGCGCCGTGCGACGCGATCGAGACGCCCGCGAGCCCCGCGCCACGGCGCAGGCGGCACATGCTGCACATGCTGCGGACGTTCCTCGCGGAGAGCCTCCCCGCGGACGCGACGTGCCCGACGGACCACCCGCGGCCCGCGACGCGCGCCGAGTGCGAACCCGGGGGCGCGCTGCACCTGCGGCCGTGCCCGTTCGTCGGGTGCAAGCACCACCTCTTCCTCGACCCCGGCCGCGCCGCGAAGGGCTCCGTGCGCTTCGCGTTCCCCGGCAAGGAGCCGCGCGAGATCCCCGCGTCGTGCGCGCTCGATGAGGCCGCGAGAGGCGGGCACACGCTCGACGAAGTGGGCGCGCGGATGGGGATGACCCGCGAGCGCACGCGCCAGCTCGAAGCGTCGGGGCTCGCCAAGGTCCGCGACGCGCTGCGGGACCTCGGCGTGAACTACCTCGACCTCACGGCCGAGGACCTTCGCCGCGAGCTCGGCGAGCCGAAGCCGCCGAAGCACAAGCCGAAGCACAAGCCGAAGAACCAGAAGAAGGGCCGATGAACGATGAGCGACGAGACAAGCATCGAGTGGGCGGATACGACGTGGCAACCGACGTCGGGGTGCAAGCGCACCTCGCCGGGGTGCGGCCCCGCGCGCGGCAAGGGCGGCTGCTACGCGGAGCGCATGGCGTGGCGGCTCGCGCACAACCCCGCGGTGCCGCGCTACAAGGACCTCGTTCGCATGACCGACAAGGGGCCTCGGTGGACCGGCGCGGCGCGGGTGAACGAAGATCTTCTGCTCGGCCCTCTTCATTGGAAGAAGCCGCGTCGCGTCTTCGTCGATTCGATGGCCGACCTCTTCTTCGAGAAGCTCTCCGACGGCGACATCGACCTCGCGTTCGCGACGATGCTGGCGAGTGAGGTGCTCTCCAATCAGGCCAAGCACATCTATCAGGTGCTCTCCAAGCGCTCGCGCCGCATGCGCACGTACTTCGAGGCCGGTGCGGAGGAGCTGCTCAAGCGGTGGGCGAAGGCGGCCGACGGTCGGGTGATCCTCGACGACCCGGACGTCTACTTCTCCGAACACATCGACGCGCACTGCGCCGCGCTGTGGGACGAAAACGGACGGGCGATGACGCCCGTCGTGCCCTGGAGCCACCCCGAGAACCTCTTTCCCCTGCGTCACGTCTGGCTCGGTGTCTCGGTAGAAGATCAGGAGCGCGCCGAGGAGCGCTTGCCCGACCTCACGGCGATTCCGGCTGGGGTGCGCTGGCTCTCGGTGGAGCCGCTCCTCGGGCCGGTGACGTTCGGCGTCGATCCCGAGGCCACCACGAACCGCTTCGGCTTGCTCTCGTGCCCGCGGTGTCGCGGCTGGGGCGTCGTGCGACGCTCCGGTTCCATCAACGAGTCCGGGTTCGCCGACGAGATGACGTGCGCGCACTGCAAGGGGAGCGGCTGCGCGGTGGACTGGATCGTGGTCGGCGCCGAGAGCGGCCCGAACGCGCGACCGATGGAACGCGAATGGGTCCGCGCGATTCGAGACGAGGTGACGCCCATCGGCGTGAAGCTCTTCTACAAGCAGGAGAAGGACGCGCAGGGCCGCAAGGTCTCCCTCCCGCTCCTCGACGGACGTCAGTACGTGGAGATGCCCGATGTCTGAGCGCGCCGAGACGCTCAAGCCCCTCTTCGCGAAGCTCCTCGACGCGAACGAAAAGGTGCTCGTGACGCTGCACGCGCAGTACGCGGCGGAGTCCACGGAGCCGCTCGTGATGGTGCTCGGGACGCGCGCCGCGCTCGCGAAGCTCTACCCGAACTACGCGGGCACGAACCCCGTGGGCGTCGTGGCGTCGGGCACCTCGCGCCTGATCGGGAAGCTCGCGGCGATCGGCGAGACGGACGTGATCCCGCACCTTCTCGACCCGCAGCCCGAGGGTGCGGTGCGCGTCTTCCTGATGGACGGCAAGCACTTCGCGGTGCTCGACCTCGTGCCGAGTCGCACGCTCTGCAACCTCGACCTCGACCTCAACTGAAGGACACCATGGACCCCACGACCTTCCCGCGTCGGCTCACGCCGCCCTCGACCCCCGCGTCCCGCGTCACGCTCGACGCGACCAACGCCCGCTTCGTCGGCCCTCACCTCGTCGTCTCGTGCCTCCGCGGCCTGCGCCACGCGGCGCTCGGCGACCGGCCGCGGGTCGTGCTCGACGTCCGCGACCCCGACGCGCCCGAGGACGGCGACGGCCCGGTGAAGCTTTGGGAGCGAATCGACGAGGCCCTCGGCGCGCACATCGTCCACTGGCGGAGCCTGCCGCTCCGCGACGGCTTCCCGGTGCCCGCGGAGGCCGCGCACGAGGCGGTCGAGTGGTACGCGGGGGTGCGGGCGAAGTGGGGTGAGGACGTGCTGGTGATCGTCCACTGCTTCGCGGGGCGCCAGCGCTCGGCGACGGTGGCCTACGCGCTCCTGCGGGCGGCGCACGGGCTCACCCACGACGAGGCCCTCGCGCGCGTGGGGGACCGCGTGGAGCACTGCGACCGGCCGTCGCTCTACCCGACGTGGCACCTCTACCAGCACGTCAAGGACTGGTGCGACGCCCGCGTCAACGCCCCGCGGTGACCGACCCCAAAGGACCGCAAGACACCCCTCACCGAGGAGCATCATGTTCGACCGCGACACGATCCGTGAAGTTCGCCAGCGCACCGACCTCGTCCAGCTCATCGATGAGTTCGTGCCGCTCCGGCGGAAGGGCGCGCGGCACTTCGGCCGGTGCCCCTTCCATCAGGAGAAGACGGCGAGCTTCAGCGTGTCGAACGACGTGGGGCTCGCATTTTGTTTTGGTTGCAAGTGGGGCGGCGACGCGCTCCGGTTCTTCATGGACTCGCAGGGCGTGTCCTTCCCCGAGGCGGTGCGGGCGCTCGCGCGTCGCGCGGGGGTGGAGATCCCCGAGGACCGCACGCCCGAGGAGATCGCCGAGGACCGGCGCCAGCACGACCTCGCGGGGCGGCTCCTGCGTGTGTGTGAGGTCGCGGCGGCGTTCTTCGAGCGCCAGCTCCACGAGGCGGAGTGGAGCGAGCTCGCGCGCGGGGCGCTCGACGAGCGCGGCGTCACCGCCGAGACGGCGGCGACGTTCCGCCTCGGGTACGCGCCCGCGTCGTGGGACGCCCTGGCCGCGCACCTGCGCACCCACCAGCTCTCGCCGCACGACGCGACGCTCGCCGGGCTCCTCGTCGACGGCCGTCACGGGCCGCGCGACCGCTTCCGCCACCGCCTGATGTTCCCCATCCTCGACGCGGGCGGGCGCGTGGTGGCCTTCTCGGGCCGCATCCTCCCCGTCACGGCGGGCATGGAGGGGCTCGACGAGGGCCTCGTGCCCGAGGACGCCGGGAAGTACGTGAACAGCCCCGAGACGCCGCTCTACAAGAAGGGCGAGCTCCTCTACGGGCTCACGGCCGCGCGCATGAGCATCCGGCAGCGCGAGCGGGCGCTCCTCGTGGAGGGCAACTTCGACGTGGTGCAGATGCACCAGCACGGCTTCACCGAGACGGTCGCGCCGCTCGGGACGAGCTTCACCGACGCGCAGGCGAAGCTCCTGCGCCGCCACACCGACCGCGTGACCTTCCTCTTCGACGGGGACGGGGCGGGCCGCAGGGCGGCGCGCGCGGCGCACGCGGTGGCGGAGCGGGGCGGCTACGTGGCGCGCGTCGGCGTCCTTCCGCCCGACGCCGACCCCGACAGCTACCTTCGGGCGCACGGCGCCCCCGCCCTCACGGCGACCCTCGGGCGCGCGGTCGGGATCGTGGAGTGGATCCTCACCGACGCCCTGGCGCACATGGGCGACACGGTGCCGGAGCGCGTGGCGGGCCTGCGGGAGATCGTGCCGCTCCTCGCCACGGTGCTCGACCCGATCGAGCGCGCCGAATACGTGCGCCTCGCCGCGCGCGCCCTCTACCTCGACGAGCCCCGCGTGCGCGAGGCGCTCCGGCAGTACGAGCGGGAGGCCGCGCGCGAGGCCCGCGAGGCGCCGCTCCCCGGCGCGCAGACGATCGACCGACGCCCCGGGCTCACCGCCTTGGGCGCCGAGGGGGACACCTCCGACCAGGCCGAGCGCCGCGCGATGGCGACCGGGGCCGAGGCGCTTCTCTACGCGCCGGCGCTCCTCGCGACCGACGAGGCCGCGCAGTTCGTCGCGCTCCTGCCCGTGGGGCCGCTCGCCGAGGTCCTGCGGCTCGCGCGCGAGGGGTGGCGGGAGGAGGGCCGGATCGACGGCGCGCAGCTCCTCGAAGCGTGCCCCGAGGCGCGGCTCCGGCAGTGGGTCGCGGCGCGGCTCCAGCCGCTCGACGACGAGGCCACGGCCGCGCTCTGCCCCGGCGCCCTCGCCGACGCCCGCGCGCGGCTCGCGCGGTGCCACGCCGCCCGCGAGAGCCACCGCGCGCGGCAGGAGAGCGCCCGCGAAGGGGCGCGCGGCAACGCCCTCGGCGAGGTGCGGGTGCTCGAAGACGCGCGCAAGAAGCGCGAGCGGGAACGCGCGTCGGGCACGCCGTCTGCAACGGCCACGAGACGCTAGGAGAGGTCCCGATGGGCGATCTGGTGAGGCCCCGCACCGCGCACGGTGCGGGGTCACGGGAGTCGTGTACGCACGACCACATCGCGGTGGACGCGTCCGCGCGCGAGGTCGAGTGCGCCGCGTGCGGGGTGCTCCTCGACCCGTTCGCGGTGCTCGACCGCTTCGCGCGCGACGGGACGCTCCTGCGGAAGATGTACGTGGAGCAGTTCCGCTTGCAGGCGGAGCTCGTCGCGCTCCTCCAGAAGGTCACGCAGACGCGCGAGCGCATCGCGCGGTGAAGGGGTGAACAGGATGTTCTCAGAACAGGTGCGCGCGGTGCTTCAGTCGCGCGAGCGTCGGCCCGACCCGTCGAAGCTCGACGTGCAGGGCCGCGAGGTCCATCAAATTCGGCTGCACGCGGAGGACGCGTACCGCCACGCGCGCCTCGTCGGGTACGACGCGCGGCAGGCCGTCGTCACGACGCCGAGCGGGTGCCACGCCTTCGAGGTCGTGCGCCTCGGGTGGAACCGCGTGATCGTCCACGGCGACCTCACGCCCGTGACGTTCCGCGCGGGGGGCGACGAGGTGTCGGTGTCGATCGCGGGGCTCGCGGCGGCGACGCTCCACTACGCCGAGGGCAAGGCCGAGGGCGACTGGCGCGTCTACAGCGCCGAGGCGTTTGCCGCGTACCTCGGTGAGCTCCACGACGAGACCGAGGACATGGCGCGGCGCGCGGCGCTCTTCGAACTCCTCACGCTCGTGACGCGCGACGAGGCGGAGTCGGTGGTCATGGCCGAGGCGTCCGCGATGGGGCTGGAGCTGCGCACGGCGCACACGGTCTACGACCCGTCCCTCGTGTGGGCGCACGAGGCCGCGAAGGTGGCGCACAAGCTCATCGCCGAGGCGCGGTGGGCGGCGTTCACGCGCGACCCCTGCACGGAGCGGCTCGCGCTCTACAACGCAAGCGCGGCCGTGAGTCGGGTGATTCGGCGCAACGAGCGGGAGGGCTGGTGAATGTGTAACAGGGTCAAGGAGCACGTCTACACGGTCTTCTTCGCGTTCGCGGGCATCGGCGGCGGCGCGCTCGGGTTCCAACAGGCGGCGGCCGCGCTGGAGAAGTTCGGGCTCAAGGGGCGCTTCCGCGTGATCGGCGCGTTCGACTTCGACGCGGGCGCCGCCGCGGACTTCGAGCGCCTCACGGGCGTCCCGTGCGAGGTGGTCGACGTCCGCAAGCTCACCGTGAAACGGCTGCGCGCGCTCTGCCCGCGTCGGCCCGACGTGGTGTTCGGGAGTGCGCCCTGCAAAGGCGCGTCGCCGCTCCTCGGCAACGAGCTCGCCGAGACCGAGAAGTACCAGGAGATGAACGAGCTCATGCTCGTGTGGACGGAACTGATGCTCGCCGCGTGGGGGGACGACCCCCCGCTCCTCGTCATCAACGAGAACGTCCCGCGCCTGGCTTCGAGGGCCAAGGACACCGTGAAGGAGGTTGTGAAGCTCCACCAGAAGCACGGCTATGTGGTGCACGCGGGGAGCCACGACTGCGGCGAGGTCGGCGGGCTCGCGCAGCACCGCGTGCGATTCCTTCTCGTGGCGCGGCTCGCGCGCAAGGTCACGTCGTTCCTCTACCAGCCCCCGAAGCAGCGCGTGCGGGGGTGCGGCGAGGTGATCGGGCCGCTCCCGCTCCCGTCGGACCCCGCGGGCGGCGACATGCACATCCTCACGGACATCTGCGTGACGAACTGGATCCGCCTCGCGTTGATCCCCCCGGGCGGGGACTGGCGGGACATCGAGGGGGCGCTCGCCGCCCACGAGGCGCGCAACGCCCACTGGTCGCGCTACCACACCGCGCGCTTCGACCTCGCGACGCCGGTCGTCGCGGGGAGCGGATCGAACGGGGCCTTTGGTGTGGGCGACGCGCGCGTGTCGCCGAGGGCCGCGACGGGCTTCGTCGCGTGCACGATCCCGGGCCTCGCGGACGATCGGCCGCTCGACGTGCGGCTCCCGGTGGACGCCTTCCCCCTGATGTACGGCGTCCGCGGGATGGCGCAGACGAGCGTGACGATCACCGGGAAGGCGTCGCCGTCGTGCGGCGCGTTCACGCTCGCCGACGAGCGGGTCGCGGCCGAGGTGCGTCGCGTCACGCACGACCCCGACGCGCACCGCAACAAGTACACGGTGGCGTGCGCGGGCTCCGGCGCTCCCTCGGTCGAAGACCTCCGCGTGCCCGCGGGGACGTATCGCGGTGCGTATGGTGTGCTGCACCTCGGCGACGCCTCGGGCGCGATCACCTCCGCGGAGGGTCCGAGCATGGGGCGCTTCGCGGTGGCCGACGCGCGCGTCGCGTCTGCCGTCCGCGCGCACGCCTACCACTTCACCAACGAGCTCATGCTCCACGCATGGAGCCGATCGGCGCGCACGGTCACGGGGGCGACGCACCTCGGCAACGGCGCCGGGGCCGTCGAGGACGTGCGCGTGCCGGGGCACCGCTACGGGATGAACTGGCGCGTCGAGGACGCAAGCGCGCCCGCGCACACGGTGATCGGCGTGACGGACATCCAAGCGGGCGCCCCGTCGTACCCGGACGTGCGCGTGCCGCCGAGCACGTTCCTGAGCTACGGCGTCCTCGCGTTCACGATGTCCACGGGGGCGATCACCGGGAACCACGCGCCGGGGGGCGGGTCGTTCTCGGTCGTGGACGTCCGCCTCACGTGCGAGGTGCGCGAGAACTCGGGCGCGTACGGCGTGCTCTCGCCAACGCGCCCGGCCTACACGATCACCGCGTGGGGGGACATCAACAACGGGCGCTTCGCGTTCGCCGACACGCGCGACCTCGGCGCCGTCGACGGCCGTCGGGACGTGGCGGTGATCCTCGTGGGGATGCTCGCGCCCGAGGCCCCGGACTTCGCCGCCGACGTGGAGGCTCGCGTCGAGCTCACCACGGCGCCCGCCCCCGAGGCCCCGAAGAAGCGGGGGCGCAGGCGCGTGCGTCGCGTCGCCGCGCCGTGCGGTCGTGTGCGCCGTCGGGGCGGTCGCGGCGCACTCTTCGAAGGTGTCGCGCTCGTCGCCGACCCGCGCGTGCCGCGGAACCCCTCGCTCGCCGTGCGGTTCTGGGCTACGCGCCTCGACCAGCCGCCGCTCTTCGTCCCGGTGCTCGCGACGCCCTCGGGCTACTGGCACCGCCCCCTGACGGTCTGGGAGCGATTCGCGCTCCAGGGCTTCCCGCTCTACGACGGGGACGGCCGCGCGATCGTGCTCTCGGGGACGACGATCTCGGACTGGTCGGAGCGTATCGGCAACGCGGTTCCGCCCCCGACCGCGAAGGCCGTCGCGGAGCAGATGCTCTTGACGCTCCTGCACGCCGAGGCCGGGGTGTTCGTCCTGTCGAGCGGGGGCGGGGCCTGGGTGCAGCCTGGACGCGCGCCGCGGTGGATGCGCGTCCTCGGCGTCCTTGACCTCATTCCGCGCGCGAAGCGGGCGTCGAAGAAACACGCGGCGCGGTGCGGGTCCTTCGCGCCGATCGAACCGGGCGACCCGTGGGCGTCGCTGGTGACACCGGGCCTGCCGCAGGGGGCCGCGCTCCAATGAGCTTCACGGGCACCCGAGAGGGCGTGTTCATCGTCGCCCGCGCCTGCGCCTTCGAGGGCTGCGAGGCGGTGCACGTCGCCCGCGTCCCGTTCGCCAACCGCTTCAACGCCCGCGCCTCGACCGTGCGGACGTTCGTGCGGATGCAGGCCGCCGCGGATTTGAAGCGCGACGGGTGGGCGGCGCGCGAGGAGCACTCATACGCGCTCGACCCCGAACCGCCCGTCTGGTGCGTCGAGCACAAAGCGTTCGCCCGCACGCCCCACGAGTGGCCCACGGTCGACCAGCTCGTCGCGCACCTCGCCCACGGCGGCGTCTGGCAGGTGAAGACGCCCGCGGGGGCGTTCCGCGTCTTCACGCGCGTGCACAACGGCGTCCCCGAGATCCGCCGCGAGAACCGCTCCGAGTGGGACGTCTACGGGCTCTACATCGCCCGCCGCGAAGTCACGATCGAGCCGGAGTACCGGCCGTGAGCGCGCCCGTCTTCACGCCGCGGGCGACCGGCCGCCACACGCACCACTGTACGAAGTGCGGCCTCGCGCGCATCTGCGCGAAGCGGGGCTGCTTCCTGAGCGTGAGAGCGAGCGCGCGGCGGGAGCGGCCCGTGGTGCTCGACCTCTGCGCGCGGTGCGCCGATGGTTGAGCGGATCTACCTCGGGCCGAAGGCGAGCGTCGAGGCCATGCTCCGCGGCGCCCTCGACGAGGTCGTGCGGTGGCTCGCGCGCGCGCCACGCCTCGACCTCCACGCCGTCGACCTCACCGATCCCGTCCTTCACCCCGCGGCGCTGCTCTTCCACACGTCCCTCGCGCTCGAAGGGGTGGGGCCGCTCCTCGATGTCGTCGAGCAAATCCTCAAGACGGAGATCACGCTCCTCGCCCGCGCGATGGAGCCCCAGGTCCGCGGGATCGGCGCGCACGAGGCCCACGACCACGCGATGGTCACGGCGCTCACCCGCGCGCGCTACCGGTGGGCGTGGCACGTCCACGGCGCGGTCGGGACCTGGCGCGCGGCGTACGACCTCGCGGTGAAGGAGGAGGGGTCGCGGGGCGTGCGGGACCGCGTGCGGACGAAGCTCATCGCCCTGGTCGGAGACCTCGACAACGCGCAGGTGCAACTCGGGGCCCTCATGGCCCCGATGCGCGAGGCCGCCGCGCGGCTCAAGGCGTCGGCGGCGGAGGAGGAGCCATGCTCGACGTGACGAATCCGATCTGGAAGCGCCTGCCGACCGAGGTCCGCCGCGCGGTCCTCGACGTGGTGATGTCGATGGCGGCGAACGACGAGGTGGCCCTCTTCACCTACGAGGGCAAACCGCGCGTGCTCCTGCCGCTCGTGCCGACGCCCGAACAGCGTGAACGCCTCGAACGCGTCGGGTTCAGCGACCGTCACGCGCCGAGCGCGAAACGCGCGTTCCTCTACGCGCCGAAGACGTAGCACTGGCCCCGCGCGTGCAACACACCGCGGGCATGGACGACCCCTCTCCCCAGGCCGGAACGTCGGCCGACGATCTTCGCGCGCTCGAAGCGCTCGACCTCCCACATCTCCGCGCCTTCGCGTCGGATCTCATCCACGAGAACCGACGTCTGCGGCTGATCCAGAAGACGCTCGCCAAGGCGGGCGTCGGGACGGGCGCCGTGGTCGAGCTCTACAGCAACGAGCGCTTCGGCGAGCACTACTTCGGCTTCGTGATCTGTCGCGCCGACCGAGACGAGGTGGCTTTCTGCGGCGACGTGCGCGAGGCCATCGACCGCCACCTCGGGCCGGTGCTCGTCGCGATGAACCAGAAGCTCCTCGGGACGAGCGCCGTCGATCGAAAGCGGGCGCCCGAGACCCCCGAGGACCGCGCGGCCCTCGCGACCGCGATCTACGAGGCGCTCGTCGAGAGCGGCGAGATCGAGCACTCGCTCCAGGCGTGCGCGAACGAGGACTTCTGCGTGCTCTACGGGTACGGGGCGCACCTCGACGCGCTCGTGTCGAACGTCGTCGAGGTCGCCAGCACCTACACGGCCTTCGCCGTCCGCCGGAGCTACCTCGCGGAGCAGCTCCAGCGCGTCGGTCGGACGGGCGACGCCGAGCTCGTGCGGCGCGTGGTGCCCTCGGACGGCGATCGGGGCCTGCGAAGCGCGGCGGCGCGGCTCCTCGTCTGTGAGCTCGGCGGGGAGCTGGAGGTGCAGTGGCACGGCGGGCTCGCGGACTCGACCCACGCGGCGACGGTGCGCGGTGCAGACCACGGCGCGCAGGTGAAGGCCGCGCTCGACGCCTTCCACGCCACGCCGTCGTTCGTCCGCGCTTCCTTCTGGAAGCGCGCCGACGAGGCGTCATGCGTGGGCGACGCGTCGTGCGTGGTCTTCGGCGCCGGGGCGCACCTTCAGGTCATCTGGCCTGGGGCGTTTGCGCGGCCCGAAGAGTACGAGTGTTTCGCGTGGTTGGAGCGCGAAGTCGCGTCGTGCTTCGAACTCGCCGATCGCCCCGAAGCGGCGAAGCTCGTGCGCACCGGACCTTCGACGCCGAGGCCCGAGGGCGCGCGCAAGCTCGTGATCGTGACCGAGGGCGCGGTGGCGGTGTTCTGGTGGAACGGGACGGAGGTCGTAGCTCAATGAGCGAGCACACCCCCGACACCACGCCCGAGGCGGGCGCCGACGATCCGCTCGCCGCCCTCCGCGCCGAGCGCGACCACTACTTCGAAGGCTTCGAGGCCCTGCGCCGCGGCACTCAGGCGCTCCTCGACGCCGTGAAGGCGCGCGACTGGCTCAAGGCGACGGTCGTCGCGGCGGAGATGACCGAGACCGAGGTCGCCCGAAAGCGCCTCGTGCTCGACCGCGACGGGACGATCCACGCGACCGGGTGGGCGGTCGATCTCCTCTCGCAGAGCCTCTACGAATGGCTCGACGCGCTCGGCGCCGAGAACAACTGCCAGTGGCGCATCTCGAACAAGACCGACCCGCAGGGCCGCGAGCTCACCGTCACCGCGCAGTGGTCGCACGGCCAGACGCCCATGGAGATGCGCGCCGCGGCCCTGGCCGAAGTCGAGCGGCTGCGCGCGGCGCTCGCCGAGGCCGAGAAGCGCCATCAGGAGCACGGGGCGTTCATCCAGCTCGGCGGCTTCCGCGTCGGGATCGACACAGCCGCGGCGTGGCTCGACCAGCGCGCGGCCGCCCTCGACGAGCGCCGCGCGCACCTCGAACCGAACCCGAACGGGTTCCCCGCGGACATCCACCACAACCTCGTGGAGGACTTCCGCGAGAGCGCCGCGCAGGCCCGCCTCGACGCGCAGACGATCCGCGACCTCCCGCCGCCCGCGTCCTTCCCCGACGCGGCGCTCCTGGCCGACGCGCGGCTCCGCGCGCAACACGACGAGCAGGTGAATGAGCTCCGCGCGCAGCGCGACGCGAGCCACCGCCGCGAGGAGTCTTTGCGTCGGGCGTCGGAGGGGAGCACGGTGCCCCCCGCGGGGTGGGAGGTCGCGGCGCTCGACATGGATGGCGGCGCATTCGTGATCTGCACGGCGCCGGTCCCCGCGGCGTCGCGCGAGGTTCCGCTCACGGCGCCGAACCTCCGCCGCACGCTGGAGCTGGCGCACTACCACCGGACGCACGCCGACTGCGGCTTCCGCTGGCTCGCGGTCGATCGGAAGGGGCGCGCGATCGAGCGGCCCGAGGTGCGCCGCGGCGTGGTGATGCTCGTGGAGCGCGACGGCCGCTTCGCGGCGATCCACTCGGCCAAGCACGGGGGCGCGGTCGAGCTCCCGGGGGGCAAGCTGCACGACGGGGAGCCGCCCGCCGAGGCCGCGATGCGCGAGGCGCGCGAAGAGGTCGGGCTGGCGGTGAACGTCCTCCAGGGCCTCGGGGACTTCCTCCACAAGCACGAGGGCACGTGGTGGTGCGCGCACGCCTTCGTCGCCGTCGGGGCCGAGGGCGATCTCGTCGGGAGCGCGGAGGGCGAGGCGCTCTGGGCCACCCGCGAAGAGCTCCTCGGGGGCACCTACGGCGAGGTCGTTGCGCGCATCCTCGCGACGTACGACCGGCTGATGGAGACCCTGCGCAAGGCGGTCGAGGTGCGCGTCGAAGACGCGACCGCGGAGCCGTCCCGTGACTGAGCTCGACCGTCTGCTCCAGGGGAGCCGCGTGTCCGCGGACGATCAGGCGAAGCTCCGCCACACCGTCGCGGTGATCGAAGGGGGCGGCACCTACGCCGAGGCCCGCGAGGCGGCGGGTCTGTCCGTCGGCCAGGCCGCGCAGGTGACCGCGATCGACCGTGCCCGTCTGCGCGCGATCGAGGCGGGCGACGCCACGCCCACCGACGCCGAGTTCGCGCGGCTGCGTGAGACCTACGACGTGGCGGGGTTCGCGGGGGCGACGCGGTGAGGGCCGTCGCGCCGAAGGGCGCCGACGCCGACGAGCGGGCGCTCCGCCGTGACCTCGTGCGCATCCTCGCGGCCACGTCCGCCAACTTCTACACGAAGGAGCCGGAGGGGGATCGGCTGCACCGGGATCGGTGGCGCGAGCGCATCCGTCGGACGAAGGACGTGTGGAACCTCCGCTACATGCCGAAGGCCATCCACCTCGCGAATCACCACCCGGTGCCGTGGGCGCCCGACGCCGCGACGCGCTGGCCCGCCCTCGTTTCCGTGCTCAACGCGCTGCGCGACAGCCGCGGCGAGGTCGGCGTGGCGTGGGAGGCCCTCTTCGCGCGCGAGGTCCTGCCCGCGTCGTGGTTCGAGGACCCCGGCCGTCGGTTCTGGTGCGCGGGCTGCGACGGGACGGGGGACGGCATCTGGCGCGACGCGCAGATGTTGGCGTGCCCGTGCGCGGGCCTGCACCGCGTCGAGCCGCGCACGTTCCTCGACCTCGTGTCGTGGGCGAGTCTCGGGAAGGACACGATCGGGCGGGCCGAGGAGACGGCCCGCGAGGCGTCGCGTCGAATCCTCCGCTGGGGGATCGGCTCGACGGCGCAATCGATCGTGTGGCGTGTCGCCCACCCGTCCGAGCTCTATGCCGCCACGACCCCGCCGCACGTCGTGGGCTACGACAAATTCGCCCGTGGCGTGCGCCTGTCTCCAATCGCGTGCGAGATCGGCGCCCCCGCCAAACGATTCATCCGGTGGGACGACGCCTACCTCGAAGCCGTGAATCGCACGTGGAGTAAAGCGCAACGCGGCTTCGGATGGTACTGCGGCATCGTGGCGGGCTACTGCGCGTGTTGGCACGACGAGCGCCCGAACCCCTACGTGCCGATGCGCGAACTCCTCGACCTCGGCGTGGTGCTCGACGCAATCACCGACGTCGCGATCGTCCTCTCCCTCGCGCCCATCGGAGGCCCCCGTGCCTGATCGTGTGCTGCTGATTGCGGGGGCCGTCGCGCTCGGCGACACGCCCCGCGCGCGCCAGTGGGCGCACTTGAAGATCGCCGAGACGATGGCGTGGCTCCTCGACGGCGACGCGCCCCTTCTCGTCCACGGCGGGTGCACCGACCCGCAGCGCGCGCCCCCGCGCGACAACGTGGACTGGTGGGCCGACGCCATCGCCCGTGCGGCGGGCGTCACGCGCCACATCTACATGGCGAAGGGCCTCGTGTGGGTGTGTCGGCCGCCACGGTTCAAACCGGAGCCTTCGTGTTGGAAGGACGGCGACGCGCCCGACCCGAAGGCCCGCAACGTGCAGATGGTGACCGCCGTGAGCGGGGCGCTTCGCGCGATGGAAAAGGACCTCGGCGTGCCCGCCGCGGAGCTCGGTCACGCGGTGCGGGTCGTCGGCCTGCGCGCGCCGTGGTCGCAGCGCAACGGCACGGCGCACCTCCTCGGTCGCGCGCGCCGCGCGCAGCTCCCGCGCATCGACGAACACCTGTGCCCCGAAGCCTACGGGCCCTCGGGGGGAGAGTCGTAGAGAATGAAGCTCAGTGTTGAAGAAGAGCAGGAGCTGCGACGGCTCCTCGCGCGCTTCCCAACCACCCGCGCGGGGGAGCGGGAGTTCGCCCTCGCGCTGCACACGATGACCGTCGCGGCGCGCGGGTACGTGCGCTTCTACCTCGACCTCTCGGGGTACGCGCTCCAGCGGATCGAGCGGTGCGCGATCGAAGGGGCGAAGGCGCCCGACCCGGGGGCCGTGGGCGCCGTCATCGAGTGGCGGCTGATCCGCCACTTCAAGTCCGTCGCGCAGCTCGCGCTCGCCGAGGTCTCGGCGCTCAAGGCCGTGCAGCACTTCGTCTACGCGGTGCGCACCGAGGACTACGCGACGCGCGCGGACAACGTGCTCGACGCGATCGAGCACTGGCAGGAGGCCGCGGCGAACGACGCGATCGAGCACCAGAATCTCCCCGAGAACGAGGCCGAGGCGCGGGGTCGCGTCTTCCGCCTCGCGGCCGGGCTCCTCGCGGGGCACGCCGAGACGGCCCTCGTGGAGGCGCTCCGTGGGTAGCCCCGCCCGCGCCCTCCCCCCGGCGACCGTTCGCCCCGCGAACGACACCGCGCCGCCCGCGGTCGATCCCGCGCTCCTGCCGACCCTCGACGCGCTCGCGCACCTTCTCGTAGCGAATTTGAAGCGTGATCGGGCAAAGTCGCGCCCATGACCCTCCGCGCCGCCCTCTACGCCCGCCGCTCCACCGAGGAGCACCAGCGCGAGTCGATCGCCACCCAGGTCGAGAACGCCACCGCCTACGCCCGCGCGAAGCGCTGGACGATCACCCACACCTTCACTGACGAGGGCGTGAGCGGGGCGGAGTTCGTGCGCCGACCGGGGCTCGCGGCGCTCCTCGCGGCGTGCGCCGAGCGTGAGGTCGACGCGGTGATCGTGCGCGACCTCGACCGCATCGGCCGCGACACGCTCGAAGTGCCCGTGATCGTGCGGCGCCTCGGGGAGCAGGGCGTCGCGGTCTGGTGCTACGCGACCGACGCGCAGGTGCGCGCCGACGACCCCCTCTCCGCGTTCATCGCGGCGGCCACGTCCTTCGCGCGCGACATGGAGCGGCACGCGCTCGTCTCGCGCATCAAGGAGTCGCTCCGGCGCAAGGCCAAGAACGGCCTCGTCGCGGGCGGCGACGTGTACGGCTACGGCCGCGACCGGCGGCCCGACGGCGTGCACTACGTGATCGACGAGGCCGAGGCCGAGGTCGTCCGCGACATCTTCGAGCGCCGCGCGCAGGGCGAGGGGCTCCGCACGATCCTCCGCGCGCTCAACGCCCGACGCGTCCCCTCGCCGCGCGCGGGGAGCCGCGGCACCGGGTCGTGGTCGGTGAGCGTCCTGCAGGGCATGCTCTCGAACGAGCGCTACCGCGGCGTGCTCGTCTGGGGGCGCACCGGGGCGGAGTACGCGGGCCGCACGCGGAAGACCGTCGTGCGCGACGAGAGCCAGGTGGTGCGCGTCGAGCGCGAGGACCTTCGGATCGTGTCCGATGAGCTCTGGCACCGCGCGCAGGCCCGCACCGACAAGGACCTCGTGAAGCGCGGGCTCACGGTCGCGCACGGCAAGCCAAAATTCCTCCTGGCCGGGCTCGCGCGGTGCGCCGTCTGCGGCGGGCCGATCCGCGCCCTGCACCGCCGCCGCAACAAGACCACGATCCGCGTGTACGGGTGCGCGTGGCGCGACGAGCGCGGCCCGGCCGTGTGCACCAACTCCACGCGCCGCCCCGTCGAGGCGTGCGAGGACGCAATCCTCCAGTGGTTCCGAAACCACGTGCTCGACGACACGGCCGTCGCGTACGTGCTCCACCGCGCGCAGGCGCTCCTCGCCGAGGAGCGCACGAAGGTCGGCGACGACCCCACGCTCGCGCTCGCCGCCGAGCTCGCCGAGGTCGAGCGCGAGGTCGCGCGTCTGACGCAGGCGGTGGTCGCGGGCGCGGGCTCCGTGCAGGCGGTCGTGGAGGCCCTCACCGCGCGCGACCGGCGGGCGAAGGAGCTGCGCGCCGAGATCGCCCGCGTCCGCGCCGAGAACGCGGAGCCGTTGCCCGAGTGGCCCGAGGCCCTCGACGACCTCCGCGCGCGGCTCGCGTCGCTGCGGGAGGAGTTCCGCAAGGGGGTGGACGAGGCGCGCGAGGTGCTCCGACGGTTCCTCGTCGGCCCGATCCTCTTCGCGCCCGTGGTGTTCGGGCCCCGTCACCACCGTTTCCAGATCACCGGAAAGGCCCTCGGTGGGAGGGGATTGTTGGCGTCCCTAGATGGGACCGAACAATCACCTTCCACTGCGAGAGGCCCCCTCCCTACCAGAGCGGTCGACGAGACTCAAGCGTTTCTTACGGCGGCGTAGGGGTGCTGGCACTCGGGCTGCACATCCGTGCAGCATGCGTAAGTCGCACCTGCCGCGGAAGGGGCCGCGGCGTCCCGAACCCCGTCGCCCCGCTCGACCCGACCCGTCGCGCCCGAAGTGGGTCCGCAACCGCGACGCGCCGACGACCGTCCTCGTCACGAAGCACGCGATGGACCGCTACCGGCTGCGCTTCGCGCACGCGATGGACGCGCGCTCGGACGGGGAGATCGAGGCGCACCTCCGCGCGCTCCTGGCCGACTCGGACGCGATCGGCGAGCGCGACGACCAGGGGGTCCTCTGCGCGCTCCATCGGCCGCGCGCGGAGATCGACGTGCTGCTGGTCTTGAAGCCCGATCAGGCACCCGGGGCGCCGCAAGGGCGTCGGGTGCTCGTGACGGTCATCTGGCCGCCGAAGCGCGCGACGAGCACGCACGGCCCGACCCCCTACACGCCGCCCGCGGCGTAAGATCCCCGGAGACCCATGAACCTCCATGACCCCGTTCTCAACACATACGACCTCGTGGATCGTCTGGTGAAGGTCCTCGGACTCGATGCGGATCGGGCCGCCGCGGTCGAGCGGCAGGTGCGCGCGCACTCCGAGGCGCACCGTACGTGGACCTTCCTGTGGGCGGTCGCAGAGCCGCCGCGCCCCCTCCCGTTGCAGGCGTGGATGGACGCCGCGCCGGAAACGCAAGTGTCGCGCACCGCGGTGCTCTCGTTTGAACGGGGACAGCTCGTGTCGATCGCGGCCTTCGACGGCCTGCCGGTGTGGTCGGCTACGGCGTGACGAGGTGGATTCCCATCGCGCAGGCGGTGTCCTCACCCGCCCATCCATCGACGGCGATCTTCGCGTTCTCGGGCGCGGTGGCGTTGTAGCTCCGCTGCCACGCGCGCACGGCCTCGCGCGCGTCCACCCCCGGCCCCGCGTGCCCCTCGCGGAGGAGAATCTGCACGATCTTCACCGCGGCGAGCGTCACCGCGTCGGGCCACGGGTCGCACCAGAGGATGAGCGGCGCGTTCGGCCGCACGCAGCGATCGAGGAGCGCGTGCACCTGTTCGTGCAGCTTCCACCGATACGCCTGGAGCGTGACGTAGAGCGGACGGTCGAGGCCCTCGGCGGCGAGCGCCGGGGTGATGTTCGCCCACTCCTTGTCCATGCGTTCGAACGTCGGGCGGTAGAAGGCCCCCTGCGCGTTGTAGATGTACGCCTGCCGGAACCTGCCGAGGTCGCAGACGACCGCGAACTCGTCCACGGGAAAGCCCCGGAAGACGCCCCCGTGCTCGATCGGCCGCGCGGTGCGGCGCACGTCGCCGTGGGCCTCGATCGCGTACCAGGGCTGATCGCCCACCCGCGCGGACGGCGCGCGACGGCGCAGGGCCTCGCCGAGTTCGAGCGCCCCTTGCTCGTCCATGTCGTCGGCCGGGCCGAGGTCCGAGTCCCACTGCCCCTCGGCGTCGAGGAGCCCGAAGCGGCACTTGGGTGCGGCGAGCACCTGTCCGACGAGATCGCCCTTCGCGCGGGCCGAGAGGTCACGGCTGTCGAGCCCCCACGACGCCCCCGCGGGCACGCCGTAGGTGTCGGCCAGGGCTTCGAGCCGGGGCCACGCATCGCGGAGGTCCTCGCAGAAGCCGTGGAAGACCACGCCGCGGACGAGGCCCTGCGTGCGCAGGCCCGCGATCTCGCGGACGTAGCGCGCGAGCGTGTCGCGCCGGGCCTGGAGGGTGTTCCCGCGGATCGCGCCGCGGTAGATCTGGAGGTACACGCCCGGGTCGATCCCGGGCGCGGCGGTCGGCGTGGTCATGGGCGCTCACCTCGGCGGAGGAAGGTCCCCTCGTTCGCCCGCAGCCGCGCGCAGGCGCACTGCGCCTCGGACGGGCACGTGCAGCGCGGGAGGAAGCCCGTCTGAAGGGGCTCCTCCCCGCGTCCGCGCAGCACCTCGGCCGGGGGCTTCGGAGGGGGTTGGCAGGGGTCACTCATGCCCCTTGCCGCGCGTCAACGCGGCGGCGGGACGGTGGGCGCCGCGACGCGCACGGCGCGGACGGCGTGGAGTTCGCCCGTCCAGAAGACGTGCGTCGCGTAGGCGTAGGGGAGCCACGCGCGGCCCTGATCGCCCCAGGTGCTCCCCCACGAGTTCTGGATTCGAAAGGCCTTTCGCGCGTCGGAGTAGCCCACGAGGCAGAGGGCGTGTCCGCCCACGTAGACGCCCGAGGGGAGCGGGACCGTCGCGTCCTCCCCGAGACGTTCGAACGACTCGTAGATCCGCGCCCCCATCACGACGGGGTGGCCCGACGCGAGCTCCCACCGGAGCGTGTCGAGGTCCCAATCCAGGGGCTCCCAGGTGAGGAGCCGCGCGCGGCCGCGGTCGCGCTCGAGCTTCGTGGGCGGCGGGCCGCGGAAGTCGAGGCTGTGCTCCGCGAAGGGCCAGAGCGTGTCGGGGGCGAAGCCCGCCGTCTCGGCGTGCGTGAGCACGTCGGCGAGCATCGCCCCGGCGTCGCGCTCGACCGTGCCCGCGCGCATCCGGCCGCCCCGGTAGAGGTCGAGCGGGGACGGGAACCACGACGCCGACCCTTGGAAGAGGAGCCGGAGGTAGAGGGCCAGCGCGGCCGCGTGGCCGGTGCAGCTCCCGAGCGGGCCCTGGTCGGTCGCCGGGTGCAGGTGCGCGAGCTCGACGTGGGGCGCGAGCGCGAGGAGATCGGACGCGGAGGCGCGCGTGCGCGTCCCGCGGTGCCCTTCGGGGGGCGGTGTCCAGCCGAAAGCCCTCATGGCGTCCCGCGGACCTTCCAACGCACGACGGCGAAGGCGAGCATAAGCGCGCCGAGGAGGATGAAGCCGAGGAGCATCATCGGACGCCACCGTCGGGCGGGTGAAGGTGGTCGAGGTCGCGGCGCAGGATCACGCCGCGGGACGCGGCGCGCAGCTCCAGCTCGCGCAGTTCCGCGTTGGTCGCGCGGCCTTCGGAGCGCCACCCGGCGTCCCCGTCGCACCCGGGCACGAGCGTATCGACCAGGGCGGCGACGGTGTCGGTCACGCGCTCGAGGACCCGACCGAGCGCCACCCCGTTGTCCGTGAGGGTCTGCGCGGCGACGACGAGCGCGGTGCGGACGCCCCCGACGGCCGCGTGCGCGGCGCATCGGTCGCCGCCCCGTTGCTCGTACGCATCGAGGGCGGTCTGGAGACCCTCGGCGGCCGTCGCGACGCCATCGAGGGCGCGGCCCACGACCGTCCGTGCAGGTTCGGGGAGGATCAGGTCGGTGATGGCGTGCGCGGCGGGCACGGCCCACGTCAGGGTCGTGAGCACCGTGCGCGCGGTGTCCGTCCAGCTCGACGGCGTGACGGCGGGCGTGTCGGGCGAGGGTGGGGGGAGGGGGCGGCACGCGCCGATGAGCGCGAGCACCAGGGCGAGGAGAAACAGTCGGAGGATCTTCATGCCCCTCCGCGGGGTGTCATCCCCGCGGCGCGTTAGCAGGCTTCGAGGTAGCCGCCGCGCAGGAAGCCGTGGTAGTCGCCCGCGAGGATCGACCCCCCGCCCGCGCCGCAGGTGTGCCCGTTCTTGTCGACGGTGATCGCGGGGACCGCGCCGTGCCGCACCCAACAGCGGTGCGCGTTGTCGTCGGGCATCGTGCAGTTCGCTGCGCGCGAGTCGATCGTCCAGTCGCGGCCGTTCGGCAGGCGCACCGTGAGGCAGTAGTCATCATCCCCGACGTGGAACGACCCCACGAGGCCGTGCAGCCACTCGGCGTCCCACATCGCGCCGATCGGCGCCTCCTTGAGCGTCGTCGGTTCGCCGCCGTCCGAGCGCGCGTAGAGCGCCTCCTCGCGCACCTGATAGGGGTCCGTCGGGGCGAAGGGCTGCTTGCACGCCTCGCAGTGCGTCGGGTAGCGCGGGTCGTCGTGGGGGTAGCGCTCGGCGTCGTCCGCGTCGCGCGGGGGGCGCCCGTTGAGCGCGACCGTCGCGACGCCCTTCGTCGTCGCGTCGCAGCCCCAGGCGCCCTTCACGGTGCAGGGGCGGGTGGAGGTCGGGGAGAAGCGCCGAAGGTCCACGCGGGCCTCGCCCGTCGGCGTGAGGAAGAAGCAGGGGACGCGTTCCATGCCCCTCCGCGGGGTGTCATCCCCGTAGGCGGTCGGCGAGCTCGGTGACGAGCGGGATGCCGCCGCCGACGCCGAGCACCGCGAGGTGCGAGAGCCCCCGCACGTCGAGCGCGTCGCCGAGGAGCGCGAACCCGACCATCGCCGCCGCGCCGCCCGCGGCCGTCACGGGCCGGGCCTTGGCCGCCTTGAGCGCGCCCTCGACCCCGAGGGCCATCACGGACAGCGCGACCACGACGGGCGTCGGGACGGTGTGGCCGCGGCTCTCGAAGTAGAGCGTCACGACGGTCGTCAGGATGGCGATGAGGCCGCGCAACATGCGGCGGCTGTGGAGGTCGGCGATCTCGACGCGCGGGTCGCGCGGGGCAGGCGACGTACTCGCGTCGACGGCCGTCGCCACCAGGTCGGACTTCGGCGCGGGCGGCACCGCGCTCGTCGGCACGGCCGTCGTGCGACCCGGGCGCGCGAGGAGCTCGTGCACGAGGCTGCGCAGCACGGCGGGCTCGAAGGGCTTGGAGAGGTAGCGCCACCCGCGCTCCCCTGCGATGCGCTCCAGCTCCTTTCCGTCCGCGCCCGAGAAGAGGAGCACCGGGAGCTGCTGCGCGGTGAGCGCGTCGTGGAGGCGCTCGGTCGCGACGCCGAGCACGAGGTCGAGGAGCACCGCGTCCGGTCGGTCGGCGAGGATCGCGGCGAGCGCGTCGCCCACGTCGCGGGCCTCGGTGACGGCGTGCTCCGGGCGGAGCATCGCCGCGACGGCGGCGCGTACCGCGTCGTTGTCGTCGATGAGAAGGATCTTCGGCATGGTCGCTCGTCGGTGATCCCGCAGCGCGGGAGGGACCGTCCCGCAGTGGGGCGGCGTTCACCGCTCGACACGACGTCACCCCGGCGGCGGAGCGGGCGCGGGCTCGATCACCCAGGTGGGCGGGAGCGGATCGGGGGCGGGCGCGAACCCCGGCGCCCCGGGCGGAGCGGCTTCGCGCACCTCCACGAGCGGGTCTTCGGTGTCGCCGACCTCGCGCGGGGTGCGGTAGATCGTGGCGCCCTCCCCGCGAAGGGAGTGGAGCAGATAGTTGCGAATGCCCCGGTGCGGCGAAGGGGGGATGCGACGGTAGACGGCCATGGTCAGACGCCTCCAGGGCGACCCGTGCGGATCGCGTGAATCGCCACGTCGAGATTCACACCGGAGCCCGTCGTGAGCCCCACGATCACGCAGTACGTCCCGGCCGCGCAGCGCACGGCGTTCCGCGCCGCGGCGGCATACCCGAGCCCCGCGTGATCGATCGTGCTGTAGATCGGGACCCACTTCGTCGGGAGCGCACCCGACGTGCCCGTGTTGATGCCGTACTTCCACGACACGGCGTCGTGCGTGCGCGTGATGAGGAACCACAGCTCCCCGCCCGTGCGCACGGCGTCGGTGAGGGCGGCTACCGAGATGATCGCGAGGGAGCTGTACGCCCCCGCATCGACGTACGCGGGCTCCACCTGCCCGTTCGTCCAGAAGGCGAAGTTGCAGGTGTTCTCGTCGTCGCTCCCGATGTTGAACACGATGCGCGTGGCCGAACTGCCGTCCCCGTTGAGGACCTGCACGCGCACCGCGAGGAGGCATTCCTCGGGCGACGTGAAGAGGTCGGGGATCTCCGCGCCGCAGAAGCCCATCGCCGCGGGGTCGACGTCCAGCGTGAGCTTGCCATCCGCCCACGTCGCGGTCGCCCCGCCCGTGGCGGTGAGCGCCGCCCACCCGTCGCCCGTCATGTCCTCGCTGCGCAGGCCCGCGGTCGTGGGCGCCGCCGACTGCCACACGCTCCCGTCGTAGGTGAGCACGTGCCCCGCCGTGGGCGACGTGGGCGCCTTGATCGCGCCGAGCTCGGCGAGCACGTCATCGGCGGTCGCGCCCATCGAGCGGAAGCGCCACGCCCCGTTCACCCGCTTCCAAAGCGTGCCCGACCCGGAGCCCGAGGACACGTACCACTGGTCGCCCTCGCGCACGGGCGAGAGGGCGTCGCGCTCGGCGAGCGTGCCCGAGAGGACGCGCGCCCGCGCCGCGTAGCTCGTGCCCGAACCCGTGGAGAGGAGCATCTGCCCCGCGGCCGTGGCCGACGGGAGCGTCGCGCCGCCCATCGAGCGCCACGTGCTCCCGTCCCAGAGCGTCACGGCCGGCGTGTCGGTCGCGTAGTGGAGCGAGGGCTGCGCGGGGGACGCGGGCCGCGACCCCGCCACGGTCGCGCCCGCCCACAGGACGGCCGTCTCGGGCTCGATGAGCGTCGGCGGCTGCGTCGGATCGACGAGGCGGCGACGGCTCGTGCCGGGGGAGAGCTGCATCGGTCACTTCTCCTTGAAGCCGAGGACGCGGACGGTGGCCGTGCCGCTGTAGCCGCTCGGGATGCGGTAGTCGAACTGCTGCGCGCCCCCGAGGTGCAGGTGCACCTCGCGGCGGACCTCCTGCGCGGCGGTGTTGGCCTCGACGAGGAGCGGCACGCCCGTGCCCGGGGCGTTGATCTTGCGCACCTCGACGCCGCCGTTCGCCGCCCCCGACGCGTTCACCTGAAGCTCCAAGAGCGCCAGCGTGACGGTCGAGCCGACGGGGGGCACGAGGGACGCGCACGAGACGCTCGTCCACGAGGTCTGCGTCCCCGCCGTGAGCACGTCGAGGCCCGACGTGAAGATCGTCCGGTCCCAATACCACCAGCCCTCGTAGCGGTGCCCGGGGAGCGGCACGCCGGAGCCGTCGGTGCGGATCGGGCCGAGGTAGCGGTGCGTCCCGGCCGCGCCGCCCTTCCACGTGTACGAGTCGTCCGGGGGCGTCGGCGAGACCTCGACCGCGAGCGTGCCGCCCGAGGCGTAGAGGTAGAGGTAGCGCCAGGCCCCGGCCGCGTAGCCCGAGGGCGTGATCGTGAAGCCGCCCGTCGCGCTGTAGCTCCGCTGCCCGAGGACCACGAGCTGAATCGGGGCGACGTAGATTTTCGTGCCTGCCCCGATGTCCTTCACCGAGTAGTTGCCGCCGATCAGGAGCCCGTTGAGGGAGTCGGTGACCGACGCGAGCGCGACGGTTTCGAGCGCCGAGGTGTCGAGCGCCCGCACCGAGACCTTCTCGCCGCCCGAGAGCGCCGAGAGGAGCGTGACCGTGGTCGCGTCGGTCTCGGTGTACTCGGACTCGGCGAGCACCGCCCCATCGACGATCACCTCCAGGCAGTGCGCCCCGGGCGTGTACGCGAACGGGAGGTTGAGCGCCGTCTGCGAGCTCGTCCCGGTCGTCTCGTAGTAGCGGCGCGTGCCCGTGGTCGCGCGCTGGAAGCCGCGCGCGTCCTGGAGGTTCTGCGGCGTGATCGTCGTCTGACTCGGCGAGAGGCCGACGAACGCGAGCGGGAGGACGCCGCGCGTCGAGGGCCGCACGGGCGAGGACGCCTCGGTGCCCTGCCGCACGCCGAGCGTGCCGTTCGCCGCGAGGTAGAGGAGGTCGATGCGCGGGTTCGAGGTCGGGGCCGTGAAGGTCGGCGACGTGCCGCCCACGTAGGCCACGTGCGTGTCGTCGATGTTGAAGCGCCCCGCGGCCACGCGCAGGGCCAGTGAGGGCGGGTCGGTGGGCGTGACCTCGCCGTCGCGCTTGACCGACTCGTCGTACACGTCCTCCGCGCGGTTGAGCACGGGGACGTCGAGGAGCCGCACGTCCGTCGTGCGGATCGCCGTCAGGCCGTTCGTGATCTTCACCCGCCCGAGGAGCACGGGGTTCCCCGAGGGGGCCGCGGGGTAGGTCGCGGTCGAGACCGGCGCCGAGGTGCCCGAGACCCGCAGGATCTCGTACGACTCAGGCTGCGTTGTGTAGACCGTCGTCGCGTCCGGGGCGGTGGAGGGGTCCGCGGAGGTGCGCGCGAAGCGGAGGTAGATCGCGACGAAGCGCTCCTGCCCCGAGGCGACGGCCGTCGCCGTGTTGCCCGAGTCGAGGCTCAGATCCACGGTGACTGTGGTGGGGACGTTGAGGCGACGTCCGAGCGCGTCGTACGCCACGCCCGCCGAGAGCTGGAGCGTCAGGTTCGGCGACGCCTGCTCCGTGAGCTGGAGCCCCGCGGCGACGCCGTAGCCGAGGAGGTCGGTGACGATCGCGCGGTCGGCGTTCTCGGCGTTGTCCTGCCAGGAGTGCACGTCCGTGTGCTCGATCACGAAGTCGCGGTGGTATACGCGTCGGTCCATCGACCCTCGCGCGTGGTCACCCGTGGAGTTCGGCGACCCTCGGAGAACTTGTACCGCAGGTGGCGGCCATGTACTTTGATCTCGCGATGTTCCTGATCTACTTGGACGCTGGCACCATCAACCACATTGCCGATGGCAAATGCCCTCCCGAACAGGTCGCGGACCTACACGCTGCCATGCGGGAGGTCGGCGCCTCGCTGATTCTTTCACTCGCGCATGTGTGGGACTTCTGCAACAACACGGACGACGCCACAAAGCAGCGTGTTGCGACGGCGATCGATGCGTTCCCTTCCCGTATGTTGATCGCGGACAGCCCCGAAGCTACCGAACGTGAGGCGCTCGACAGGATCGGTGATGGCGCGGAATTCGATGCAGACACCTACGCCCCGCCGCACTGGCAGGGGCGATTGTTCCAGGCGCGTGACTTCATGCGTGTCTGCGAGCCGAAGGTGATGGATGCCGCCGACCGTTTCATCACGTGTGTTCGTGCCCTTACTGAAGCTCATCGGTTGGGCGTCCAGGCGAGGCGCGCATCCACCTCGGGTCCGTCGGCTCAAAAGCAGGAACGCGATGCGGTACGGGCCTTCCTCGAAGGGCTATTCGCAGCGCAAAACGATGAAGAAATCAAAGCGCTTGTCGAAATGCGCCTTGCCTCTCTATCTCCAGAAGCACGGGCGGCGAGCGACAAAATGCTCAAGGATGGTTTTGAAAAGGGCATCGCAATGTTTCCTCCGGAAGTACGCGAACAAATGCCGCAGTGGTCGCTCGACCTGTTTTGCCGCGCCGTCATGCAAACTCGCAGAGACGCGGAAACGCATGGAATTACCCCAGGACGGGCCGTCCAACTCGCGGTGAAACAGCCCGCACTAAACAGCGTCAACTGGGCGGGTGCACGGATTCGTGGTGGGATGGACCGATGGTACGAGATCGCGGGTGCCGTGGCTCCCGGCATGGCGATCCGGGTGAAGATCATCGAGCAAAACACAGGCAACGCGATGCGCAACCCGCTGCACAGCGACACGGCCGACACGATCCATGTGCTCTACCTGCCCTACATGGATCTCTCGGTCGTGGATGCGAATAACTTCTCTGCCTACCAGTCGTTGCAGAGCAAGGTGAGACCCAGGCGCAAAGGGGTCGTCGTGAAAGATCCAGGGCGCGACCTGAGGCCGCTGATTCAGAGAATCAGGTCACTTCCCATCGACCCGTGACCTCACCCGAGGGCGGTGTTCCGTCCGAGCAGGGACGTGCCGAGGCGCCACGACGGGTGCCGCGCGGCGGCGTCGTCGAGCGTGACGGTCATCGTGGAGGGGCGCATCACCTCGATCACCTGCGCGAGCGCGCGCCGCTCGTCGCTCGTGAGCACGCGCGGCAGGACGAGCGCGAGCGTGAACGCGTCGTCGGCCGGGGTCGCCCCGCGGGCCGACGCGGCGAGCGCCGTGGCCAGGACCTCGGTGGTCGCGAGCTCGATCCGGTCGCCCGCCGTGAGGCCCGTCGGATTCTCGCGGCGCCACACCCGCACGACCGCCCCCCGCGCGAGCGGCGCGGCGAAGGTGATCGTGGACGCGGACGTCTCCGACCACGCGGGCGCGTCCACGCGAAGACGGTCGACCGTCACGACCAGCGTCCCGATCCCCACCGTGTAGCTGAAGGGGAGCGTGAGCGCCGACTCGCCGCCGTAGGCCGTGTATTCATGGCCGCGCGTGAGGAGCTCGACCCGTCGCGGCTCGACCGCGAGGAAGGCCGTCCGGTCGAGCTCCACCCCGTTGCGCCACGCCCGCAAGGTCCCTGTGTGCGGCGTCACGCGCCAGCGCGCGTCGGTCACGTCGATCGCGGTCTCGCCGCCCGTCGCGGTGTAGACGAACGAGAGGCCCCCGAGGTGCGACCGCCCGAGGCGCCACGCCTGACGTCGCTCGCCGCGCAGGTACGCCTCTTCGCCGAGGAAGAGGCGTACGGCGTCGAGGAGCCCGGGGGCCGTGCCCTTCTCGCGGTAGAGCGGCACGAGGAGCGCCACGACCTTGCGCTGGAGCGCCTCGGGGAGGGTCGTGTCGAGCGTCCAGCCCTTCGCCCGCGCAAGCTCGGGGAGCCACCGCGCCGCGCAGGTGAGCGGGTCGTCGAGCGTGAGGAGCTGCCCCGTGTCGTCGTAACGGTCGCCGAGCGCGTCGTCGGCGAGGCGCACGAGGGACGCGAGGGGTTCGGCCGGGGCCTCGCGCCGCCAGAACCGGGGGAGGGCGTCCCAGAGCGTCGGGCGGGCCATCAGGGCGTCTCCTGAATCACCGTCACGGCGGGCGTCGCGGCGAGCGCGGCGAACTGCACGGCCGTGAAGGTCGGGTCGCTCGCGGGCGACGTGACCTCGACGCGCGTCACGCCCGCGAGGGACTGGCAGGCGTCGTACATCCTCGACCGCGGCACCGGGTAGCCGAAGCGCAGCACGTAGAAGCCCTCCTCGTCGCGCGCCCCCGGCGTCCAGAGCGCGGCGAGGGCGGCCTGCGCGGCGGTCTGGAGGGCCGCGGCGTCCACGTCCGCGCGGCAGTAGACCGTCACGGCGATCGACTGCGCGACGTACACGGCGCTCACGACCGACACCTCAAGGCCCGCGGGGCAGGGCTTGGTCTCGGTGACGTACGTGTGCACCGCGTCGAGGAGCGTCGCGTCGGGCGATCCGCCCGCCGTCGGGACGACGTAGAGGCGGTGCTGGAGGTGGCCGAGGGTCGCGTCCTCGCGCCGCGTGTGGCAGAGCGCGCGGGCGACGCCCGGCACCTCGACCGCGTGGAGCTCGTAGTCCTCGCGGCTCACCGTCCGATCCGTGGCGCGGAGCGAGTCGGGCGCGGCGTACCGGGCGTGCTCCAGGCTCTCGCGGTCGGTGCCGCCCGCGGCGTCGCCGGGGTTCGTCACGGTGACCTCGACGGGCAGGCCCGCGGCGGTCGCGAACGAGCCCTGCACGCGCCGCAGCGTGCCGCGCCGCACGCGCCCGGCCGCGCCGAGCGTGGTCCGGTAGGTGACGGTGATCGTGGCGCCCTCGGCGGGGCGCTTGCCGTTCACCCCGTCGCCGAAGACGACCGTGGCGCGCTCGTCGGCGTCGCGCTCGACCACGTAGTGCTGCGACGCGGACGTCGACGAGAGGAAGTTCGCGACGCGCGTCCACGTCACGCCGCCGACCCGCACCACCTCGCTCGCGCGCACGAAGGGCGTGGCCGAGAGGGTCACGCGCTGGCCCGTGGGCCACGCGCCCGCCGCGTCGCCGACGAAGCTCTGCGTCTGCGCGCGCCCCTCGGTGCAGGCCACCGTGCGCGACGTCTGCCCCGGCGCGAAGGTCACCGCGGCGTCGGTCGTGTAGACCACCGCGCCGTCTTCCGTGTAGACCTCGGTCCCCGCGGCGATCGGCACCGCGTCCGACTGCGACGGGATCGCGAGCGAGACGGTGACCGTCGGGGGCGTCGGCGACGCGAGCTCGTACGCGAGGCCCCGCGCGTGGTCGATCACGCTCTGGCGCAGGCGCGCGCGGTGGATGAACGCCTCGTTGAGGCCGCGGTTCTGGTAGTACGTGAGCTTCGCGCCGACGGTCGCGACGGCCACGAACCAGCGCCGGTCGGGCGACCCTTCGGAGAGGTCGAGGCCCGCGAGCGAGGGCTCCCCCGCGGCGTTCGTCGTGAGCTCCGCGAGGATGCCCTCGAAGTCGAGCACGGTGTACTGAAGCGCACGAGGGGCCATCGCCCCTCGCGGGTGGTCACCCCGACGCGGTGGCACGCCGCGCGCAACGCGGGGACGGGCGCGCGGCCGCACAGGGCGACCCGCGTTCAGGAGCACGCCATGACACGACGCCAGAAGATCGAAGCGCCCGACGCGCAGCCGACCTCGCCCGCCACCCTCCCCGCGTCCGAGAAGGTGCGCGTCACGCCCGCCCTCGCCCGCGAGTGGCTGGAGAAGTACAACCGGCGCAACCGCCCGCTGCGCGAGGCGGTCGTGGATCGCTACGCCGAACAGATGAAAGAGGGCGAGTGGCAGGAGACGGGGGACACCGTGAAGTTCGGGGCGGACGGTCTCCTCTACGACGGCCAGCACCGCCTCTCCGCGGTCGCGCGGTCGGGCCGCACCGTGGAGCTGTGGGTGGTGCGCGGCCTGCCGCCGGGCGCGCGCGAAGCGATCGACATGGGCGAGGCGCGGCGCGCGTTCGACAACCTCGCCATCTCCGACGGGTTGAGCCTCGCGGCGGAGGACCGGACGTGGCTCACGGCCATCGCGCGCCACGCCTACGGCGTGCACCACAAGCTCACGGTCTCCGTCGCGCGGGCGGTGCTCGCCGCGTACGGCCCCGGGCTCAAGGTCGCGCGCGAGGTGTTCAAGGGCCACCAGCGCGGGCTCTGCCGCGCCTCGTACGTCGGGGCGTTCATCTTCGCGTACCGCAAGGAGGGCGAGCGCGTGGCCGAACTCATGCGCCGGTTCCGCGACGGCGCGAACCTCGACGCGAAGGACCCGATCCTCTTGCTCCGCAACTCGATGATGACGACGTCGTCGGGCGGGTACGTCGTCGGCCACGCGGAGTTCGAGCGGACGTGCGCGGCCGTGGCCGCGGCGCTCGACGGCGAGAAGCGGGCGCGCCTCATCCGCAGCGCCGCGGCGCTCGAACGCTTCCGCGTGCCGAACGACACGTGCCTCGCCACGGCGAAGGAAGAGGCCGTGACCCTCGACGGGCTCATCAAGACCTACGGTGAGGTCTGCGTGCGCGCCGCGCTCGACGCGAAGGACGTGCTCACGGAGCGTCAGAAGGAGGTCCTGCGCGAGGTGCTCTCGGGCAAGGACACGTCCTCGATCCGCGCGCAGGACGGCGTGACCCGCCAGGACATCTTCAAGGTCCGACGGGCGGCGCTCCGCAACCTGCACAAGCACCTGTCCGCGCAGGGGTAGCGGCCCGTCGCGTGCAGCGCCACCGCGCATGATTGGACTCGCGCATGCAGACGGGAAGGAGTACCCCAACCTCGCGCTCGCGTCTCTCTCCGCGTATTTCAAAGCGCTCGGCGAAGAGGTGCGACTCATCCGCCCCGACGATCGCCCCGACCTTTTCCGGGGCGGCTTCCCCGAACGCATCTACGGCTCGTCGATCTTCGACGAATCCGCTTCGCAGCGAGAGGACATTGAGCAGCACTGGGGGCACGTCCTGTGGGGCGGGACCGGGGTGCGTCTCGCTTCCTCACTCCGCGAGGTTGATGCGTCGGTGGATTGGGACGCAATCCGCCCCGACTTCTCGCTCTACCCCGATTTCGCTGCATCCATGGGGTTCCTCACGAGGGGGTGCCGTCTGCGCTGTGGTTTTTGCGTGGTGCCCGAGAAGGAGGGGAGGCCGCGCGTCGTGTCGGACGTGCACCGAGTGTGGCGCGGCGAGGGGCACCCTCGGCACCTGCACCTTCTCGACAACGACGCCTTCGCGAAGCCGTTGCGAGACTTCTGGCGAGATGCGGTTGAGGAGTTCCGGAAGGGTCGGTTCCGCGTGTGCTTTACGCAGGGGATCAACGTCCGACTGATCGACGACGAGGCGGCGGCGCTCATCGCGCGGACGCCTTATTACGGCAACGACTTCAACAAGCGCATCCTCTATACGGCGTGGGATAACCTTCGCGACGAATCCATCTTCAAGGCGGGTGTTGAGCGACTGCGCCGCGCGGGTGTGTCACCCCACAGGCTCCGCGTGTTCATGCTCGTGGGCTACCGCGAAGACGAGACGTGGGAGGAGAGGTTCTATCGGTTCGCGGAGATCGCGGCTCTGCGTGCCGAACCCTACGTGATGGTGTATGGCGCCGAAGGCGCACGCCCCGAACTCGACGCGTTCCAACGGTGGTCGAATCGTTGGTTCTTCCGCTCGATCGCGTGGCCGGACTACGCGCGTGATGGGAAGTGGGACACGCGTATTTATGGCGACGCGCGCGCGGACTCAGACGCCGCGTGGAACCGCGTGGTAGAGCGAATGCTCACCCGTTGACTTCCACGACGCGGGACTCGCCCGTCCCGCGCGGGCGGAGGGTGATCGCGGCCTTCGTGCTCCGCTCCCCCTGCGTGATCTCCGCGCGCTCGACCTTGAGCCGCTTCTCCCACCGACCGAGCGCGTCGGCCGTCGACGTCTTCATCTCCAGCGCGAGCGCGGCGTCGTTGGGCTCGTGGAGGAGCTGGCGCACGCGCGACCCGAACTCGGGCTGAAACTCGATCTCGCCGGGGGTCGTGTCGAGGATCGTGCGCGCGGCGACGAGGGCCGTTGCGGTGCCGGTCACGGTCGCGAGGTAGCCGCGGGCGCCGAGGTGCAGCGGGCGGTCGTAGCCGAAGGTCGTCACGGGAGGATCTCCACCTGCACGCGCGTGAGTGAGGGGATGCGCAGCTCGCCGGTCGTGGGGAGGTTGAAGGGGTCGATCACGTCGTTCGCGTCGGCGATCACCCACCAGAGATGCGGCGTGCCGTAGAACTCCTGGGCGAGGAGTCCGAGCTTCGTCGCGGCCGTGGCGGGCACGCGAGCGTCGGGGTCGCGCGCGTCCTCGGGCAGGAGCGCCGGGGCGCGCGGGCCGTGGAAGGTCTCGTCGCGCACGAGGTCGCGGTAGTGGGGCTCGCGGGCGAAGGGGTTGTAGACCGAGCTCATCGGATCACCTTCCGGCCAGGACGTCGTCGCGGGAGAGGTCGCCGTTCACGGGCACGTTCGTCCACTTGAGCGTGGCGCGCAGCTCCCCGGGCGCCGTGGTGTCGGGGTCGAACCAGGGCCCGCTCTTGAGCATGACCTCCGTGATGATCACACGCAGCGTCCGGTAGCCGCCGAAGACGAGGAGCACCGGGTGCGGCCCGTTCCTGAGGCGCCCTGTGTCGTCGTACTCGGGGAGCGGGAGCGCTTCGAGCTGGCGGCGCACGCGCTCGATGTCTTGCGCGTCGAGTTCGCGCCGGATGAACACGAGCTCGACCTCCCCGTCGCGCCCCTTGCCGCCCGTGTAGTGCTGGCGCGGGAAGGAGCCGCCGCGGACGTTCTTCTCCGACCAGTTCGCGCCGACCGTGACCGGGAGGTCCTCGGGGTTGAACTGCCAGTCGAGGCGCAACCCGTCGACAAGATCGCGGAGGTAGCCCGTGGTCGCCACGCCCCTCCGCGCGGGGTCACCCGGGAGGGATGACTGCGCGGCGAAGGGCGTGGGCGTCCTCGATCAGGTCCCGATCCTCTACCTCTCGCTCGACGGCCAGCGCGCGCCCGCCGACCTCACGCGCCGGGTGCTCGAACTCACCGTCGACGAGGGCGAGAAGAAGGGCAAGGCCCTCGCGCTGCACGTCACGCTCAAGCTCGACGACGCGGACCACACGCTCCGCGAGCGCCTGCCGCAGGGGACGGTACTCGGCGTGCGGTGGGGGTATCCCGGCACGCTCTCCGCCCCGTTCGGCGCCGTCGTCCACGAGGTCACGCCGAGCTACGACGACGCGACCGTGACGGTCGAGGCGTTCGGCCGGGAGCTTGAGCTCTCGCGCGGCGCGATCCGCCACGTCTTCGAGGGCCGCACCTTCCGCGAGGCCGCCGAGGAGATCGCGCGCCACGCGGGGCTCACGGTGCGCTTCGAGGCGGAGGACACGATCCGCTTCGACGGGCAGGTGATCGACCACGAGACGGCCTGGAGCTGGATCACGCGCCGCTCCGCCGAACTCGGGCTCTCGGTCGAGATGGAGGGCGACACGATCGTGGTGCGGGAGCCGCCCGTGGGCGACCCCCCCGCGCTCGTGCTCCTCCACGGGTGGCGGAACGGCAACGTGCTCAACTTCGAGGTCAAGGAGGACACGAAGAAGGGGCGCACCGAGGACGAGGGGGTCGTGGCGCTCTTTCACGACCCGGCCTCGGGCCAGGTCCTCGCGCACGCGGCGGGCGACCCGAACACGACCCGGCAGACGCTCGCCGCGCGACGACTCGCCGCCGAGCGCCGCCGCGCGCAGGCCGCCGAGGGGGCGGGGCTTTCGGCCTTCCTCGCGGCGCACCCCGACCTCCAGACCGCCACGCCCGAGGCGCAGGCCGAAGCGTGGCAGGCGTCGCGGGCGGCGGCCCGACGTTCGAACGCCGCGCCGACCGAGGACGACGCGGCGTTCTTCGTGGTGAGCACCGAGAGCGGGGAGGTGCTCTCCGAGGGCGGGCGCGCCCCGGTGACCTCACCGCCGAACGGAGCCCCCGAGGCCGGACGCGTCGTCACGCCGCCCGCGACGGGCTCGACCGCCGCCGCGCGCCAGCACGTCGCGCGGGTGGCGTCGGCGACCTTCAAGCACCACGAGGCGCGGAAGGTCGAGGCCACCGCGAAGGCCCTCGGGCTCCCGCGCGCGCGCCGCGGGGTCCTCGTCAAGGTCCTCGGGGTCGAGGCCCGCGACGCGGGGCTCTGGCGGGCGAAGGGGTGCCGCCACACGATCGACGCGAGCGGCTACGAGACCGAGCTCACGCTCACGCGCGACGGCGTGAACGCGGGGCGGCGCAACCCGCGGCGCACCGGGGCCGCGCAGCCGACGCCCACCACGGGTCAGCCGGGGCGCGCCGCGGGGTCGCCGCAGACGACCGAGGCGCCCGATGTGGTGAACTTGGAGGAGTAGCTCAGAAGGGCCAGCACCGTCGGCACAGGCAGAGCGACGTGCGCACGCGCCGCGGCAGGAGCCCCCGGCGCCAGTGCGCGTGCGGGTGCTCGAACCACGTCGGCCCGCCCGGGTGGCGTCGCGGCGGGGAGGCGACGGCGCCGAAGTGCACCGGGGCGCTCGGGATCGCGGCCGTCGCGCCGAAGGCCAGGAGCAGGAGTCCGAGCGGGTACCTCACCGGAGGTTCGCGCGGTCGAGCTGGAGGTACGCGACGACCTTCGCCATCGACTCCATGAGGGGCGCGTCGGTCGAGACCTCGACCGAGCGGACGCGCGTGTCGGCGAGCGCCCGATAACGCTCGCGCATCGCGTCGCGCCGGGGGTCTTCGTCGAGCGCGGCGAGCGCCGAGGCGACGCGCGGGCGGTCGCGGAGGCGCGCGTTGAGCACCGCATCGGGCGCGGTGAGGAGGACGAGTACCGGTTCGATCCCCATCTCGGCGAGCGTGATCTCCTCGGCGCGCGCGAGCTCGGCGGCCCACCGCGCGCCCGTCACCGCGTAGCTCGTCCAGTGCGAACGGTCGAGGAGGTGCACGCCCGGGAGGTCGCGGACGAGGCAGTGGATGCGCGCGCGCTCGTACGCGTACCAGTACGCGCGGCGCACGTCGTCGGCGAGGTCCTTGGGGTCGTAGGGCGTCGCGTGGACGTGCCGATGCACGTGCGCGCCCTTGCCCGTGAGTTCGCCCGCGACGGCGGAGAGGATCGTGCCCTTCCCCACCGCGTCGGGGCCGTCGATCATGTAGAGCTGCTTCATCGGTCATACCCCCGCGATGGCATGTCGTTTGGGTCGTAATCGAACACGGGCCAGGCCCGCGCCGCCGACCTTTCGCCGTCGAGCCCCGACACGAACCAGGACCACCCTTCGCCCTTCACGAGGAGCACGCGCTGCTTCGGACGATCGATCACACCGACCTGGACGCTTTGACCGAAGCCGAAGAACGGGACGGCCCACACGAACCGCCACGGATCGAACGGCAGGCCGCAGACCGAGACGGGTGGCGGGGTGTGGTAGCGCGTCCAGGCGCAGGGCCGCGGAGGCTCGATCGGGCACCCGTCGTTCCCGCAGTGCGGGCACGGCTCCGTGGGCTCCTTGGGGACGCAGCCGTCCAGCCACGCGCCCATCGCCTTCGCATCGAAGCGAAACAACTTGATGAGCGCCTGGCACTCGCGGACGAACATCGCGTTCGCGTACGTGACCATTGGAAGCGTCGAGGGCACCTCGGGCGCGTGCTCGACAAGGAGCACCTCGTAGCGTGAGATCAGGGCGATCGAGTCATCGACGGTGCCGATCTCGATCACGTCCCCGCCGTCCTCTGCGTCGGCGACGGCGAGCATGAAGGCTTCCGAGAGATTCATGGCCGCGCTCAAAGCAGAAACCGTGCACGCGCGCAGTCCGCGTCGGTGAGTCCGACCGCGAGGTCCGTCCGCACGAACCGTTCACCCGGCACCCCCACGAGCGGAAGGTCGTCGATCACACACCAGCGCTCGACCTCGGGGTGCGCGTCGAGCCACGCCCGAATCTCGAACCAACGCCCTTTCTCGGTGCGGCGGTCATCGTCCAGCGACACGGGGTTGTCGTCGGGGGTTGCGCCCACGATGGGCGCGGTGAGGCCCGCGGCGCGCAGCACGTCCTCGGTGTGTGCGAGATACGTCCGCCACGAGGAGCTGATCACCAGCGACGCCCCCATCTCCGCGCAGAGCCGGTTGAGTCGGTCGATGCACGCGGGGTCAAGCCAGTCCACAGGCTTCGTCGTGCCGAGACGTGGCTTGAGCAGTTCGTACCACCCCGCGTGGTTGAGCACGCCGTCGATGTCGAGGAAGATCACGACGGGCATCACGCGTCCTCACTCTCGTCGGTCGCGTCCTCGGTCTCCTCGCACCACCGACAGACGAGCTTCTTGAAGCCCGTGTATTCGGCCGTCGCCTGGCAGGTGAGGCAGGCGCCCGTCTTGTCGCGGTAGCGCGCGGCCACCTGCGCGCGTCGGTCTTCCTGCGACATGAAGGGCGGTGCCTCGTCCGCGCGCCGCAGGGCCTCGTCGCTGTAGCGGCGCATCCCGCGGTCGAGGAACATCACCGTGAGGAACACCCACGCGCCCATCGCGAATCCCGTGACGTACGCGCCCATGCGTTCGGTTCCCACGGCATCGGCCACAGCGATGAAGCCTGCGCACGCCGAACCGAAGAGGACGAGTTCGTGCTTGAGCGCGCGCCACATCGAGGGCCGCGCAGTGGCGAGGAGGGCGCTTTCTTCGGCGGTGAGACCGCCCTCCGCGACCTCATCCAGCACCCGCACTGTGCTCGGCGTGAAGAAGTCGCCCACGTCGAGCTTCTTCTTGTCCTCGGGCGTGAGCGCGTGCGTCCACGTCTCGATCGCCGCGCCGGGCTTGCTCGTGCAGACGAAGCCCTCCCCGGGCGACTCGTCCGCGCGCTGCGCGCGGCCCGCGTCGGTGATCGTGTAGCGGCGGAGCGGGAGGTCGCGCCCCTCGACCGGGAGGGCCTCGGACGTGACGAGGCCGCGGTCTTCGAGCGCCTGAAGGTGCACGTAGACGGTGCCGCGCTGGAGCGCCCCGTCGGCGCGTTCGACGAGCTCACGGCCGGTCTTCGGCCCGGTCGCGAGGAGGTGCAGGATGGTGCGGTGAGCGTCGTTCATGGCGACGGCGGGATCGCAAGGCCCACGCCACCGGGCGTGCATCCGGCGTTGAGGCGCTCGATCGCGGCGCGCTCGTCGCGCGCGAGCGCGGGGAGGCGCTGGCAGACGAGGACGAGGACGGCCTGGGTGAGCACGCGCACCGAGGCCCGCGCGCCCGTCCCGCCCCCCGCGTAGCGGCGCACGGTCGACTCGCTCTCGCCCGCGAAGGCCGCGACCTCCGCGAGGTCGAGCTCGGCCAGGAGCGCCACGAGGAGCCGTTGCGCGTCGGCGGTGAGGGCCTGGGAGGGCTTGGGGCGGCGGGCCATCACCCGTCGCGGGCGCGTCAACGCGGCGCGCGGTTGGCGCTCAATCCCCGTCGAGCATCGCGGCGTCGATCGCCAACGACTCGAAGAACTCCGCGATCACCCCGAGGAGTTCGGCCTGCGTGTCGCACACCGCGTACTCCCCCTCGTGGAAGTCCTCCCAGGTGTAGAGGTCCCCTTCGGTGCCGTCGGTGTAGCGCACGCGGAGGTGGTAGGCCGTGAAGCGGTGCTCGGGCGCGAGGCCGGGGGGATCGGGGAGGAGCTCGGTCACGAGGATTCGCTCGATCGCGGCGAGCCGCGTCCAGCCGACGCGCGGCGTCCCCGCGTCGGAGCCCCACACCGCATCGAGGAGCGCCACCGCGTCGGCCGCGAGGGCGGTCGGGGGCTTCGCGCGCGTCGAGGCGTCGAGGCCCATCGCGGCCGTCATCGCACCGTCCGACCAGTACGCCCACCGCGCGGTCGCGTGCACGAGGTCGGCGGCGACGGTGCGCGTCGCGACGGTCGAGCGCAACACCACGTCGTGCCCCTTGGCCCGCGCGCGTTCGCCGTCGAGCCGGATTCGTTCGGCGACTTCGAGGTCGCGGGCGCGCGTGGGCGCGTCCGAGGCCGCGACGAGCGCGTCTTGTGCCGCGCCGAAGGTCCTCCACAACGAATCGAGCTGGACGAGCGCGTTCGGGGAGAGAGCCCACGGGAACGCCGCGCGGAGGTCGTCCTCGGTCATGGCCTCGGTCTGGAGTCGGATCTCGTGCCTCATCGTCGCTTCTCCTTCGTGCGCCTCTCCTTCACCGTCCGTGCCGCCGCGGTGGGGCGGCCCCGCGGCGGGATCGGGCACGCGGCCGAGACCTCGGGCACCTCGCGTTGCATGCGCCGCCACACGCTCGGCGCGATCCCCACCCGGCCCGCGGCGTCCCGCACCCGGTCGCGCGCGAGGGCGGCGGCCGTCCAGGCGGGCGCGAGCGCCGCGGCGAGGTGCTTCGCGGCCCGGTCGCGCGCCTCGCGCAAGGGGCCGCGCACGTCCTCGGGGTAGCCGTCGGGCACGAGGTCCATCAGCGCGATCAGGCGGTGTACGGGGTCGTTTCGGTCGGTCGTCATGGGCGGATCGTACGCGCCGAAACCGTGACAGGATACGACCAAAAAAGCAACGTTTGAGCGTTGCTTTTGTCGCGCTCGCACGTACCTATCTACAGAAGCGAGGGCGAGGATGCGCATCGTGCTCGAAGTGACGGTGGCGACGGGCGGTCTCACGGCGGACGACTTCATGGCGCGCGCGCTCGCGGGGCTCCGCTCGGTGAACGACCAGGGCGAGGAGCTCCTCACGGCGATGGAGGCGGCGGTCTCCCCCGCGCCCGTGACCTACGGCGCCCTCACCGCGGCGCGCACGCGCATCCCCCGCGCGGCGCTCCTCGCGTCGCTCGAAGCCCACGGCTGGCGCATCGCGGCCGTCGCGCGGGAGTTCGGCGTGTCGCGCGCGACCGTCCGCGACCGCATGGCGGACTACGGCATCACCCGGGCGTAACGCCCACGAAGGAAAGGACGAACGACCATGGAAGCTCTCTTCACGGCAGACGACCTCATCCACGCCTACACCCGCGCGCAGGCCCTCGAAGACGGCGTGCTGGTGGACGTGACGGCCGCGGCGGACGCCGTGGGCGTGCGCGTCCACACCGCGATGACCGCGGGCCTCTTCGCGGACGTGGGTGGCGAGGACGGGGCGCGTCTCCTGCGCGCGTTCGGCGACGTGCGCGCGGCGCTCCTCGCGGCGCCCGCGGACGAAGACCGCGTGTACTTCACGCTGCGCGGCGTCGGGGGCGACGTCGACGCGTGGGCGCACATCGGCCCCGGCGACGACGGCGAGCCCGTGCTCACGCTCATGCGCCAGGGCGAGGACTGATCCACGGGCGAGGGGCGGGGCCTTCGGGCTCCGCCCCTCGCCAGGAGGATGCGAAGATGAACATGAACCCGGAGCGTCTGCGTCTCCCGATCGTGTGCGACGGCTGCGGCGGTCTCGGCGAGATTCGCGCGCGGCGCGCGTCGCCCGAGGCCACCTGCGACCTCGAAGAGTGCCCCGACTGCCGCGGCAACGGCACGCGGTACGTCACGCTCGACCCGGGCGACCCGTGGGCGATCCTGCGCGCCCTGCGGGCCTTCCCGCCCGTCGATGCGACCGCCGACGAAGGCGCGAGCCTCGACGGCTGCGACGCGGTCGACGCCCTCGGCGCGCTGCGCGCGTTCCTCGACATCGCGCTCGCGCAGGCCCCGACCTCGGCCTTCCCGCGGTAGCCCGAGGGGGTGTACGCTCCGCGCGTGCACCCCTACCGCACCCCCGCACCGCCACGCTGGCGCCTCACGCCCTCTCGGGCGGCCCTGATCGTCGCAGGGCTTCTGTTCTTCGCCGCACTCACGTTCCTCGTACGCGTCTCGTGGCGCGTGTGGGGCGGTGGGTGAGCTGGAAGAGTCGCCGCCCCGATTCCCCCTCCGCACCCGGCCCGATGCCGGGCACACCCCGTCGCCCGATGCAACCGCACTCGATCGCGTACGTCCCGCAGTCGTCCGTGCTCGAACCTACGCCTGAGGTGATCCCGCCGCCGCCCGAGCCGTACGACGAGCTCGCCGACGCGGTGGCCGAGCGCGCCGCAGTCGAGCGACTCAGGCGCGGGGAGTAACGCGGCACTTGCCGCCCTACCACGCGAGCCCGCTCCCGAGGAAGCTCGTGAGCCGCTGCGCGTCGGCCATCACGGCCGTGAGCTCCGCCTCGCGCTGCGCGAGCACGTTCCGCAGGGTGGGCTTCTCCGCCCACGCGCGCTCCAGGTCGAGGACCGTCTCACGGAGGAGATCGACCTCCACCGCGCGCAGCGCCCCTTCGCCCACCGGCAGGGCCGCGAGCCCGAGGAGGCGGTTGCGCACGGCGTCGAGGACCCCGCCCGCGCTGTTGCCGAGCGTGAGCGCGCTGCGGATCTCGGGCACGGCGCGCTTCAGGTGCACGAACGGGAGCACGAGGAGACTCTCGTCCTGGGAGCCCGTGCCGCCCTCGGCGGTGAAGTCGAGGTCGTCGTAGACCTCGCTGTAGGACCCGAGGCGCAGGATCACCTTGCGGTGCGTGGCGTCGCCGTCACTCGCGGCGGCGACCTCGACGCTCACGCGCCCGCCCGCGATGCCGAGCTCGCGCGCTTCGATGCGCGCGACGGGCGCCCCGCCGCCGTCGAGGATCGTGTCCCAGGCCCGCGCGGGCGAAGGGTCCGTGAAGGGGTCGGGGAAGGGCACGGTGTGCTCGCCGAGGACGATGGGCCCGCGGGTCGTCTCGGCGATGCGCGGCGTGAGGGTCGTGCCGTAGCTCGACTGGTAGGCCACCTGCGCGGCTTCGAGGTAGCGGCAGAGGTTGGTGGCGCGCGTCCAGACCGGGCCCATCGCCGTCGTCCACGTGGTGAGCGCGGCGCTGTAGGTCGCGTCGTCGGCGTCGACCGTGGTGCGCAGGCGGGCGTTGTCGGCGTCGTAGGCCGCGCCCGTGGCGTTCAGGCGCGCGAGGAGCCCCTGCCCGTAGAGCTTCGCGGGCGCGTCGGCCGCGAGCGAGACGTGCGCGAGGGCCGTCCCGAGCGCGTCGCGCGTCGTCGTCCAGGTGATGACCGAGGGCATCGCTACTCCGTCTCGACCGCGCGCCCGCTGCGCAGGGCCGTGGTGGTGTTCTGCCGATTGACGGCCCGCATGACCTCGCGGCCGTCGATCTCTACGATCGTGGGCCCCGGGGGCGGCGGCGGGGGCGTGTTCACGACGACGGCGGCGGGGGTCTGCGCGGCGGCCATCACGCCCGTCGTGCGGGCGACGTTCGCGGCCGTCACCGCGCCCGCGCCGGCGGCCTGGGTGTCCACCACGGCGCCCGCCTGCGCGGGGGTCGCGGGGCCTTGCGCGAAGGTCTCCAGGGTGCGCGCCGCGCCCTCCAGGCCCGAGGGCCGCAGCGCCGCCGGGAGCCCGCGGTACATCGACACGATCTCGCGCGCCACGAGGCGCAAGGGGGCGAGGAGGAGGTTCGGGAGCGAGCTGAAGGTCGTGCGAATGCCCGCGACGAGGAGCACGAGCGCGAGGCGCGCCCCCGCGAGGTGCACCCCGAACCGCCGCTCCAAGAACCCCCCGACGGCCCGCAGCGCGCCGAGGATGAGCCCGAACGCGAACCGGGCCACGAAGATGAAGGGGGCGAAGAGGACGCGGGCGAGGGCGGCGAAGACCCCGACGCGCGCGCGGATCCACCCGAAGAGGGCCACGAAGGGGGCCGTGAGGGTGCGGCCGATCGCGAGCGCCGCGCGTCCGAGGGCACCCCCGATCCACACCGCCGCCCGCGCGAGGGCCCCGACCATCCACGCGAGCGCCATCCCGACGCGCGCCTGCACGACGTACCACGCGAGCACGATCATCGCGACGGCCACGCGCAGGGGCCAGAGCGCGCGCCAGAGCGACTGCGCGCCCGCGACGACGCGCCCGCGGAACCGCTCGAACGACCCGTCGGTGCGGCCGAGGAGCACCGCGAGCTCGATGAAGGGGCCGAAGACGAGGTTCAGGGCGACGCGCAGCGCGCGCCACTTCGGCGACGAGGACGCGAGCTGGTCGGCGTGGCGGTAGGCCCAGAGCGAGGCCAGGCCGATCGCCACCACGGCCAGGGCGACGGCCGCCAGGACCGGGTTCAGGAGCACGAAGCGCAAGGTCACGCCCGTGAGGCGCTCCATGCCGATGCGCGTCTGCGCGAGGATGCCGGGGAGGGCGCGCCCCGTCGCGACGAGCTGGCGCCCGAGGGCCTGCGCGAGCGCCGCGGCGTTGCCCGCGACGAAGCGGCCCGTCGTCGGGTCGCGCGTCGGCCCGAGGAGCCGGAGGACGGGCAGGGTGATCAGGCCCGCCGCGCGGACGGCGAGCGTCGCGGCCTTCACGAGCGCGAGCATCGTCACGAGGCGTCCGAGGCGCTCCCCGAGGCGGGTCGCTTCGGCCCGCGTCATCGTCATGCCCGCCTGCGTGATCCCGAGCGCGTCGGTCACGGCGCGGATGCGCCGCGCGCCGTCGCTAAAACCCCGGGCGAGGCCCTCGACGAAGCCGCCGACGAGCGCGCGCACGCGGTTGAAGAACCGCGCCGTCGCGACGACCGTCGGCCAGAGCCCTTTGTCCACGAGGTTCATGCGCAGGCCGCGGGGGATCTGCGCGAGCCCTCGGCCGTTGTCCGAGGACACGAGCGCCGCGACGCCCTCGATCACGAGCGCGAAGCGGCGGAGCGTCTGCGTGACCGAGCGCGTGGCGCCCCCCGCGTCCCGGTTCCAGCGCTCGCGCACGTCGACGAACGCGCCGCCGAGGACGCCCACGAGGATGCGCCCGACGCCGAGCACCGTCGCGACGGTGTACTTCACCGTGCGCGCGATCTCGCTCATGTTGCCCGTGAGCGCGCCCGAGAGCTTGTCGATGAACCAGATGAGGTAGGGGCCGAGCTCGCGGTAGAGCGTCCGGTAGAAGAGGCCCGCGAGGTCCTGAAGGTCCGAGAGCTTCGCGGCCAGGGTCGCCGCGGCGCGGTCGAGGCCGCCCGAGAACCGCGCGCGCATCCCCTCGCGCAGGGCCGTGATCACCCGCTCGGCGGGGATGCCGCTGCGGGCGATTTTCTGGAGCTGCTCTCCGGTGAGGCCCAGGCGCTCGCGCAGAATGTCGTACGCGGGGACGCCTGAGCGGACGAGCATGTTCAGATGCCCGACGGTGGTCTTGCCCGTCGCGCGGATCTGCCCGAACACGCGCGACATGCGCTCGACGCCCTCGAAGCCCGTGTTCGCCGTGAAGGCCGCGTCGCCGAAGTCCGTGAGGAGACCCGTCACGTCCCGGGCCTGGAAGCCGAACGTCTGGAGGAGCCGCGACGCGCTCGCGAGCTGCGCAAACTCGAAGGGCTTCCCGATCGCAAAGCGCTGGAGTTCTTCGAGGTGCGCGCGCGCCGCGTCCGCGCCACCGAGCATCGTTGTGAACGCGAGCTCGAGGTTCTCGATCTCGGAGCCCGACCGGATCGCGTGGCCGATGAGGTCGCGGAGCATCGACCCGGCCGTTCGAAGCATCGACCCGAACGACGGGAGGATCGTGGTCGTGCCCGCGAGCGCGCGGTTGAGGCGCTCGGCGGCGCCCTTCACCCCGTCGAGGCCGCGCTGAAGGAGCGTGGGGCCCTGCGTGTTCCCGCGGAGCCGCGCCTGGAGCCCCTTCCAGGCCCCCTCGATCTTCGTTGCGGCGGAGCTGAACGCGTCCTTCAGCGTTACGCGCAACCCGATGTCGAGCTCCTCGTCGTCGAACACGGCGCCCTTCCCGCGGTGTCACCGTCAGACTTTGGGGGTGGCGCTCTGGTACGCGGCGCGCTCGGCGTCGAGGTCGCGCTTGAGCTGGTCGGCGTAGATCCACCGCAGGGGCGCGGCGAGGTTCATCACGTCGTCGTAGTTCGAGAACACGCGCCCCTTCATGAGGAGGTACGCGTCCCCGTCGGGGTTCATCAGTCCAGCGCGGACACAATGTGCTGGAAGAAAAAACTTGGATCGTCGTGCAGGCTGAAGAAGAAGGGCTTGGAGCACCCCCTGCACGCGAGCTGCACGCGCGTCTTCGGCCCGCCCATCGGGAACCAGAGCTTCTCGTCGCCCTCGTCCTCGCCCTCCGTCGGCTCCTCACGCTCGATCGTCACGCCGAGCTTGCGCCCGAGGTCGAGGGCCTTCTCGCGCCACGCGGCCTCGTGGTCGGGGGAGAGGAACGTCCTGGGTTCGGTGAGGGCGTGCACCTGCCGCAGGGCGTTGAGCACGTCGCCCGGGAGGTCGAGGAGCGCGCGCGGGCCGACGACCTTGCCGTCGAGCTCCTTCACCAACGCGAGCGGTCGATCGATCGGCCCGAGGTGGCCCTGCGTCACGAACTTCTGGAACTGCTCATCGGTGACCCCGGACTCGACGCCGATCAGGAATCGGTACGCCTTGCCCGCGTGGTCTTGGAGCGTGAGCGTCCACCCATCCGCCAGGATCGCGGGGTCGTAGGCGAGGTCGGCGATCTCGTCGAGGTGCCACGCGCTCTCGTTGTCCTGCCCGCAGTGGGGGCACTTCGGCGTGACGCGACACTCCGAGCCGTAGGTGATCGTGCGCGCGAGCATGAACGCCCGACGCCGCGAGCCGTCGGGCATCCGGCGCACGAGGTCGCGCAGCCGGTCGTTCGTGTGGCGCTTGCCGTCGAGGGTGAGGATCGACCGCACGAGCGCGTCGGTGATCGCCCCGGGGAGATCTTCGAACTTCCCGTCGCGGTTCGGGGTGAGGCGCTTCTGCGCGTGGCCGTCGAGAGGGCGGACGACGATCGACCGGCCGCACGGGAGCACGGTGGCCTTCTGGGGGTCGTACGTGGTGGAGGAGTCGCTCATACGCCTCCGCGCGGCGTCAACGTGGCGCCGCGTTGGCGTCAGGCGAGTTCGGCCGTGTCGAGCGAGAACTTCATGTCGGGCACGAGCGCGTCTTCCTTGCCCGCTTCGAGCTCGAGCTTCCCGAAGTCGGTCGGGAAGCACCCACTGAGCTTCCACGTCTCCTTTTCGGTGCCGTCGAGGTCGTAGATCACGACGGAGAGCTCACGCTTCGCGGCCTCGGGCGTCGCCGAGGTCTTGCCCGTCTGGGGGTTGATGCACTGCCGCCGCCACGCCTGGAGGTACTGGCGCACGGTCCCATCGGCGGCCTCGAACATCGACACTTCGAGTTCATCGAGCTCGCCCATGCCCGAAGGGAAGTGGGTCGGCATGGCGTTGCCCGCGGACTGCACGCTGGTGCGCTTGATCTTGCCGATGGGGACCGAGACCTTCTTGCACCAGCCGAGGGGCATCCCCTCGCCGAAGAGCTGGAAACGGCCAGAGACGAGCGGGGGACCGGGGGTAGGGTACATGGTGCGACTCCTCACCTGTAGGAGCGCGCGTCACCCGCGGGGGCGGGGGATCAGGCGGTGGCGCCGGGCGGGAGGACGACGATGCCGATCTCCTGCTCTTCGGACGCGCCCTGGGGCACGACGAACACGTCGATGTGCGTGCGCTTCGCGGCCCGCTCCTCGGGCGGGTTGTTGCTCGATCCGCACTCGACGCGGAAGCGCGGCACGTCCTGGTCGTCGCGCTCGATCGTCCCGCGCTTCTGCGCGAGGCGCTCCATGAACTTCTCGGTGCGGGCCTTCATCCCGCGCCAGAGGATCGTGTCGTTCGGCTCGTGGCGGTCGGGGCGGTTGCCCTCGCGCACCTGCTCGCCGATGAAGTCCACGAGGAGGCAGGCGTTCAGGCGGTCGAGCTGCGAGGGGGTGCGCTGGAGCGTGGCCTGCCCCTCGATCACGAACCCGTCGGAGGGGTCGTTGTAGAAGGGGTTCACGCCCGTGCGCACCATGGCCTCGACGTCGTCGGGCCCCGGGGCGACGCGCAGCTCGCGCACCTCGATCGAGAGCTTCGCCCGCTTCGAGCCCGCCATCGGGAGCCAGGGCCCGGACTCCTTCGTCGCGGCGGCGAGCGCGGCGTAGACCTCGCCCTCCGACGGAATCCACAGCTCCTCGCGGGTGCGCGGGTCGATCACCCGGTGCCACCCGGCGTAGAGGGCGCCGTAGGCCGAGTCGATCGCCGTCCCCGAGGCGTAGGGACTCTCGCGGCGGCGGAACGCCTTGGCGTTCGCGACGGTGGTGATCGCATACGGGATCGTGCCGACGTACCGGACCTCGGTGAGGTTCGCGGCCCACGCGGTGCCCGCGACGTGCGCGTCGTGGTCGGTGACGCCGGGGCAGGACGCGAGGCGGAAGTGGGCGTCGGGGTCGAACGCGTGCAGGCCCGTGCGCGTCGTCGCGTGCCCGATGTAGTCCGTGTAGGCCAGCGACGTGAGCCCGTCGTTCCCGCCCGTGGGCGTGTACGTGCCGTTCGCGGGGCGGTTCGACGGCGCGGCCGTGACGCTCGCGAGGTTCGCCCCGCGGTAGCGGATCGACTCGTCCCGCAGCACGCTCACGAAGTAGCGCGGGTCGGTCGAGCTCATCGAGAGCCGGTCGTGCGTCTCCAGCACGACGCCCGCGGCGGTGGTGACGCGCACCCGGAAGCGCGTCGCGGGCTCGCCCGGGTCGTCGTCGATCACGAGCCGCGTCCCGTGCGCCCACGTGCCGTCCGAGCTCGCGGTGAAGGTGGCCGTGTTCACGCCCGTCGAGGCGCCCTGCACCTCGGCGTTGCCGAAGCCGAGTTCGTCGTCAGCCGTCGACGAGCTGATCACCTGCACGTAGCTCCCGCTCCCGGTCGTCGTGGACTCGACGTAGGGGTGGCCGTCCGCGTCGGCGCCCGCGGCGGAGCCCGTGACGGCGCCCTCCACCACGCTCTCGAACTCGGCGGCCGTGACCGCCTCGATGTCGGCGACGTTCGACGACCCGAGGGAGCTCGACGCCTGGCCGCTCGTGAAGCCGAGCGACGCGAGCACGTCCGCGTCGGTCGAGGCGTGGACGGAGAGGGCGGCGCCCGTGCCCTTCTTGTCGGTGGTGATGCGGACGTTGCCGCTCGACACGTCGGCGTAGACGCCCGGGATGCCGATGTTGATCGCGGCGGCGAAGAGGTCGGCGCTGTTCTCGGACCCGGCGAAGGCCACCGCGCGCTGGACGCCGTTCACGACGAGGACGAGCGAGTGCCCGCCCGTGACGGCCGCGTGGGTGCCGCCCGAGGCCGTGAGGCGCCGCGCGTACGCGTTGAAGGTGGCGGTGAGGTTCGAGCCGCGATCGACGCTCACGATGAACGTGTCGCCGTGGGCGAGGCGCACCGGGAAGGTGGCGGAGCCCGTGACGCGCGCGCGGCCCGCGACGCTCGATCGGTCGCGCACCGTGACGGACGCGGCGGCGCTCGTCTTCGTGGCGGAGTCGGCGATGTCGGAGTAGTGCACGACGCGCGAGACGCGCAGGGCGCACCCCGCGTCGAGCGCGCGCTTCGCGCATCGCGTCCCGACGTAGCCGCTCACGTGGTCCCCGTAGAGGGCCTGGAACTCGGGCCACGAGGTGACCTCCCGCGACTCGCCGATCGGGCCGCGCTCGGTGACGAGCGCCATCGCGCCGAGGGCCACCGCGTCGGCGGCGATGTACCCGGAGCGATCCTGAATGCTGGTTCTCTGTCCTACGCTTCGCGCCATGGGGGGCTTTCCTCCGCCCCTCGCCCGCGCGTCACCCGTCAGGGCAGGACGCGCACGGCGCTCGCGGTCACCACCAGCGTCTCGGCGGTGTCGACCGTGACGGCCGCCTCGGTGTCCTGCACCCACGCGAGGCGGATCGACCCGCGGGCCTCGAAGAGGTCCGCCGCGGTGGGCCGCACGTTCGGCATCGACCCGAGGGCCTTCACGGTGAAGAGGGCGGCGCCGTCGACCTTCGGGTGCAGCTCACACCACCGCTCGAAGTGCGAGATCCCCGCGAGGAGCTGGCGCTCGGCGGAGGTGGCGCCTGTGTTCACGCCGCTGCGCGTCTGCCACACGACCGTGAAGGTGAGTTCGAAGAACCGCGGCCAGGGCGCCTCTTGCACGGTATCCGCGTCGGCGTTGTAGTTCGCGAGCACGCGGGCCTGCGGGGTCGTGTGCTCCTTCAGGCGCCGGGGGTCGGGGCCGAAGAGGAGGAGGCACGGCCAGGCGACCTTCACCGGGTTCCCGGTGTCGGGGCCCGCGACCTCGACGACGTCGGAGGTGCGGCGGAGGTGGACGCGCGCGCCCCACGGCGCGGCGCCCGACACGAGCTGGCCCTCGGCGCGCAGGCCGTCGAGGAGCGCCGCGGTCGCGGAGAGGATCGTCACGCCCCTCGCCCGCGCGTCTACCCCGTCAGGGGCGGAGGATCGCGTCGGAGGGCGCGTACCAGTCCCACCGGAGGCGCGCGGCGTCGTCGCGCCACTGCCGCAGGGCGGAGCCCGCGGCGGCGAGCGCGAGCCAGAGCGCCGCGACGCACACGAGGAGGCGGGTCAACGGCGGGTGATCTCCAGCAGCTCGCGCAGGGTCACGTCGGAGAAGCCCGCCTTGCGGCACGCCTCGGCGAAGCGCGCGAGGGCGCGGACCTCCATTTCCGCCACGCCCTGGTGCGTGACGTTGAAGAGGTCCGCGATCGTGTAGTGGTCGAGCCCGCCCGGGTGCGCCTCGACCACGCGCAGCGTGCAGGTGTGCGGCGCCGCCTGGGGCTCCTCACTCGGGCGGTTGAGCGTGATCCCGCCCGAGGGCGTCACGTCGATCGCGAGGTGGTAGCGGCACGCGACGTACGCGCACGGCGACGCGGCCGTCCCGAGGCCGCGCGCCTGACACTCGCCCCAGGTCCTCGGGCGCGGCGGGAGCGTGCGGTCGCGGAGCGGGTAGCGCTTCTGCCCCGCTTCGAGCGCCTTCTTGCTCGTCCGCTGGAGCTGGAGGGTGAGCTTCGCGTCGTCGCGGGTGGCGCGTCGCGCGCGCCGCCGCTTGAGGTGGTCGCGCGTCCCCGACAGAAACTCCTCCCAGAACGGCGCGATCGGCGCGGCCTCGTGGACGACCGGGAGGCGTCGGCGCGCGGGAGGGGCGGGGTCGGTCGTGGGCGGCGCGTCGTCGCGCGGGGCGTCGAAGTCGAGTCGGTCCATGGCGCGGGGAGAGAGCAACGTGCGCGCCACTACCGGCGGCGGAGCGCGTCGCGCACGATCTCGTGGACGGTGCCCCGGACGCGTCGCGCGGCGCGGCGGAGGAAGGGGCGCGGCGGGATCACGATCGCCTCGGTGTCCGCGCGCAGGTGCAGGCCCTCGGCGTGGAGGTAGCCGCGCATCCGGTCGGTGACGGCGATCGTGACGCCGTACTCGTGGATGCGCACGAGCCGCGCGACCTCGCCCGTGTAGCCCACCCACACCCCGAGGCCCTCGTTTGCGCCGAGCACGCGCGACGTGAGCGCGTCGTCGAACCGGCCGCCGAGCGGCTCGGTCGAGCCCTTCTGCGCGGCCGTGAAGGGGTGCAGGGCGCGCGTCCCGCGCATCTCTTCTTGGATCGACTCGACGAGTCGGATGCGCAAGGGGAAGGTCGCGCGGACGAGGCGCGCCCGCAGACGGTCCTTGAGCCCGGTGAGGAGCTTGTCGGCCTTCGACCAGTCGCCGAAGGTCGTGATCGACACGTCACCACTCACGCCCGGTCCTCGTCCTCGAAGTACGCCCAGCGGTGCCAGTGCCGCCCGGCGTAGGTCGCGTGGTCGTCGAGGTGCGTGACGCGGTGGCGGACGGCGCGACCGGCCACCGACACGATCACGTCGCCCACGTGCAGCGTGACGCCTGCGGCCGCGAGGGCGTCGATCTCGAAGACGACGCGGCCGTCGCTGTTCGCGATCGGACTCGCGCCGCCGGCGGTCATGGCGAGCGCCTGGTTCCGCCCGGTCTTCACCTGCCCGCGGAGCGTGACGTTCGCGCGGACGGGCGTCCCGATCGGCTCCTCGAACGTCGCGTCGAGCGTCTGCGCGCCGGGGGTCACCTGCGACACGACGATCTCGACGGGGTGGATGAGGCGCGGGCGCATGGGGATCTCCGTCAGAGCGAGCGGAACACGCCGCCCGTGAGGTAGCCGTGCCACCCGCAGCCCTTCGGCGTGCCGGTCGCCGGGTGGTAGATGGACGGTTGGAGCGAGAGCGTCGTCGGGTCGGTCCAGTCGCCCGCGGTGACGGTCCAGCCGCGCGATCCGCCCACGGGCAAGACCATCTGCATCGCGCACCCAGGGCAGGCCATGAAGTAGCCGTTGGCGATGCGTTGTACGCAGCCCGGTTCGCATTGGCCCTCGGCGTCGATGTCCTCGACGAGGCGCGCGGGGACCGTCCTTCGAACGTCGACGTCGGCCATCACACCCTCGCGCCTTGCGACGGCCTGCGGAAGGCCGCGAGCACCACGTCGATCTCGGGGTCGCCCGTGAGCCCGCCCTGCCGCCACGCCCCGACGGCGCCCGGGAGGACGCCCGCGAGCTCGTAGCCGTGCCCGTCCGTGGTCTCGCGGAAGACGCGCCCGCGCTGGCGTTCGCCCTGTGCCGCGGCGTCGGTGATGAGCCCGAGCTCGCGCACCGCGAGCCGCACGCACACGTCGCGGATCTCGGTCGGGGTCGTGCCGTCCGACTCGACGAAGCCGAAGCTCCCGACGACGGTGATGTTCTTCCGCCCCTTCGGCCACCGGACGTCGTTCCTCCGTGCGAGGCGCGGCGCGCGAAGGGACTGGCGCGGGGCGGCCGTCGACCCGTAGACGAGCACGTCGCCGAGCGTGAGGGCCGTCCCGTCGATCGACACCGAGGTGAGGGTGATCACGGGCGCCGGGAGCCACACGCACGCGGTGTCCTGGCCGTCGAAGGGGAGGGTGAGGGTGCGGGCCTCGAACCACCAGCCGGTCACGCGGTCGATCCGCTTCGACGCCTCGTCGAGGAGCCGCTGGAGCCGCGTGTCGTCGGCCTGCTGCGAGGTGATGCCCTGGTCGCGGGCGTAGGAGAGCGAGGCGTAGCTCACGCCTCTTCAGGACGGGTCACCCGCCCGCGGGCGGGTCGTTGGGGCGGCGCGCGGTCGGGCGCGTGGGACGGCCGCGCTCCTCGGGCGTGGCGGGGACGACCGCCGGGGCGCTCGTCGGGGCGGGCGCCACGGGCTCGTCGGCCGTCACGAGGTCCGTCGTGGTCTCGGCCGCGGCCTCGGCGAGCCACGCGTCGGGCGTGTGTTCGAGGAGGTCCGCGTCGTCCTCGGGGGCGGCGGCGGTCTCGACCTTCGGCGCGGGCCAGGGCGTGCGCGAGATCGCGAAGCGCGGCACCGAACCGCGGCCCTCGCCCTCGTGGTTGTACTTCGGCACGCGCTCCTCGTGGAGCTTGAGCCTGCGCACGAAGTCGGCGGGGATCGGGTGCGGGCAGACGGGCGCGGACTCGGTGAAATGCACCGTACCGACGTCGGGGACGCCGTGGAGCACGTACGTCTCGCCTGCGGCGAGCTTGAGGTAGACGTGGCCGGGCTTGGGGGTGGAAGCTGGAGCGGTGGGGTTTGCCATCGGGTGCGGAGGTCCTTTCGACACTTCCGCGGTCGGTCAACCCGGCGGCAGGATGGGCGGGATCAGGTCGTCTCGCGCAGGGCCGTGATCTTGGCCGCGGCGTTCTCCTGTTCGACCGAGAAGGCCGCGCGCATGCGGATGTACACGTGCACGCCGCCGTTCCAGGGCTCGTCCACGACCTTGATGACCATCTTCTTGTACCACCCGAGGATGAGGTTCTTCGGGTCGGTGAAGATCGCCGGGGCCGTGTCGGGCGTGCCCGTGGTGACGGGCATGTTACCGACCTGAACCACACGCGATCCGCCGCAGACGGGCAGATCGACCGATTCGAGCGCGCGGTCGCCCGTGGCCGTCGCGCGGTCGGCGACGATGTTGCGCCAGCGGTCGCCCGCCTTCTCGGCGACGTAGAACGCGTGGCGGTTCATGCGCCGGAACTTCAGGCGCACGCTCGACCGGGCCTGCTCCAGCAGCTCGCGCGAGAGGTAGGCGTTCGACGCGTTCACGACGTTCGAGGTGATGCGCTTGAGCCAGCCGTCCTGCTGGGCCATGCCGTGCGCGACGAGCGTCGTGTCGGTGATGTCCACGTCGCTCATCAGCGCCATCTCTTCGAGATCGACGCCCACCTTCTCGGCCAGGAGCCGGAGGTAGGTCTCCTCGAACATCTCGCCCTCGACGTTGTCTTCGAGCGCGGTGTAGCCGAGGAAGCCCTCGACCTCGATCACCTTGGCGTTGAGCGTGACCTCCGAGGTGGTCGGGGCGATGCGCTGGCTCGACCCGAGCGCGGCGCCGTCGCCGGGGTCGGCGCGCACGACGCGCGAGGCGAAGAGGATCTTGGGGAGCTTCTTCGTCTTCGAGGCCATCGGCTCGACGCGGCACGCGGCGAGGAGCGGCGTCGCGTTCTGCGCGATCTCGATGAACTTTCCTGCGACCTCGGTGGGGAGCTCACCACCCGACGAGAGGGCGGACGCGAGGAAGTCCGTGCGCTGCTCGCTGGTCATCTGTCGAAGGGACTTGGCGCTCATGGCGTTCTACCTCTTGGGCGCGTCAGGTGCGCCGTACCGTGTGAAACGAGAAGGTTCACTCCTCGCCGTCGTCGTCACCCTGCGCGTCCACCGCGGGCTTCGTCCCGGCGCGTCCGACGAAGCGCCGGAGGCCGAGGACGCCCTGGAGCGGGCTCGCGGGGGCGCGCGTCGCGGCCGCTTCGGGCGGGGGGTCGCCGGCGCGGGGCGCGGGCCGTGCGGCTTCGAGCGCGCCGACGCGCTTCTCGGCCGTCTCGGCGCGCGTGCGCAGGGCCGTCTCGGTCGTGCGCGCGGCCGTGAGCTCGGTCTCGCGGGTGGCGAGGGCGGCGCGGGCCGTGTCGAGCGCGGCGCGGAGCTCGGCGAGCTCGCGGGCGCTCTTGGTCTCGCTCTCCGTCTCGCTCTCCTCGGTCTCCTCCCCGAGGAGCCCGTCGAGGTGGCCGCCGCAGTCGCTCGCGCACTGCCTGGCCTTCTCCAGCACCTCGCGCGTGGCCTTCGAGAGCTTCTTCCCGGCGCGCTGGTGGGCCTCGGCGACGTCGCCTTCGGTCGAGGCGGCGCGCGTCGAGACGCCCATCGCGGCGTCGGCCTCGTCGCAGACGCCCTGGACGACGGCGCCGAAGTCCACGCCGAGCGCGCGGAACTTCCGCACCATCTCTTCGTCGGTGGGGGAGCCGTAGTACGCGCACTCGTAGAACACCGACTCCGCCGCCATGAGGGCGCGGCTCATCGCGTCGCGCACCTTCCAGCGGTTCGCGCACGCGCCCCACACGGAGGCGAGGCTCGACCAGTCGGTGGTCGCGCGGCTCTCCACCTGCCGCACGAACGCCTCGACCTCTTCGCGGCCGAGGTCCTGCGCGCTGCGGAAGCCCCCGAGGAGGGCGGCGAAGTTCGCGCGGAGGGCCAGGGCCGTGACCGGCGTGGGGGGCTCCGCAGACGGGGCCGCGGCGGGCGTCTCGCGGGCCTCGGTCGTGGGGGCGAGGGGCGGGGCCGCGGCGGGCTCCGAGGGGGTCTGCGCGGCGGCCTGGGTGTCAGTCTTGATGGTCATATCGTCACACCTCCAGAGCGGGGTCACCCCGCCCGAGTCGTCGCGTGCGCTCCGCGCCTCGACGCCCTCGAAGAGAATCCCGATCGCCGGGGCCTTCACGAGCGAGAGCGTGAGCGGGTAGGGGTCGAGAATCTCGCCCGTGCGGACCCTGCCGACGCCCGTAACGACGAGCGTCTTCTCGCGGTACTTCCCGGTGAACTCAATGCTGAAGCCCTTGAGCTTGCCGTCGCGGAGCTCCTGGCGCGTCGTCTCCTTGAGGACCTTCACCGTGACGACCCAGACGAGCGCCGGGTACTGCGCCGAGTCCTCGCGCGTGATCCAGCTCTCGACGATCGCGCCGACCGTGCCGTGGTCGTGGTGCGAGTCGATGCCCCCGGTCCCGCGTTCGAGAAACTTGTACGCGAAGGCCCGGAGCGTCTCGGGGCTCATCCACGTGCGGTAGGAGTCGATGCGGAAGGCGTCCTCGCCCGGGACCTCGCCCGACTCGGGCACGTCGAGCGCGGGGTACGCGATCCCTTCGACGAGCGTGTAGTCCGTCTCCTCGCGTACCGCGCGGATCGCGAAGTCGACGCGGCGACGCGCCGCGACCTCCGTGGGCGCGTCGAGCGACGCATCCAGGGACCGTTGCAGGACGGCGCCGAGGGAGGCAGGCCAGAGCGCGACGAGGGAGAGGGCGGAGAGGCTCACGCCCCTGCGTCGGTGTCACCCGCGGCGGGGGCTTCGGCGGCGGGGGCTTCGGCGCCGTCGCCTCCACCGCCCTCCGTGGGCGTCGTCGCGCCGTCGCCCGTGTCCGCGCTCGACCCCCCGACCTTCGTCACCGCGCCGAGGGCCTTCGTCACGTCCGCGGGCAGGAGGAGGTTCTTCGCGAGCGCGTCGAGGAGCGCCGCGGGGATCTTGCGCCAGCTCTCGGGCGACGAGAGCTCGACGCCGAGGAGCGGCTCCAGAAGGTCGGCGACGTTCGCGACGGTGAGGACGCCCGCCTTGATCCCGACCTCGATGACCTTCAGGAGCTGCTCCTCCGAGAGGAGCGGCGGCCCCTTCGTGATCACGCGGCAGTGCCGCGCGCCGAGCTCGGGGAGGACGAAGCTGTTCAGGAGCTCGTCCTCGTCCGCGCGCTCCGGCGCGAACACCTGCTCCTCGGCCACCTGCCGCGCGGCCTGCGCGGTCGCGAAGTTGTACTCCTCGCTGCGGCCCATGAAGATCGGGGGCAGGCGGAACGCCATCGCCACGTCTTCGACGCAGCGGGTGCGGTATTCGAGGAACTGCGCGTCGGTCTGCGCGGCCTTGGTGAGGTCCTTGAAGTCGATGCGCGGCACGGCGCCCGGCCGCGCGATCGCCATGGGGTCGGCGGGGTCGGAGGTGGCGTCGGACTTCGCTTCGAGGATCAACGGGACGTGGCGGTTCGCGCGCCCCTTCACGGTCCCGAAGTGCTCCTTGAGCCGCTCGATCACGTCGTCGTCGAAGCTCGCGCCCTGCACCAAGATCGCCATCGGGGGGATGGCGTTGTTGTCGAAGATATCGACGTTGACCTCGCCCGCGGCGGCGCGACCGGCCGCGGAGGACGCCGCGCCACGCCAGCAGGGCTTTCCGTACACGCTCCCCGGCTCGTAGCGGCAGAGGTTGAGCACCTCGGACGCGAGGTCCTGGGGCGCGGCGTTCGGGTCCTCATCGCCCGTGTCGGCGCGCAACGGCCGCGGGTCGCCGAGCTCCTTGAACCAGACCATCCGGCCGTTCACGTACTGTGCGTACCGGCGGAAGCGCCGGTACTGCGTGACCTTCGTGAAGGCGCCGTCGGGCGCGCGCACCCACCGCGCGGTCTCGACGATCGCGCGGTCCCACCGGGTCTTGCGCATCGTGTAGGTCGGGCAGTGGTCGAGCCCCACGAGGCGCCCCTTCGCGTCGCGCAAGACCTCGTAGTAGCCGTCGCCGAAGACGGCCAGGTCCTTGCGCACGCGCTTGCGCGCGGCGGTGAAGCTCCCGACCGAGGAGGCGGCGTCGAACCACGTCTTGAGCCGCTCCCGCTCCCCCTGGATCGCGTCGTTGAGGGCGGGGGGCGGCGCGGCGAGCACGGGCACGAACTGCACGCCGAACGAGCACGTGTTGACGACCATCGCGTCGACGGCCGACTGGAGCACGTCCGAGTCGTCGTAGCGGCGCTGCACGTAGCTGTAGGGGTAGGGCGGCTCGATGAGCCCGTGAAGGCCGTATTGGTCGGCGAAGGGGTCGAGCTGCTTCGACGCGCCCGCCTTGGCCGCCTCGGGCGTGACGCCGGTCTCCAGCGGCAGGATGCGGACCTTGACGGTGGCGGTGGGCTTCGTGCGCTTCTTCGGGCGTCGGGAGGGCGTCGTCACGCCCCTTCGGGCGAGTCACCCGTCAGGTGTAGTCCGACGAGACGGTCGTGCGGAGCGTGTAGCCCGCGCGCGTCGTCTGCACGGCGCGCAGCGCCACGACCTCGACGCGCAGGGCCTCGGCGTAGCTGCGGAGCTGCACGATCTCGGCGCGCATGGCCTCGGCGTAGTTGCGGAGCTGCACGACCTCGGTGCGGAGGGCGTTGATCGTGGTGCGGTCGGCGGCGTTCTCGGTGTCGGTGGGCGTGGCGGGGGTGGCGTAGGCCGCGAGGGGGCTCGCGAGCGCGGCGTCGAGCGTCGGGACGGTCGTCTCCGCGGGCGACGTGATCGTCGGGACGGTGGTGCCCGCGGGCGACGTGATCGTCGAAGGCGCGGAGCCCTTCAGCCGGTTCACGTCGTACGCGAGGCCGTTGAGGAGCGTCTTCACGTCGGGCGAGCCGTGGCCCTGGTTCAGGCCCGCGCCGCCCGTGCCGAAGTTCTGGGGGATTGCGACCATGGTGGGGGTGTTCCTTTCGGACCTTCGGCCCGGTCACCCCCGCAACCGGCCGGGCCCCGAACCTCAGACCGGCTCCCTCGCGGCGAGTGCCACGAAGGCGTCGAAGCGATCGTGCTTGCACGCCTCGACGAGCGCGTAGAACCACACCTCGTTCGCGCTCAGGTGGGCGCCGCTCGGCAGTGCGTCGCGCCGCACGAACTGCCCCGCAATGCAAAGCGCCTCGTGGACCGTCGGCCAGCGTGCCGCGAGCGCGTCGCGAAGGGCGACGGCCTCGCGTCGAGGCACGACGACGGGCTGCGGCGCCCGCGGGTAGTGCTTCTGGACGGCGGCGATCAGCGCGGGGAGCTGGTCCTGTGCGGCCACGTGCTCGATCAGGTGGCCGAGCACGCGGTACGCCGATCCGCCGACATCGAGCTTCGCGAGGTCGACGCCGACACTCCAGCCGACCATCTCCACGAGGGGGACGCGATCGAGGTAGCCGGTCAGGGCTTCGTGCAGGTCTTCGGTGGTCATGGGGTGTTCTACTCCGTGTGGTTCCGTGCCGTGCAATCTTGAGGACACATTCTGTCGAGGGTGGGGGCTCGGTGCGGTCACCCCCGGAGGCGCGCGGGCCAACGCCCGCCGCGATGGGACGTCGACGCGAGGAACCGCCACCAGGGCCCCGCGCTCCCGCGGGCCTCGTAGAAGTCCCGCACGGCCGCGGTGACCTCGGCGTAGAGCGGGGCGAACTGCCAGTGTTCGGGCATCGCCGTCTGGTGGGGCGTGGTCACGCCGCGAGTCGATGCAAACGCCGTCCCTCGCGCGTGAGGGGCGTCCACTCGGCGCCCTCCATCAGGCGGAAGGGGTCGTCGTCCCACTTCGCACCGAAGTCGACGCCGGGGATGCTCGCGTGGAGCCAGTCGCCGTCGCTCGACACGAGGAGCACCATCGGGCGCCACTCGTCGCCGTGACGTACGCGCGACACCTGCCAGAAGCCGCCGTGCTCCTGAAGATGGCGCTCGACCTCTTCGCGCGTCGGCGGGGCGGTGTTCGTGACCATCCGCGGGGTCAGCGCAGGGGTGAAGCGCACCTCGGCCCACTGTTCGCGGATCGCCTTGACGTAGAGCGGTCTCATGTCTCCAGGGACGGCCACGAACCAGTTGCCGTCGTGGAGCTGCGTGGCACGTGCAATCTCCGTTCGCTCCTGCCCGTCGCGCGTGAGATGAATCCACCACAGCCCCTCGTAGAGAGGCGCGTCGAACCATTGCACGGGCGGAGGTTGCGGGTTGGCGGAGTTGTTCATGGGTTTGGCCCTCCTTCGTCGGCCGCGACCGTCGCTTTCAAGGACCGCTCCAACGCGAGGAACCACCCGTCGGACCCGCCGCTCTTGCTGCACTCGAACAGCACGCTGTCGAACGCCCAGAGCGCGGCCACGAGGTCGAGCGCGTGCTCCTCACACGCCGTGCACGTCGGGAGCGAGACGGTCAGCGTGCCGAGTCGATACGCCTCCGCCGCCGGTCGCTCGCCGCAGAGCACGCAACGGTCGGTCGCCGTGACGGTGAGGCTGTACTCCGCCATGGCGGACTCAGACGCCCGTGCGTCGGCGGAAGTTACACGCGATGAGTTGTGCCTGAAGGGAGACAAGCCGTTGCACGACGCCGATCGCCGGGAGGCGCCGGTCGTAGTGTGTCCGCGCGCGATCGAGGAGCGCCGTGAGCCTCGCGGGGTCGTACCCCTCGGCCGCGCCCCAGAAGCCGTCTGCGTCGTCCTGGGTGAGCTGCGTGACCTCGCCGCGGAGGTAGCGCGGCGCGAGCTCGGTGCGCGAGAGCGCGAACACGACGCGCGCCTCACGGTCGGTGAGCGGGCCGTGGTCGATCGGCGGCGCAGGGGGCGGGGCGGGGGGCGTGAGGACCGGATCGGGCACCGCCGGGGGCCGCGGTACGGTGAGGCCATGGGCCTCGCGGCGGGCGCGATCCACGTCGATCCCGTAGGACTTCACGAGCGCGTAGAGGTTCGAGCGTGAGCAGTCGAGGATCTGCGCGGCGCGGCGCATGTTGTACCCGGTCTCGGCCAGCGTGCGCTCGATCGTGATGCGCTTCTGCATGGCGAGCGAGGTGCCGCCCGAGGCCGTCACGCGACGCGCGCGGAGCTTCGGCAGACGGACGCGTCGCCGCAGACGACGTACGATCCGCTTCCGGCGCGGCGTGGCGGGGGCCTCGGTCGCGTCGGCGGCGGGGAGTGACGCGGCGATCGTGCGGCCCTCGGGCGTGAGCCGCAGGCCGCCCTTCACCCGCTCGAAGTACCCTTGCCCGACGAGGCCCGCCTTGCCGAACACCCGCACCCGCACCTTCACGTGGTCGGGGTGTTCGGGGAAGCCCTGGAGCGCGAACACTGCGGGGTGGAGGTGGTGCGCGGCGACCGCGAGGTCCTCGGTCGAGAAGACGGGGAGGCGCGCGGAGAGCTTCGCGGCGGCGGCCAGGAGAAGGGCGGCGTGCGAGTGCGTGGCAGGGCCGCGGGGCGTGGTGCGCAGCGGGCAGGTGCTCCGGTAGTGCCCCGGGTCGCGACAGAGGGAGCAGCCGCGGGAGTCGTCGCGGTCCTCGCGGACACGCTCGGCGTCGAGAGCTTCGTGCAGGCTCATGGCGACGCGAGGCCCTGGAGTTCGGCCAGCATGTCCGTACGGAGCTCCTCCGCCTTGCGCAGGAGGAGCGGGATCGCCGTCTCGATCGCGGGCGGCGTCATCGTGCGAGAGGGCGGGCTGAAGACGTTCACAGCGATCTGTCCCACCACGGGGTTCCCTTCGGTCATGCCGTTCATCACCACCGCCGCGCGGGCCTCGTAGCGATACCCCGCGCTGTCATCACAGAGTCGCCACGCTTCGAGTCGAAGGGCGGTGAGGGGGCGCGAGAAGTGGTTGAGGGCGGTGAGAAGGAGGCGCAGTCGGTCGGCGTCGGTCATGCCCCGCGCCGTCGCAAAACGCGGTCCATCGCCGGGTAGAGCTCACACACCCGCACCTCGGAGAGGCCCGACCGCTGGCCGTCGTTGACCTCGATCACGATCCAGTCGCCCGCGGCCGTGCGCGCCACGTCGAGGGCGTAGAAGCGCAGGCGGGGGTGGACGCGGGCGAGGGCCTCGCGGAGGAAGTCCGCGGGGATCTCCGAGGCGGGCGGCGGGTCGCGCACGGTGCAGTCCTCGGGCGGCCAGTAGAAGCCCCGGCCGACGACCTCGCGGTCGAGCACGAACACCCGGAACTCCGTCGAGACCGGGCACCCCCCGAGGCCGTCCCCGAGGCGCTCCAGGGGCACGTAGCGCCGCGCGACGAGCGTTTGCGCGCGCATGCCGGTGTCGCGCTGGAGGAGGCTGCGGAGCTGGATCGCGCCGGCCTTCGTAGGCGCGTACATCCGCTCCCAGGCCCCCTTGTCCGCGCTCGACCCCTTCACGATGAAGGCCGTGCCGTCGTCGGGGAGCTGCGCGAAGTCCACCCAGGTGTCGGGGGTGAGCCCGCGGAGGTCCTCGGCCCACCGGGAAGGGTCCGCGGCGTAGCGGTACGCGAAGCCGTCGTTGAGGAGCGTCGCCCCGAGGCGGGCCACGTCGGCGTCGAGGCGTCGCTCCCACGGCCACGCGTAGTGTCGGGCGTACACGAGGTCGCCCGCCTGCACGTCGAGGATGGAGGTCGCCGGGCGCCACCCGACGGCCTGCGCGTAGATGAGCTCGCCGGGGTCGAGCTGCGATGGTTCGTGGAGGAAGACGAGGTTCACAGGAGTCTCTCCCAGGTCTCGACCGGGACAACGCCCGCACCTTCACAGGGCGTTCGCTCGCACCGGCCGTCGACGAGCGTGCGGGCGCGGTCGAGCGATCGTACCGCGGCGTGCTCGATCAGCCGCAGATACCCGCGCTCGCCCACGTGGTATCGAGCGACGCGGAAGCGCGGGGCGCCGAGCGGGTACATCGACGCGGGCGCGCGTCGTCCCGCGTAGCATTCGAGGTCGTAGAGGCACCAGACCTCGCGCGTCGCGCGCGTCGGGGCAGGCTTTGTGCCGCGATTCAACCACTCCCGCGTGCGTCGAAGGTCGGGGTCGAGTTCGGACGGGTCGGCGGGAACGAGCATGTCCTCGACGTCGGGCGTGCGCGGGGCGTGGACGACGCGCACGTCGCCCGGTCCCGGCGTGAGCGTGCTCACGTAGGGGCGGCGCTCGTCGATCGCGTCGGCCATGGCGGTGTACGTCTCCAGCACCTCACGCTTCGTACGAAACTCGCCGTGCTCCGCCATCTCGCGGCGCTTGAGCGCATCGAAGGTGTCCATGATGTGCGCGACGTCGCGCCCTCCAACGAGCGCGAGCTTCGGTCGGGGTTGGGCCATGGGCGGTGTCCTTTGTCCTTTCTGGGGAAGTCTCAGGCTGCAACGTCCTGGCCGAGGAAGGGCCCCGCGCCCCAGGACCACGCGCGGATCAAGAATTTGTTGGCCTCGTGGGGCGGGGGCGGCGGGCCGTTGCGCCACCGCTCGATGCGCCCGGTGAAGCCCGTCGCACTGAGATCTTTCGCCCGGCGCGAGAGGTGCTCGAGATCGAAGCCCGCGCGGGTGAGGGCGATCCCGAGGCCGTTCCATCGCCAGTCTCGGGGCTTGCCGAGAAGGTTCCAGAGCTCATACGAAGCGCCCGAGGGCGAGACCCACAGGGGGTGGAGCGGGTCCTCGCGCACGCCGGGTTGTGGCGTCCACTCGTTGTCTTTTAGCCACGGCGTCCAGACGTGGCGCCAGAGCGCGCGCCAGTAGCCCCCGGCCTGGAGCCGCGTCTTCTTCTTGCGGAAGACGGCCGTGTGGAGTTCGAAACGGCCCGAGTAGGGGTTCCGACGGAACTCATGCGCGAGGTCGTAGCCCCACTGCCGGAGGAAGGTCTCGGGGTCGAGGATGAGCCGGTCGTCGAGCGCCGCGACGAAGAGAACGAGCGGATGACCGACGGCGTAGCAGTAGATCCCCGGCCACAGGCCGTGCGCGTCGAGGACGGGCGCTTCGATCACCTTGCGCGGGCGGGTCTCATCGCTCATGGGTCTCTCCCTCGGTGTCTTCATCGGTGGGGGCGTGCAGGGCGAGGACCTCGGCGCCGTCGACGAAGTCGCGGACGAAGGCCGCGCAGAGGGCGGCCACGAGGAGGTCGTCGTCGCCGTCGAACTCCAGCGGCGTGACGGTCGTGAGGACGCCGCGGAGCATCACGGTGCAGCCGTGCGGGGAGGTCACGGTGTCGATCCAGGCCCACACGTCGCCGAGCTCGGTCTCGATGCGCCACGGGCGCGGAACGGCGCGGTGGATCGCGCTCACGCGCCCTTCTCGACGGGCGTCAGGCTCACGAGGAGGTAGCGCCACACCGAACAGTGCGTGCCCGCGTAGCGGCGGTTGAGGACGACGTCCACCGCGACGCGCGCGCCCTTTCGCCCGCGCGGGGGGGTGAGCCGTCGCATGACGCTTCCGCGCTTCGAGAACGGACGCGCGGACGTGCTCCGCCGAGGGTGGCGTGTCGGTGCGGCCGACAAGCCAGTCGAGGCTACAGCCCAACGTCTCCGCCCACGCCACCGCGACGGCGAGCGAGGGGTTTGGCCTCGCCCCAGACACGAGACCCGCCGCGAGCGAAGCGGCGTTCCCTGCGAGGCGATCGAGCTCCCGCAGGGACAGGTCCTCCGCGAGAACAACGGCTTCTGCGAGACGCTCTCGGAGCAACACGGCGAACGTGGGGTGAGCTTTCTCGTCGTTCATCAGTCCTCTCCGTCAGTTCCACGTGCCGCGGATACCCCGGACGTGAGCGGAGTGACGTCCGGGGAGGAAGCGGCCCCAGAAGCGGGCGAGAGTGCGTCGAGCGCCGCCAGCGCCCCCACGAGCGCCGTCCGTTCCGCGGCGACCGAGTTCGTCCAGTCCGGTCCCGCCGCGGCCATCTGCGACACGAGTGCGAGGGCGCAGCGCTGCGCCTCGACGACCGCGCGCCATCGCGCCGGGTCGATCCACGGGCGCGGGACGTCGGCGACCTCCATGCGGACGCGGTAGCGCTTCTCCATCACGTCGCGCAGGTCGTTTTGACGTGCCAGGACATCCCTATCTGCGGCGCGCGCCGCCGTGATCGCCGGGTCGAGCCCGGCGTACGCGGTGAGCCACCGCGCTTCTGCCGCACGCAACGCCTGCGTACAACGCTCGATCTCAGCCTCCCACGCCGCGCGGTCGGTCCACTGATCCAGTCGCGGGTCCCCGCCGATGGCGATGCGCTCGACGCGCGGCATTGCCAACGGCTGCGTCGTGGACTCCTGCGCGGTGTCCCCGGCCGGCGGTGGCGGGGCAGGCTCGGTCGCGGGCTGCACGTGGAGCTCAGGCGCGCACTTCGGGCAGTAGCACTCACCGAGCTCTGCGCGCGCGCGGTTGTGACGCACGGTGGGGCGGGGGGCCGAAGCCCCCGGCTTCTTGCCGGGGGAGCTGTTCACACCGAACGCGAGAGCACGGAGCGGGCCACGGTTGCCCCCCTCCACCGCTCCGTTCTTTCGCTTCGTGTGTCCGAAAACGCGGGTTTGAACCCGACGCGACCGAAAGAACGGAGCATCAAGGCGGGGCGTTGAGGGTGATCACCCGACTGGTGCTCTTCTTCGCCGCGAGCTTCTTCTCGGTGAGGAGGATCCACCGACGGACCCACACCTCCGAGATCCAGTGGCAAAGCACGGTGTCGTCGTGGGGCTCGGTCCCGAGGCCGTGCAGCTCCTTCACCAGCTCGTCCACGAGGGCGCGGGCGTCTTCCTCGTCGGCGCGGAGGTCGGACGCGCGGCCGTAGGGCAGGACCACCTTCCCGAACTCGTAGAGGCTCGACATGCCCGGCACGCCCTCGTAGAGGTTGTGCTTCTTCTTGTCGGTGGTGTGGCCGACGATCGGGAGGTCCTTCGTGCGGCGCAGGCCGATCTCGTAGAGCTTCCCGAAGGCGTTGTTCTCGACGACGATCGCGGCGCGCTGCGGGAAGCGCGCGGCCTCTTCGAGGATGAGCGCCGTGATCTGCCCCGGCGTGAGCCCCCGGCGGCGGACCATGCGGAGGAGCACGCGCTCCTGCGTCTTCCAGCGCAGCCCCCAGGTCATGCCCACGGTGTAGTCCGAGTCCTGCTCCTCGGCCTTCTCCGCGTCATCGACGAGGGCGAAGTCCCACGTCTGCCAAATGACCGCGAACTCCTCGGTGAGGGGGTGCGGGCGGTCGGCGTCGACGTCCCACCCCTCGCGCAAGAACCCGCGCGTCGCGCCGCGGGCCTTCGCCGCCTTGAGCCAGTCCGCGCGGAAGGCCGCCGCCGAATCGTCGGTGACCTGGTTCTGGTACTCGCGGGCGAAGAGGAAGCTCCCGATGCTCCGCCAGACGAGAAGCATCTTCTCGATCGGCCACTTCTCGGGCCAGAGGGTCTTCCCTCCGGCGTCGGCGGGGACGTGCGCGCCGCGGACGACCTCCTTGCCCGAGGCGTCGACCGTGACGTCCCAGGTGACCCGCGTGAGGTCGGGCCACTCCAGAATGGCCTCGGTCTGGATCGTGGCGAAGGTCGGGTCGTCGAGAAGGTCCTGGTAGGTGTCGTCGCTGTGCTTGCGCGTGCCGATGGCGACCACGGAGCCCCCGTCGTCGAGCATCGGGAGCACGGTGCCCTTGAGCCAGTGCTTCGTCTTGCGCCGCCGGCGGGCGTTCGCGACCGTCGTCTCGTCGTCGATGTCGTCGAGGATGATGAGGTCGTACCGGCCGCCCGTGATCGACGACCCGACGCCCACGGCCTTCACCGTGCCGTCGCGGAGGTTCTTCGAGCGGCGGACGCAGATGGAGGACTTGCCCCACCGCCCCTTCGAGCGGAGCGTCCCGCCCTCCTCGGGCACCTCCCAATCGACCTTGATGCGGGGGTTCTCTTCGAGGTCGTGCTTGATCATCGCGAGCGAGTCGCGGGCCGACTCGGCGCTCTTGCAGACGATCAGGATGCGGACGTTGCGGTTGGTGAGGATGCGGTGCAGCGCCAACACCCGCGCGACGACGTGCGTCTTGCCGTGCGAGCGGGGGGCGAGGAAGACGATGCGCTTCTCCTCGTCGAAGCGCCGATACCAGTCGCGGTGACAATCGGGCGTGGCGAGCCCGAGGTAGTGGTAGGCGAGCCACGTGAGCCCGCGACCGCCCCCGAGGCGCGTCAGGGCGCGGCGGCCCTGCGGGGTCGCGACGAGGGCGCGGGCCTGGATCTCGGCGAGCTCGCGGGCGTTGTCGTTGGCGGAGCGGGGCGGGAGCGGCGAGGCCGCGGGGGCCGCGCGTCGTCGGGTGCGCGTGCGGGGTCGGCGGGTCGGGGAGGCAGGCGAAGTACTCGCCCCCGCGGAGCTCATCCGCCGTCCTTCTTCGGGGCCTTGTTGCGCTCGGCGATCGTGTCCACGACGGCGAACATCACCTCGGCGGGGAGCGAGGGTTCCGTGGCCGGGACGGCCGTCGACACCGGGGACTCCTCGCGGTTGTGGCCGCCGGAGCCGGGGAGGGCCTGCGACGGGGCGACGCCGTAGATCGCGCGGAGCGTGTCGTAGAGGGTCCGCTGCGCGTTCGACAGCTCCAGCACGGTCCTCGACGGCACCGGGCGGCGGGGCTTCGGGATCTTCGGGGCGGCGCTCGGGTCGGGCGACGCTTCGGGCTCCGTCGGGACGAGCGGCTCACTCACGTCCGCGAAGGGGCTCTTGTCGGGCGAGGCGGGCAGGAGCTCCCGGTAGAAGCGGACGGTGTACTCGATCTCGGCGAGGAGGAGCGTGGTGTTCGCGACCACCTGTGCCCCCGCGTTTCCCAGGACTTCAGCCGCGTTTTGCACGTACGCCTGGCTCTGCCGGGCGACGTCGTCGCGCAGGGTGTGCTTCCACGCCTCGCGCTTCGAGGACCACTGGTGGCGCAGGGCCCGGTCGCGGACGGTGCGGTGGAGGACCTTGAAGCGGGTGGCGAGGTCCTGGGTGGAGGGCCAGGAGCGCTCGGTGACCTTGGTCGCGTCCGGGGGGATCTCCCCCTGGACGTAGAGGCGCTCCAGCTCCTCCCACGGGGTGTCTCGGCGTCGGGGCGTCTTCGCCACGTCCCTTCCGGCGCGTCAACGCGGCACCGGATTGACGGGGTTCAGGGGTCGCGCCGGAGGTCTTCCGCGGCGGCGATCCAGGCGTCCTGTGCGGCGAAGGGGAGGGCGGACCAGGGAAGGGGGGCGGGGGACTCGGCGCCGTAGGTGCGGGTGAGGGCGCGGCTGTAGGCTTCGAAGGCGCGACGGGCGCGGCGTTCGAGGCGGGCGCGCGCGCAGCGAAGGGCCGACTCGCGGTCGAGGTGCTGGCAGGCGCAGATCGCCCAACGGTTGCCGTCACGGTCGACGAGGTCGGCACCCCACGCGGCGCGACCGAGCTCCACCGGGACGGGCGTGAGGGAGGGGTCGGGCTGGACGATCGGGGGCGACGGGAGCACGGCGCCGAGCGGGGGTCAGGGGACGGCCGGGAAGAGCATCATGCGGAGGGCGAAGGAACTCGCCGCGCGCACCGAGGGCCACCCGCAGTAGGCGCCCGCGTAGGTCGGGGTCGCGAGGCGGGGCGTGGGGTTGAGCGGGGTGTTCGCCGGGATGCGCACGCCCTTGTCGCCCGTGGCCGGGGACGGCTTGAACGTGAGCTCGTACGCCGCCGAGGCGCCCTCGATGAGGAGGGCGTAGCTCATGCCCTGGAACTCCGCGGGGGGCGTGATCGTCGTCCACGTGGTCGGGTCGGCGTCGGTCGTGACCTCGACGACGAGCGGGTAGGGGGGCGCCTGAGCTTCGCGGGCGTTGTCCTCGTAGTTCGGCATGGCGCCCCTTCGAGGGGGTCACCCGCGGCGAGTACTTTCGAAGGCGATGGCGCCGGAGGGTCGATCGTGTGTAGCGTGGGCGTCGGCCTGGGAGAGGACCCGGGCCGAAGGAGATGTTCATGCAGCAGCAACCGCCGGGTTGGGGACCGCCGCAGGGCTATGGTCCCCCGGGGTATCCGCCCCAGGGTTATCCACCGCCGGGGTATCCGCCGCCGACGCCGCCGCGGAAGAAGACGCCTGTGGCGTTGATCGCGGTCGGGGCGCTCGTCGGGGTTTGTGGGGTGTGCACGGTGATCGGGGCCCTCGTCCCGAAACCACCCGCCCCACCTCCGACACCCACGACCACGACGCAAGCCGTGGCCCCCGATCCGGCGCCGACTCCCTCGGCGCCGAGCGTCCCGAACCCACCCACGCCCCCCGCGGCGCCGCAAGCCGTGGCGCCGACCGAGCAAGACGGGCGGCAGTTCATCCCGCAGACGTGCGCCGAGGTCTCGCACCTCTTTGGGGCGCAGTCCGAGCTCAGTGAGTTGCAGCAAGAGGAGACGTGGCGCCAATATGACGGGCGGTGGGTGCGCTGGCGCGTGAAGGTGGTCGAGGTCGGGGAGACGCTCGGCACGCTCCAGCTCCAGTTCAAGTGCACGCGGGAGGTGCTCGTGTCGGACGGGATCGCGTCGTTCGAAGACGACCAGCGGGCGCGACTTCTGGCCGTGAGGACCGGCCGCACCATCGAGATCGTCGCCCGCCTGGAGGATCACGGGCGGCTCCTCGGACTCTCCCTGCGGGACGCCTCGATCGTCGGGCCCTGATCAGGCGTCGAGACCCCAGAGGCGCCGGAGCTGCGTCTCGGTCTCCACCGCGTCCACGACGAGGTACTTGCGCGGGTTGGCGCGCTCGACCACGACCATCCACCCGGAACCCTGCGCCCGCATCGCCGCGCGACCCGCGTCGGCGGCCTCGTCGCGCGTCGCCGCGTCGCCGTGGTCGCGCTCGATGACCCATCGATAGGGGAGCGCCGCGGGGTCGGTCGCCGCGCGCAGTTCCCCGGGCCTGTAGTAGTTCACGCACCCGAGGCCGCGCACGCCTACGCTGCCATAGGTCGAGACGGACACGACCTCCGACACGCGGAAGTCGACGTTGAGCCACGGCTGGAGGAGATGGGGCCCGAGATAGCGAGGCTCGACGCGAGACCCGATCAAGAACAGGTACGGGGCCGTCGCGCAGCGGGTCGTCTTCGAGCGAGTCGTCTGGCAGGTCGTCATCGGCGTGTCCTTTCAAGGGCACGAGGGGAGCGCCCGAAGGCGCCCCCGTGCCCCGGTGTGGGTTCAGTGGCGTGTGGTCGCGCGGTCCTTGAAGAGAAGGTCGCCCGCGTCCGCCGCGGTCATGCCGAAGTCCACCATGCGGGCGACCGTGAGCATCCGCGCGGCGTCAAAGCAGTCCTCGAACTCCGAGGCGTGCTTCTTCCACGAGTTCACCGCGTGGTTCTGGTGGCGCATGGTGCGCATGTGCGCGGCCCACCCTTCGAGGCGCCAACGCTCCTCGGGGCCGTGCGCGGCGACCGCGATGGAGAGCACGGTGTCCATCGTGGGGGTCGTGGACGAGGGAACGGGCGCGGGGGTCGTGGTGTTCTTCGTGGTGGTCTTCATGGTTCGTTCTCCGTGGTGGGTTGAAAGAGGCCCCGGAGGGGCGCCCGAAGGCGCCCCCCATCGGCCCGTGTGGGTTCAGTCGTCGTACCCGACGCCCGGGTAATCGTCGTACCCGGTGTCATAGCCGTCGTCGTCGGAAGCCCCCGTGTAGGGGTTATAGCCCTCGTCGCTGTCGATGTCGTAAGGCTCCTCGTCGTAGTCCGCGTCACAGGGGTTGTCGTCATCGAGCCCCATCGGCGTATCCGCCTCCATCGCCGCCTCGCGCGCCTCGTCCACCGAGACCTCTTCGGAGAGCACGAGGCCGAGGCCGCAGCCCGCGCAGGTGCCCGTGCCCTCGCCGGGGGCGAACTCGTGGTCGGTCCCGCAGATGCAGGTGAGCGTGATCGGAGCGATGAGGTTGGTGTTGGTGGTCATCTCGGTTTCCCTTGCCCTTTCTGTCTATAAAGTACGTAACGAAGTAACTATAGTTACACGTAAGACGACACGAAAGGACGGGAGTCATGCCGATTGAGACGCTCTCCGCCGACACCGCCGAGGTGCGGCTCCTCCAGGCCGCGCCGCAGATGCCCGAGGCCCTGCGGCGCGCGGTCGTGCGCGCCCTCTACCGCCGCGCGTACGCCTTCCTCGACACCGAGACGGGGGAGGTCACGGTCTCGCCCGCGGGCCACCGCGCCGCCTCGAACGCGCTCGCGGGCGAGGGCTTCACGAAGCGCACGCGCGGGGGCGTCGCGTACGTGTGGACGCCCCCGAAGCCCACCCTCGAAGAGCTCCAGGCCGCCGACGCGAAGCGCGCCGAGCTCCAGGCGTGGCTCCGCGACTATCTCGCCCGCGCGGGGCAGGACGTGCCACGATGAGGCGCATGACGACCTCGAAGAAGGCCCCCGACGTGGCGGAGCGGCTCAAGGCGGCGCGCGCGGGGCGCGGGCTCACCGTCGCCGAGCTCGTGCGACGCGCGCGGGTCGAGGGCGAACCGATCTCCCGGCAGGCCGTGATGAAGATCGAGAGCCGCGCCGTGACGAACCCCGGCATCCTCACGGTCGCGGGCCTCGCCGAAGCGCTCGACGTGCCCGTGGCGTGGCTCGCGTACGGCGGCGGCCCCACCCCCGCGGGGTTGACCGCCGCGAAGGCGTGACGCGGCGTGGAGCAGGCTGGTAGCTCGTCGGGCTCATAACCCGAAGGCCGTAGGTTCAAATCCTACCGCCGCGACCTAAAGCCCCAGGACCGAGCTTCTCCCTGGAAGGGAGCGGCGCGTGAGGACCTGGGGCTTGACCCTCTCCTCCTCGCCCGACCGGCAAGACGCCTGCGTGCAGGCGCTCCCCGCGAACAGGCCGCCCCGACGGCCTGGGGCGCACACGAAAGAACCCCCCGCGCGTCGCCCGAGACCCCGAGGTTGCTCATCGAGCATGGGGCCAAGCGGGCGGAGAAGCGCGCGGGGGGATCGGTCCTTTTCCTGCACGCCGTCATTCGTCATGGATGATGAATACGACGACCCGTGCCACGACACGGACGACGAAGACGACGGGGGTTATGCAGACGACGCGGATGATGAGGGCCGCGAAGAGGAGACGTGCGCGCAGTGCCTCCACTTCGGGGACTACCAGTGCGAAACGCACGGCCCGGCGGTGATCGAGGCGCAACGGCAGTACGCGGAGTTCCACATGCTGAAGGGGGCGCTCGAAAGCGTGCTCGCGCTCCCCGACGCGTGGTCTTCACCCGCCGCTGCGCAGCTCCAGAAGGTCGCGCGCGAGGTGCTCACAGAGATGGAGAAGGTCGGGTGAGACACTTCGATCACGACGAAGCCACGCACCTCTACACGGTCACGAAGTGGACGACCACGCAGCTCGCCGCTCGCTTTCGCGTGAGCGTCGGCAGCATGAGCGCCATGTTGCGCAGGCGCGGCGTCGCGCTCCGTGGGAACGCTCACCACCTCGACGGCCAGCGCATCGGACGGCTGGTCGTGCTCGGACGCGAGGGACTCTCGCCGCGCGGTGCTGTCCTTTGGCGGTGTCGGTGCGACTGCGGTAAAGAGGTCGTGGTCTGCACGATGCGGCTCGTGCGCGCGGAACGGGCGACATGACCCGTCCAACGCGTGCTCACGAGGACGACCGCAACCCGGACGTCTATTGGACGGG